TCAGTTATTCCCCGGCTTGGAGGACTCCACGCAGGCCGGGCCAGATGTTCCCATGTCAACGATCCTGGGGAACCCACGCTTGCTTCTAAGTGCGGATGACCGGATTCGAACCGGCGACTTTCACGTTGGCAACGTGACACTCTAGCCACTGAGTTACATCCGCATGGTGGAGGATAGGGGAGTCGAACCCCTGACCTTTTGGCTGCCAGCCAAACGCTCTCCCAACTGAGCTAATCCCCCGTTTGTTGTAGTTGTCTCTTCAACGCTCTCCTGACGATTCGTTTCTTGTGCTTCTTGTTCGGCGGAGTCCTGCTGCCACACCCACAAAGTCCGATGCTTGGGTGAATGCAATGCTCTCCTCGTTTCTTCCGCCGTTGCTCTCGTTTGTAGTCGTCCATTACCACGCTCCTCCTCTGTACCGGCCACGTGAAAGTTGTGCTTTCACTGCTTGCCGGTTTCTTTTATTGACACCGCGACGGCCGTAACCGTTCGCATTTCGTGTGTGTTTGCACCATTCCTTGATACCGCTGTCGTCTTTTCGCATGACCGTTGGTCTCCAATTCTTGACCGATTTCGACTTGCCGGGCTGAACCGAAGCCAGCAACTCCTTGTGAGTAGTCCTGACTGGATTCGAACCAGCGACTCCGAGTTTAGGAAACTCGTGCTCTATCCACTGAGCTACAGGACCGTAGGTCTCCGAGACGCACCATGCTTTTCCGTACTGTGCCCAAACCTGCCATGCGTCACCTTAGCAAGCCTGGAGTAGTCCCGGAGGGATTCGAACCCCCGACTTCCTCGTTAGAAGCGAGGCACTCTGTCCAGCTGAGTTACGGGACCGTATAAGCGTCCTTGGCTGGATTCGAACCAGCGGCTTCCACCTTCGCAGGGTGGCACTCTATCCACTGAGCTACAAGGACCTGTTAGTAGCCCCAGAGAGATTCGAACTCCCGACCACTTGGTTCGAAGCCAAGCACTCTGTCCACTGAGTTATGGGGCCAAAAGTCGGAATGACAGGATTTGAACCTGCGACCCCCGCGTCCCGAACGCGGTGCTCTGGCCAAGCTGAGCTACATTCCGATGGGTCGGAGCGGCCATCCTTTGTGGGACGACTTCCGCTTTCGCGGTTTCTCACTCCGAGAGCTGACGGTGGGGCTCGAACCCACGACTTCCTCCTTACCAAGGAGGTACTCTGCCACTGAGTTACGCCAGCGTGAGAGAGTGCGGGCGATGGCGGGCTCCCTACCGGCCCATCAGTCGCCTACGGTAACGGTGACTAAACCCGCTTTCGACTTCCTTTGGGTTGTCCTCAGGAGATCGGCGTCATACTGCTTGGCAGTCTACCAAGCTCGAGCCGCCCACCCGCTCGCACTCTCACTTAAGGGGCCACCGACAGGAATCGAACCCGCAACCCGAGCTTTACAAAAGCCCTGCTCTGCCAGTTGAGCTACGGTGGCTTGGACACACTACCCAAATTGTCAAAGATCAATGCGATAATCGGAAAGTGGTTGGTCAACATAAGACTCACGAATTCGCTGTTGCTCATCGATCATCTTCTGATCCGGGTCCCACAAGCCAGCATGATGTTCGGCATGGCAGTTGTGGCAGACTAAGATCGTCTTGTCAACCTCCTTCTTCGTCTTATCCCAGCCCCAAGTGTTTCCTGAGGCCAGTCCGTGTTCCTTTTCGTTCGGGTCAAGGTGATGAAAAGTCAAGCCAGCTTCGCAGGTATCATAGCCGCATTTGAGGCATTTACCACCTGAGTAATCGACCGCTTTCCGTTTAACCTTTCTCCGATGTTCTGTGATTTGTTGTCCCCGACGTGCCTTGCTCGGTTCTCTGTAATAACGAACCGTAGCGATTGGCATTTCGAGTTGTTCTGCGATTTCTCGCGTCGTTTTTCCGGCTTCAATTAAGGCCGTCACATTTTCTCTTTTACCCATGGTAGAACTCCTTTCGTTCTACCATAGATTTGTCTGAAGCTCCTCAGGAAGGACTCGAACCTTCAACCCCCAAGTTAACAGCTTGGTGCTACTACCAATTGAGCTACTGAGGAATGTTGTCTCCTTGTCACATCCCGATTATTTGAGAGCCCCCGAACGGATTCGAACCGATGTCGCAGCTTTACGAAAGCTGAATCTTCCCACTAGACGACAGGGGCTTAAATTCTGAGTGACCCGGACGGGAATTGAACCCGTGGACTCCAGATTGAAAGTCTGGGATTTCTACCAGCAGAAACTACCGGGCCATACATGGGGCGGACCTTTGTTGCGGTCCTCAAATTGTTCGTAAAATCGGTTCATGGATAGGGATTCTCCGCAACTTGGATTGCCGGGCCTCGCCTGGCTGTCTCAGTGGGAAGGAAAAGAGTTGCTTAGCTTCTCCCGGCCCTCAACAGCCGCCCGGCATGACGTTCCGGATTATCATGTCCGGCAAATGGGGCGGCTGGGGACAGGGAAATACGCACGTTACCCAAACCGCCAAATGCGGTCGTCTGGAGTGTCACGCTTTGTAAGAGCAGCGATGACATGGGGTAACGGTTCCTTGAGAGAAAAACTGTGCGACGTATCTTTGCCTTAAATACGTCCGGTTGCCTTCTACAAAACAGACACACCAGATCGCATTGAGGTTCGTGTGTCTTGTTACGGAAAGGACACAGGCCGTTAAATCGAGGTTCGTGTTTCTTTTACAAATCGAGCCGGGGAGCCTCGGTCCTATCTACTTCGTAACCCTCGCTGATCCCCTCGACCACCTCCTCGATCCGCACAAGGACGGCAGACCGGCCGTCTTCAAGGCGGGGACCGTTATCAACGATCATATCCAGTACCCAGGCCAGCTCATCAACCAGTTCCCACGCCGGATAATGCTCGCCCTCTTCGAATTCATCGGCATCCTCGAGGCCCTCGTACTCGTCGTCGTAGACAGGCTCATGCTCTACCTCATCCTCTTCGTAGATCAGCCTGCCCGCCATGTTCAAAGACGTCAGATCGTGGTTGAACTCAAGGGCGATGATATAAGCGTTGGCGTCCTCCAAGCACCGGCCGAACTTGTACGGCTCCCAATAGCTCGGATCGAGAGCGAGGGCATAGACCGTGTAGATACTGTCGCCGCCAGATTCGCCGAGTGCGTCGATAAAATCGTAACCAATCCCAGCGGCAATGTCAAGCAACTCTCTGGCTCGAGCTACCTCGGCAGATTCTTCATGCTCGTCGTTTTCTCTGATCTGCCTTAACCGCATTGGCTCTGGTACACACTTTGTAGAACTTGAGTGCTCGTGGTCCGTACAAACTCAATTCACCAGGACCGGCAACCGCCGAAGAAGCGTAGTGCCAGAACGCGGTCGACAAAACCGGTTCTCCTCCATATTTGGCTAGGAATATGGCGATGATTCGCTCGAACATGTGGGGTGTCCAGAAACCGATATCACCAAGACGCAAACGGTGGGTGATATCATACAGCTTGTTGCCAAGCTGATCGAATGTCTCACGAGTACAGGCGAATTGATGTGAATACACCATGCTTGGTTTCACATCCATCGCGAAATCGTACAGATCGCTGTCGTACTTCTTGATGAAGTCCCATACATGGATTTTGTTGTCGAAACAGTGCCGCATGAACGGGTCCTGATCGACGGTAACAGGATATTCTTTCGGAATCAGCCAGTCATCCCAAAAGCCGATGGCAGATGACGGAGCGGTAAGCCCGACACCGCGTTGTGGGTTCTCACGAAGCCAGCCGTCGATCTTCTTCCAGGTCTCACCCGGCGAGAAATGTAACTCGATGTCGGAGTGAATGATCGCGACGTCGTTGTTTCCGATCAGCTGATCGGCATGTTCCCAAACAGTGAGGATAACCGACGTCTCGAATAGGCACGAGTTCCAAGACGCATAAGTCGGGAAGAAATCGTTCGACTCGTAGTAATCGAGCCAGTTCGTCTTCGGCTTTGTCGTACCGCAAGCGATGCGGTGGCAATTAGCCAGCTTCGTCTTGAACGCCGACTTCTTCAGGAGATCCGCTGACTGCGGATGCACCAACATTATAGCTTGGATCACGATGGCGTCTCGAATATCCAGGCGTGTCCGTGAGGACATCGTTTGGATCATAAGTGAAGGTGTCGAGTAATTTCTCAGTACACCTATCTATCACTTCCTGCATGCTGACATCACAATGCAGTAAGAGATGGAGCCAAGTGGCCAAGACATCGGACGACTCTTCGATCACCCCATCGCGGTGCTGCTCGATCACGGCTTCGGCTTGAAGTTCGACGACCTCCTCAATCATGTGGTTGGAAGCGAGTATTGAAGACGATTCTTGAAGGCCGAAACCGCGTTTTCGGTGAATCGCATTGTTCTCATGCAGTTCTCGGACGAATGCAATCAGTTCCGACATCGTCAAACCGCGATGCTCAAAGCTTGAGCAATCACATCCTGAGATGCCACAGCATCCGGTGCCGGTCGGCACTTCATCGTGCTCGTCCGCGTGGTCGTATTTGGTATGACCGCATTTGCAGCGGTAGGTTTTCCACTTCTCAAGTTGATTCACGTGAATTCCTTATATCTTCCGCATGCTCTCCAGCAAGGAATTCGATCATTTCGTCGACAGAATCGAATTCCATGCAAGGCTTAGCATACCTGATGATCGAAATCGGCGGGTCTAACATGATTTCTTCGGATAATTTTCGGACATACCCGACAACCTTCAAAGCTGACACGCTGAAAACGAGAGTTTCATTGGAAGTTGTGTAGCCGTACAAGAAAGGCTCGTCAGCACCCAACTCCTTAAGTGTGATAGTCAGACGCTTCTCGAGTTGTTCTTTGAGTTCTGATAGCGTCAATGTCATAATGTTCTCAGAAACCTCACGAGATATTCCATCGAATCCGGGTCCTGTAGCGGAGTCCCGAAAAGGCTGTTTTGTGGGTTCATCCAATCGTATCGCACTCTGAGCGGCTGCCGAATGACGATCACGTCGTAGTCATAGAACGTGACAGCATATTTCTCGCAACCGATCATCACAACAACAGCTGGCCGAAACGAGCCCTCTCCCTCAACACCTGCTGTGCCGTAGAAGATGGCATCGAATCCTTCTTCTACCAAGATCTGTTCGACAGCACGATAGAGTTGCTCGTGAGCCCGTATGACGTCTTCGTCAAGCTCCGGCAATTTCCCCTTCAACGGCTCCGTAAAATTCGGGTCCTTGAGGACGGGGAAAGGTTTTTTACAATAAGTCGGATTGAATGGGTGTGTCTTCCAGGCTTCATGCCATGGTGTCACATTAATTGTCGTGGTCATATCGATCGATGAACCTCTTTATCGGGCCTGACATCAAGAGAAACCCGACGACAATCATCCCACCGATCAGAAAGACAGTCCACATCGAACCGAAAACGATGATGCGGACCTTATTCAGCAGGAAAAGCCCCAATAGAATCACCGCTAGGGCTACCAGGATTCTCGGTTTCACGTTGTGGTTTCCTTATTTGGACTTCACCGAGCCCCATCGACTTGATCTTCAGGTTGCAACCGTCCTCGGATTCAAGCTCGATTGGAATGTAACTCGTCAGCTCGTCCTTGGCCCAATGCATGTGTGTGCCGAGCATCTCTGGGAACTGACTACTCCATTTGTCTCTTAGTCTTCTCAAATACGTCCAGTAACGAGTATCACTGGTGAAGCTGGCCGAATACTTGCCGTAGTGGATAATTGGCAAGTCCGCACAATAAACACCATACCCAGCCGCACGTGCTTGAAGGCAGATATCCACCCCGTAAAAGTGAAAGCCATTGAAGATTGGGTCGAACCGGAGACCGGTGCTTTTCTTCATGACGAAGAGGCATTCGTCGACACAATGACACCGCGATGTCTTCTTGATGCCGTCCCAGTATGGTGGCTCATCCAATTTGTCATCATTATCCCACACAGATCCAATAGCGACGGTGTCAACTTCTTTGGCACCGCCCCAGGGTCCGATATCTTTTCTGTAGTAATCAAGGGAAATTCCGGCCGAACCAATTATTGCCCAATCATTTCCGGCCTCGTCGATAATCCTTCTCAGACGACCAAACCAGTCATCGCCGAGAATTTCGACGTCTTGATGGCAAATCACCAGGATGTCTGATTTTGACGAATCTATCCCAACGTTGAGTGCGAGCGACGCAGAATACAGGCCCTCCATGTTCAGGACAGGCACAAATTCTATCGCGTAGCCATTCCTTTGGGCATTAAAAGACTGCAAGACGCATTCGTCGTAAACGTCTGGTTTAGAAATACAGGATATAATCGAAAATTCAGACATCCTGGCAAAACTACCGTAGACTCAAGGAGAATCCAAAATGGCACTGACCAGCATCACAAATATCTCGAAGCAAGTCGTCCCGATTCTCGTAAACGACATTGCCATCGATATCGCCGACGCCGGGTCCGACATTCCTCCGACCCGTGCTCAGCAGATGCAAATCGCACCAGGAGCCGAAGTCGAGATTGAGTCGTCTCGCGTCGATCTCGCTCAGCTGGAGCAGCTCCAACGACTGAAGCTACTTACCTTCGTCGCTCGGTAATTCGATCGACGTGTGCTCGTAGAACTTCTCGAGATTCTCTTCATACAACCGCATATCAGCAATCACCTTGCTGTAAATCTCTGCGGTTTCTCGATCTCCACCACAGTCTAGCATATATGCCAGCTGAGAACTCAGCTGATCAAGGCCGGAATGGTTCCAACACAAACCTCTCCCTGTAAATCCGGACCAGAACTTGTACGTGACCAAATGCTGGTAGACCCGTTTGTACGGGCCGCGATACCAGCTGCCCGTCTCGAGGTTGAAGAGGCAATCGATCAACAGATAGAACGCATTGCCGATCGCTGAGACGGCTGTCGAATAACAACGGTCGCGGACACATGTGTCGAAATTCCTCTTTCGGCAATACTCCATGAGAAAGAGCTTGGTGAAGTGCTCGATCTCCTCATGGTACTGACGTGGGAGAGCGAATGCGAGACCCTTCACTTTAGAGTCGTACTCTTCTGGAAGCGTCGGTGGCGGAATGTGCACAACCACCTGAGAATTGTACGCATAAGGTGGACCATCCACCTCCTCTTCATGTGACTCCCCTCGCCAAGAAAGATACTGCTCTTCCTTATACGCATCGACCGTTTTCCAGTCGAGAGTGAAGAGCTGCTGAATTCTGTCCTTGCCGCCCTTGCTGAGAGTGGCTTCCCCAACGTGAATGAGACGGGGGATATAGCGGCGGACATCAGAAGTGTGTAGAGAACCTAACATGCTCGGAACCTCCGTAGCAAATCCAGAAACATTTGTCACCGCACCCTGCGGCGAATCCACTCTAAGTTTGCCTAGCTTCTTCGTTCGAGCAGTACAAAGCTGTCGTCGAGGAGCGGCCTTATAACAGGCAACACATCGCGAGGTGTCAGGTTCCCATTACCACACCCTGGCATCGGTAATGCGATGGACGGCATAAAACGCCCGTCTTCACGTAGAATCTCAACGAGCTTCGCCAGTTGAATCGCAGAACGACGGATCAAAGAGACATCCGAATCGCCCTGCCAGGACATCCAAGGCTTGTCTTCGTCCAGCGGCTTGGTCGGGAACAAGAAGAGATTGCCGATCTCATAGTAGCAAACAGCCGTCTCGGCACCATATTGTTTGCAGCGACGACCGTACCAACCAGGAAGCTCTGGATATTTCTCTGCTGCGGTCTTTGCCACACCGGCTCCCATCGGATTCGAGCCGTCTTTTTTCCACCCGATGTTGGTGGTTATGACGATCGGGCGTCCTTCGTCGTGAAAGTTCCAGAGTGATCCGACTCGTTCAAGCATAGGGAAGGTCGCCGATGTAGGAATCTCGATTCAGTTCAAAATCAGGGTAATACTTCTCGATCGCTTCACTCTCTACAGCCAACACTCTGTCAAGCAATTGTGGCGTGTACTTCGCCCAATAACTGGACGGCAAATCTTCCAGCATTGACTCATTGAGCCGCCGATGAGTTCTAAACGCTGTCTCGTCGAATTCTTCACCGATCTGTTTGAGGAAACCGACGAGGTCATCGACGATGTTCTCAGTTCTTGCAACGAAATCCGCTGGGTGTACTGGGCATTCATTGTATCTCTTGTATAACTTGCTCAGCCAGCCGTTTGGATGTTGCTTCAGGACGTTATCGACAAAAGTGTGGAAATCATTGGAAGCACAGGACATATCGAGAGGATGCTCTACGTGCCACCCATACTTAACACGGAAGCACCATCTCGACTGGTACCATGTTACCGGATGGCGGACAATCGTAAAAATCCGCTGTTCTGACAGCCATTGCTCGCCACGACCCTCTTTCAACAGGACCTGCACGGCACCATGTTGTTCGCCAGTTTCGACAAGTTCGATACCCGATCCATAGGCGGCATGTCTGAACCAAGTCCCACCCGTCTTTGGGATATGAAGAAAGACTGAATTTGAACGTGGCAAAAGAAGGGCCATCTCATTCCTCTAGACCTAAATCGCGTATTGTCACCAACGACTCCATCTGGTAACCACGATTTTTGAATTCTTCTGACGCACCGCTGAGTCTGTCGATGATTGAAATGACCTTGACTACAGTTGCATTCCGTTCTTCAACAGCGGCGATAGCTTTGAAGACGGAACCTCCTGACAAAATCACGTCCTCGACTATAACTACTCGGTCGCCTTTTTTGAGATGACCTTCAACCATATTGTGCAGGCCGTGGGTCTTGTACTCCTTACGGACAATGAAGCCACGCTGCCTACTGGTGGGGCCGAACTTCATGAGAAGCCCGGCAATGATGGGATCGGCACCCAAAGTCAGGCCGCCGACGACGTCGAATTCAACGCCGGTTAGAATAGATGAAATAGCGTCAACGATGATGCTCAGTCCATTCGGAGTGAGCGTGACTTTGCGGCAATCAATGTAGAAGTCAGTTTGAACACCGCTGGCTAAAGTAAACAGCTCACCCGGCGGAGCCATTACCAAGCCGATCTCCTTGATTATCTGAACAACCTCCTGTTTCTGATGTTCCATCCTTCTTCTCCACCAGGGCCGAGCACATGTGGCGTGCTAATGCGTCCAACGGTTCCTCATTCTCGTTGACCGCATCAGCCAGAAGTTGGAACATACCGAATCGCGGGTCATGGACCGGCGTCAAAATCCTGGATAGCCGTTCCTTGAATAAGTCATGGACATTGTCAATCGCCATCAATCATACCCTTGGCTTCTGCGACGAAGCCTAGAGCCATGAACAAAGTACGCATGCGATGATGGTATGTGTGTTCGGCCAAAACTTCTTGCCGCTGTTTTTCCGCTAGTGCTTTTCGTTCTTCGTTATTCTTGCTGAAATGCACGCACTTCTCGAGAAAGTCTTGGGTGTTTCCAGCAACGACAGCCGATGGAATCATACGCTTGAGCGTAGGCACCGCATCGTGGATGACGAGTGTCTCGCAAAGAGCAACCTTGAAAGCACGCTCCGGGATATCGATCCCGTACTGCTGAGTGTGCTTCTCTGAGATGCATGGCCCAATTCGACCACTATTCAGAAATTGGTTTGGTTGATCTGCCGGTAAAATACCGGAGCAAACACCGGCTGGCCATTCCCCCCAACCGTGTACCTGGAAAGAGAGACCAGAATGCTGCAGAACCGGCAACAAGAATGTATCGATCGTCTGAGCCTTGTAAGGCCAGCGACCGCCAAGATACACCAGATCGACGACCCTGTCATCTTGGCCGCGAGATTTGTTGAACAGTATTCGATCACCAGCTGTCGGCATCGGCACCCATTGAATACCGAGTTTCTTTTGCCAGTGAGACCACATGATGCGGTCCTCTTCATGCCCGTAGCCGAACACCGCATCGGGGTTCTGTTTTCTGACCCATTCGATATTCTGGTCGGCCTCGTTGATCCCAGGAATTTCGACAGGACCAAACGGGTTGACGTGGATCGCCACTTTGGTATTTCGCTTTGCCGGAATCGGTTGCTTGTGGCCAGAGCACCCGATATAAAGATCTGGCTGGAAATCACGCCAAGACACTTCCGCACCGTCCCATCGACGAACGTCGTGACCGCGATCACGGCAGGCGTTAATCCAGCCGTCAGTAATATAACCGAAAGCCCCGCCCGGACGATGACAGATCAGAACTCGCATTTTCATCAGACTCCTTGGTCATCAGGTATTGGTGCTTGACTCGCCTTGGCTATTACTTCGACGTGCTCTTGCAAAGCATAGATCTTGTAATAAAGACCGACATCGATGACGAGATTTGAACCATCAACATCGAAAACGACACCAGTGATCCCAAGATTACGGCACCACACAGCAGCAGAACAAGTGGCCGCATCCGTGAAACGAACTAGGTCTGTTTTCTCAGCGTTCATCCCAACCTCTTGAGTTGGTCGCCATAACCGTTTTGACGCAGCTGGGCGAGTTGCTTGTTGATTCGGTCCTTAATAGGCAATACCTTCAGACTTGCTTCGATCTCCTTATTAGTCTTGTGATGCTGGTTCCACCCATCAACTCTGCCATGCCACATGTGCAGGAAATCGAAAACTCGATCTTCCTTCCACGCAGCACCCCCAGCGAGACGAGCGTAAAAATCACAATCTTCACATCCGTATCCCCAATAGTCTTCATTGAAGCCACCGACACGCCAGTATGCATTGACTTTGCACGCCAACGAGCCGCCCTCAAAATAGCCAACGACACGCTCACACTCGCAGTCTTTGTTGATCTCCCTCGTGGTGTTGATCCTGTCTGTTGATTCCCGCGTCGAGTAGATGACGGTTCCGCCAAGATGGCAAGCGTCGGCCAACTTAAGAGTGTCGTAGACTTGCTTCGTGTAATTGCCCTGTACTACCATGTCGGCATCGTGCAGAATGACACTCTCGGTCGTTGTCTTCGAGACCCCGAGATTGAACGCAATCGCTTTATTGAACAGGAGGTTCCTGGTTTCTTGAGCAAGATAATAGAAGACCGGGCTGTAATCGTCGACATTGATCCTGGTCTGAGAATCTTGCTCGACCATGATGATATGGACGACAGGAAATCGTTGCCCACGCAGATTGGCGATCACAGTCTTCATCGACGCATCGCGAGCCGTGTTCCGGAACGGGACCACATACGTGATCTCAGAAACCTTCGACTGTTCTGTTGGGCCACATCTCTGTCGTGTTCTTGTCTCGAAAACCTTGCGGGCTTCTTTCAAATGTGTCGATCGATCCTCGACAACCGATGAGTCAGAGTGCAACCTGAAATAATCAGCGGAGCCTTCAACGTCAAAGAACCCTTGCTCCTGCAGGTTGAATTCCCAAGCTTTCATCGACCAATCGACGTGTTCCATACCATAGAGGCCGAAATCTTCGTTAAAGTATCCGGCCTTAACCAACATTTCTCTGCTGAATGCCATGACCGCTCCTTGCGGTCTTTCTGTAACGACTCTCAGAGCGATGCCGTTTTTCGATCTCTGATCGCCGAGTTTGGCACCATAAACGCCAGGCTGGCGATGCTGGAAATGATGCATCCCGGTTCTACGCATGGCTTCTACGTAAAACTCATCCCAACCTTCTTTGAGGACCTCCACGTCATCATTCAGAATCAAGCCGTGATTGAATCTTGTCAGGCACCGGATGAGACGGTTCGTGTTTACTGCAATCCCTCCACGTTTGCCGTTTCTGATCACCACAAAATTCGGGGTTGCCTCCAGTTCGTTGAGATACTGGATGGTGCTTTCCTCGGTGCTCGCGTCGTCGCTGATGAACACCGTTGTTCGCCTGAGATCTGTCGTTTTTGAAATCGATTGAACCAGCCTCCTGAGGGACGATACCCTGTTATAGGACATGATCCCAATACCAATGTTGTTGCTTACCGGGAAGTGGTTCTTCTCGATATTGCTTCGCAACAATTCAGTGGCATCGATAGCCAACCGACGCCCAACCACCAACTTCTTTCCGCCAGGAGAAACGGGGCCTGATCTCCTAACCTTCGTGGCGTTTGAGATCTTTCGTGCCCGTTGAATTTCTTGGATTCTGGTTTTCTTCCGTTGTTGCAATTCTTGAGCGGAGGCATCCTGGGGGATCTGCTCTTTGGACTTCCTCACCACACGCCTTTGTTGCGTAAGGCGGATTGAACCTTGGACGTTCTTCGGTTTGGCTTGTGGCGGTGTGTTGACTGGTGCTGAAGTCTCTGACACGAGTTTAATGAAGCCTCGAGCACGATACCTGTCGAAGTATTCGTTCAGGATCATTTTCTGTTTAGAGCGTATTCGAATGACCTTCCCATCCGGCCCTGTCAGATGCACTGTGTGAGGGTTATGATTGATGTACTCTGGCACTACCGTCTAACCTCGACATAAAGTGGGCTGTACGAGTTCTGTTCTTGGTCGTGGTACATCCTGAACCTACTCGGCTTGATGAGCAGATCGCCCTCATAAGATCCGGTTCCTTTCTGGATATACTCCAAAGCTCGATCGTCAACAACCTCCATCTTAAGAATTTCTTGTGTTCGGCACACCTTACTGAAGATGTCTTTGACCATCCCTGGTCCGGCGAATTTGTTCAACGACAATTGAACATCGTACAGAACCAAGCCTTCGTCGTCCTGCCCGAAAAAGAATTGGGCTTGATCTACTCCGACAAGTCTCATGACTTCGTAGAGCGGGACCGCTTCCTTAGTGACGAAGTCAGCCGCGACGTCGGCCATAGGCGATTGTGAATCGACCAAGTCGATCTTGTTGCCAGCCCAATCGCCACAAATGACGACCACTTGGTCGTTATCCGGCTGGCGGTAGATGAGAATTGCCAATCCGTTATCTCCAGGATGACGAAGGATATAGCAGAAGATATCCTTGACCTGCTGGAGATTTGTGATCAGAGGTGGGTATTTGAGAAGCTGTGGAAGCTGCGGGACCTTGGCTGGGCCACGCCTAGATGTACCAGATGACTGCGTTTTGGGTTTGGTCGTGTCTCTGAATCGCGTATTTGCCATTGCTAGCCTTCTTCACCTCGTCCAGCGAGATCTTTCTAGTTTCCTTCTTTTGTTCATTTTCTGGCATTGTGAAGAGAAGGAATGGCACACCTGCGAAAACCACGGACAACTCACCAACGTTGGCGTCAAAATTGGTGACTACTCCGTGCCAAGTAGAAAACCATCGTGACCAGATGAAATAATCCCCGTACTGTGGACTATATTCACTTCTGGGCTTGTATTGGGCCAGTGGCGGGAGTTCCAGTTCCATCGTGTTGTACTCTGGTCAGTTTGTGTTCGTAGATGTCATATTTGTAGCGGTACCCGTCAAGGTCCCAACAGATATGTATCCCGACACGGAATCCTCCCGTCCATTGGCTTATTAGAGGGTCAACCCAACTCCTTCCTTCGACTCCGCTACCAACAGGTTTTGGCTTCATCGCGATGCCATTGATCTCTACCTCTTCACCATCGCCAGTTTGAGCTGTCACTTCCATCCGACGCTTGATGATGTCGATTCCTTCGACTAGCATATCCCTCTTGGACTTTGATTTTGTGTTTGCTCTGACCTCAAACGTTTGACCCTCAGACTCCATATGAGTGACTACTTCGATGTCGTGTGATTCAGGGTTCTTTTTCGGATCGAGTTCACTCACGATCCTTTTGATGTCGTTGATGTTGTTCACAACGACTGGGTCAAGGATCGATTGACTGAGTCTTCTCGCTTCCCTGGCCCGTGCACGCTCAAGATTCTCCATCGTCACCCTCCAAAGCGTCTTCTAGGTCGAGGTCCTCCTCCTCTTCTGATTCAATAATCTGCACTTTCAAAGAGATCTCGTGGTCATGGCTTTTGACCCGACCTTTCCTCACGAGTTCGTAAAAGACGTGCAGCCAATTCGCCAGTCTGTGCAGCAGGAATGTCGCACACATCCAATTCAAGAAGGCGTGGTCGAAGACCTTTGGTGCGAATAAAGCGAAGAACCCAGCTGTCCACACACTGAAGCAATAGCCGCATGTGAGCAATTTGTAGATGGCAACTACCGCATGGTGCCGGAAATTGTTTCGCGGAGTGTCAGGAACGGCGATGAAAGAAAGGCGTGTCCTGATCCAGAGAAACAATGGGAATTCAGAGGCAACGATGATCTCCGTCACCGCTTCGGTGGCCACGACGAGAATTGCGAAGACTGCGAGTTCGATCACTTGATAATCTGTCTGCAATTGGCATTACTACATTGTTGTCTCTCACGCCCGCCAATATGTACGAGCATGGTAGGATAACCGCACGATGGGCATCGAGTATGGGGGACAACATGCTGACGCTCAATGCTGACAGGGCGATCAGAAGAACGACGACGCACTCGCTGCACCTTCACGGTCTTTTGGCCTTTGGATGCCTTCGTAACCGTGAGTTGTGATCTTAGCTTTCTTTTGCCGCCACCGCATCCACCGCATGCCATGTCTATGCTCTGTGTTTGTCTAGATTGTTTGCCGGTTTCACAGAGGTAGGCGAGATTCTGGCGGTTAGCTTATGCGTGCCAAGACGTTCGGCCGTCACTTGCACGAGCTTTTTAGGTTTGGTGGCAACAACCCGCTGGACACGAAGCGGAGCTTTATTGCCACCACAAGAACCACATGCCATTCCTCGTCCTCCTTTTTAGGTTTGGACGAATATGGATTGTGGGTTTACCTCGGCAGCAAAATCCTTCCAGCGGCACATGATGCACGGTTCCAACTCCAACGCGAACATGACTTTGTTCTTATTGGAAGCGGCGATATTCTGTTCGATCTCTCCTAGCCAGGAATAGGCATCATACCGGATGTGCTGGAACCAGCATTCAGTGGAATTGGCTCCCCAACGAGCTTTAGACTCGTCGGAAGCATACTCAGCGGGGCGTAGAACCTGTTGAGTGAAGCATTTGGTCGGGACAGCTACCCAATCCCAGTTAGGATGCGGCTTGAAGAATAGTAATGGCCACCGCTTCTCGCCAAGCTTATCCGTGAGGAGTTTGGCGTCGTAGTTGACTTGGTGCCACCACTCTGTGAATTTGGCGGTGTGGGGGTTCATGAAGAGCCCATCAAGGCTGAATTTCTCGCCTTTTTTGGACTCAATGGCGAACAGAATTTCACCTTCGATTGGGATGATGTCCGCGACACCCTCCACGACGGCCACGTCGTGGCCTCTTCCTTCAACTCGACGCCGCCTAAACTCGACGCCCGCCCAGTCGGTCAGAAGCTTTTTACAACGCCTTTCGTGGCTTTTCGAGGTGGCTACGTTGCGTTTCCCGGTCTTCGAGTACGTCTCCTTACGCTTCTCGATGATTTTGTCAATAAGCTGCTCTTTGGTGAGTTTGTCCAGGTCGCGGTGGGCTTTCGCGATCCAATCTTCTTTGTCTTCTTTGTCAGTCATTTTCGAGCAACTCTCGCCAGTAGTACAATGCGTATTCGAGATCAGCGTCGACGAGTCCTTCCGTCTCACGAAGATAGCGTATCAGGCGTTTCGCCCTTCTAATTACTTCCTCCCGGCCCATTTCCCGACCACGTTCGTGGGTCAGGTACATGATCCGTCTGATACACGCTTCTCGCAATTCCATGCTTGACCGATATCTGGTGTTTCATACTGTTGTCCAGATCAAACTCGATCGTACGGGTCGTACAGCCATTGCACGAAACCGAGCCGTTCTCGGCCGTTGCTGGGAGTGACACTGTGAAAAGTAGGATTGTCCTTCAGATTGCAAAGAAACAACCTATTGTAGGCAGGTACGATCTGATCATAAAGAACAAGATCGTGCTCTTTACCGTCCGTGAATCCTCCACCAGGTGATCTAGTTCGTACCCTTTTGTGTTTGGCAAGAAATTCAAGCCGACCAGTTGGGTTGTTGAACTCCGGTGTGGATTCCTGTGAACGCTCGACTTTCCACAGCTGTAATAGTCCTCCGTCCTCAACGGTCCAATTACGGTTGAAATAACAGATCGCCACTAACGAGCGGATCTTGCTGTCAGTGTGTATCCAAAATCCATCTGCTTGTGGGCGATGGTATCGCAGCTTGATCTCAGTACCGACAGGGAAGTCCATCTTGGTCCCGGTGACGTAGCAACAGTACCGCTGCCATTCGTCATCGTAGAACAAGTCAGACCCGAAATGTTCTCCTTTTTGGGCGAACACTACAGACCCATCGTAGGGTAGTAGTTTTCCTTCGCGAGTGACTCTGTCATCTTGCTCGCTGAACTTCAGCGAACTATGGTGTTGAACCAACTGGTCCAGTTTCTCCCTACGGAAGAAATCATCCAATACCGTATATTTCGCTATGGGCCTCGCCAGAACCGACTGCCGGAGAGTCTCGACAAATTCATCATCCAGGTATCTGGGATTCACCCAGTCGTCGATGACACTCACTTGAACTGATCCGCTTGCTTCCACGTGTTAATGTGCGTCGGTATTTCGACACCAGCAGAATTCCGGCCCTTGAAATAATCGAGATCTTTCGTGTACCCCGGCCTATTGCGTTTGGCCCGCCAATGTTCATGGCCTTCCGGATAGCCGTCGACAAATTGCATCTCTGCAGCACCGGCATCTCCACGATAGAGAAACATCTGGGCAATCGGCTGTCCCATGTATACTGTAAAATCGCATGGTTGATTCAACAGATATACTATTCCGAAATGCCCAACATTCCACCAAGCCTCGATGACTGCCTCCATGCAAGAGTACGGCATCGCCCGCTCATTCGGTATTCCTTTAACATAGACGAAATCGCCAGGATCGTCCGTAACAGGAATGAACTTCGCTTGAACAGTGAATCCGCCAAACGTGGCGTGATTATCCACTTCGAAGTGAGAGCTGACTTCTATCGGCGTGATCTTGGCACGTTTATTGAGATCACCGTGCCAGCGAACACGAAACGTGCCCGGAGATAGAATATAGTATCCAAGACTGTTGGCCATGGCCAATGGAAGACAATGCCTCGCGTGATCCCGAGTTGCTTGATTGTCTTCCCACCAGTCTCTGTGCCTGATAGCAGGTTTTGGCACCAAACTCTTGTCGAAGTTTGGCGACAAATGAATTCGGATTATGTCGCCCATTACGGAGTCGGATAGCCGCCAGTCGAGTTCCTGAGGTAGGTGACGATCATGTTCTGGTCCATGTATTCCAGGACATAATCGGCAGCCGCTTCTGCCTCTAGGTACGCTTTGACGGTGGGCGACGTAGCCGAATTCGGCACATCAGCAGACGGAATAATCCGGTGGTCGTGAGAACCCTGTAGGTGCTGTTTAAGCGTCACATTCGGGTCTTCTTTGCTGACAACATTGCCAGCAGCATCGACTTTTCTGAACGCAACGCGAACGACGTGAACACCCATTGCCATGATTTATTCTCCTGGTTCAGTATCTACCAGATGAGCGAATCCTAAGCGGTTCAGTTCCGAGACCAAAGCGTCGAAATTGATGACTCGCTCACGGAGACTGTCAGGGTTCTGTTTCTGCAGTCGGCTCTTAACGGAGTATTTCTCGCCGATGAGCCACTCAAGGACTTTCTCAACAGGTTCGTAATTATCTTTGAATTGTTCGTATCTGAGTCGTTTGTGCTGAAGTCCATGGCACTTTGCAATCAGATACTTCTTCTCACGCATGATCCTGCGGATATTCCGCTCTAACGAATCTATCGGCACTTCAACCTTGGCCTGTATCGGATCATCGCCCCAACAAGCCGCCTGTCTAGTCTCTTTCACAATCAGATCTGACACGTACTGCATCACAATGTTGTGCCGAAAGACCAGGATCACCTTGATCTTATTGGCACGCAGGTACTGCCAGAACAATTCCTCGTGCTTCAACGCTTGTAATTGGTGAGCCATGATTTTGAAGCCAGAAGCAACAGCCCCAGCTTTCTTGCTCAAAACCCACTGATCAGGAAGGACCTCTTGGGACAGCAGAAGATCCATCGCGTCGCTGAGACGGTCCTGCACCATTGCCTCTGGTAGAAGGCAATTCGAGTCCGCGATCGGTTGCATATGATGGGTGTGAGTCTCGGGATTAATCGGCTCGATTAAACACCGGACGCCAGGATGGCTCGAGAACAACGAGCAGAGCAAGGTTGAACCTGTTCGCGGCTGCGAAAGCACCACGAACTTTACGTGTTTCATGCCAACTTCTTGAATGGTGGAACGAGATTCGAGTATTCTTGCAGCATGCCATTCACCTTATATTTCTTGATGAAGGCGTCAATGTCCTGCTTCGAAAACTCTACCTCTTCCGCCAAGCGGCGTAGCACATAGAGCCTGTTCGCCAGACAACGCGGACAAAGCGACAGGTCAATCAGGGCCAGATTCAGCCCGAAAACACGACGATTATTCGTCTGTAGGAATTCCTCCAAGACCGAATGATCTGCCAGCATTTTGGCACTCTTCACTGGCCCGATGCCTTTGTATCCGTCAATCGAGTCAGCCTTATCGCCAACCAGAGCTTTCTGCAGCACAGGATCAACATCCGGCAGCGGGAGTTCTTCTTGCTTCTGCGGATGAAAGACGATAGAACTTCTGAATCGATACGGAATTTGCAGCATATCGCTGTCTGTCGACACGATCACCGTTGGCATTGGGTGTAAAGCGGTGACAGCAGCGTAGATCAGATCGTCAGCTTCCATCTCTTTGCGAGAGTATTGCCGCACACCCATTTTAGTAAAGAAAGCCTGAGCAACGGCCGTAGTCTTGGCTAGATCTTCTGAGATGTCCTCGACGTACTGGCTATCGTCCCTGTCTTTATAGTTAGGGGCGAGCTGCTTACGCCACACAGTGTTGCGTGGGGCGTCCCAGAAGATATGGACAGAAACGGGATCGTACCGGCGAATCCAGCTGGTCAGCTGCCGCAGAAACACAACGAAGTAATGATAACGAACTTCGAATTGCCTCCGCTTTTCATCAGCCTTTTGGCCGTAGATCGCTCGGTACAAAGCGTTTCTGGCGTCTACCAATAGTGCTGGTCTCGCACTCATCGCTGTACCTTAAAACAAGAGGGCGGCCGGAAATTCCGGCCGCCCCCGCGATCTGCTAGTCGTCGTCCTCCAGCTGATTCAAGAGAGCGGCAATCTCGCTGGATTCACCACCACTCTCGCTGTCATCGTCCCCATCGTTGTCGCTCTTTTTCGCGTCCTCGATGTCTGGGACCTCATCATCGATAGGAGACTCATCGGCCAAAGTGCCATTATCGTCGTCATCGGACGGGCCGAGATCTGGAGCCTCAGCATCCTCGTCGTCGGATGGACCTGGATCGAGATGATCAACCACGTCTTCGTCGTCTTCGTCCTTCTTCTTGTCGGACTTGCCGGAAGACTTGCCACTCGATTTGCCGCCCGAAGACTTGTCGGATTTGTCGGACTTACCAGAGTCGGCTTTCGTCTCGTCCGAGTCGAATCCGCCGCCAGCTTCATCATCGTCATCGCCTTCGACCATGACGCTGTAGACCTTCTTGATCTTGGTCATGTCAGGCTCTTCGAGCTTGTCCCACAGGTTGTGGCGAAGACGTAGAAGGGTCGAGAGACCTTTCTCGTTCGGCGAACCGTCTTCGTTCTTGACCATTGGGATGCCCTTGCCGCCATTGGCAAGGAAATGGCTCGTCTTGTAACTGTTCTGCTTTCCTTGTTTGAGAACTTCGAGCTGATACAGGAAAGCGGAACTTTCATCGAAGAAGACGCCGTAGGCTTCCGGCTCTTCCGGATCGCCAGCGTCTTCCCGCATCAGACAGGCGGTCCAATGATCGAAGCAGGTCTTCGGTGCATTGTACCACTTGACTTTGCCCCGAAGCTCCTCGGGGTTGTTCTTCCAGTGCGGGAAGTAGATGTTGACGGCCTGATAGGTCGTCGGCATCCACTGCTTGATGATGCTTCGGCGTTTCTCTTCGTCCTTCTCATCGCGAAGGAGATCGAAGCCGAATTGACAGATGGGGCAGTCGGTGCCGTCCCAGACTCGTGGGCACGCATGGGGCCGGTCGTTGACCCAATGGTTGCCGTGCTGAATGAAGAATTGGTCCATCTCCTTCTTTACCTCGCCGCTCTTGAGCTTGGCTCCGAGCTGGAGGGGAGGAAGGACAAAGAACCGGTACTTGATTGCGACCGTCCCGTCCTTGGCCTTGTCAGGCTTGAATTCGTCCGGATCGGTGTACTTTCCGGCTTGGGACTGCTTCAGTTTCTTGCGAATCGCTTCAACGTCATACGACATGGACTTTCTCCTTGGTTACCTTGGCCTTTACTTTGGCACTGGAACTGATTAAACACGGGGCCGATCCCCGCTTTGGGCAATGGCATTGCTAGCTTTGGTCATACTCTTTTCGCTTGGAAGCAAGAAGCGACCGAGCGAAATCACCTTTCATTTCGAGAGCCTTAACCATATGCCAGACCTTACCGGTCTGCATTTGTGCTTTGGCAAGATTCTCTTCGAGCCTGCTGAGTTGATCGTCTGCTTCGACAACGACCTTAACTTGGTCCGCTGTGAATTTGATACCCTCAGCTTTAGCTCTCTTCTGGATGTCATTCACTGCCAGACCACGGCGGATCTTGACTGCTCTGGATAGGATCTCCACATTCATCCGGAGTTCCGAGTAGAGCGTTGACCAGAAGATATATGAAGCTGGAAGTTCCTCCATTTGGTCCTCGATAAGCTCCCTATCTAGCACAAGATCGGGTAGCAAATCGATTTCGATGTTCTTGGCCTTACCGGTCGCCTTATCCTTGGCCCTGAGGTTCACCTTGAATTTGAACAAATCCGTCCCGAGAAGTTCCTCGGGAAGGTTTTCATCAATCCATTTCGGGAGCTGTTCACCCCGTTTTGGTATGCTCATTTTCAGGCGGTCCCCAGGCCCCCTTCTGGAAGCCTACTTTCCTTGGCTCAGTATTCAATACGGCACTCTTGACGGTGCCTGATGTGGTATTTTTAGCAGACTGCGACGCCTGAAAAGCGTTCCTGCTGAATGTCGGAGTCTGCTGCTGATTGAGCTGCGAGACGAGATTTTCGACTTGCAGATCTTTGCGTGATTTGGGCCGTCTTTTACCCTTCTTCTCCGATCGCTTCTTACGCTTTCTCTTTCGCTCCAGCGACTTCTGCTTCGCCAGTTGCCGGGCCTTTGTCTTGTTTCTCTTGTTTGACATTGGTGATCCCGTTCTCGCGATAAATCCTCATGGTCTTCCACTTCTTCCAACGTTTACCTACGCTCACCTTCAACGGGAAAGCTGGGTTGGTTTTGAGAACGCCTTCGAAGGGATAGAGCATGATCTTAGAGACAGTATTTATCGCCTCTGTAACATGCCGTGTGGTTGGTTGGCACGATATAACCAACGAGTCATGGATTTCCGCCAGAAGGTATTGCGGCATCTGCTCCCAGATCCGCCGAATCACCAATTGCATCGCATGGGCCACAGACCCCTGCATCACACCATTCAGTACAGCCAAATCGTTTTTCGCCTGTGCCCGCCTAAACCTTCGACGTAGCAGCGTCTCGAGGTAACCGTTCTCTCTCGACAAAGTCTGCTTACAACGGCCGATCCAGGTTCCGAGCTGCGGATAGACAGACGACAGGGCAGCACTCGTGAAGTCCATAGAGTTGATCGATTTGAGCAGATATGTCTTGCATTCATCACGTGATAATTGGCCGTCCGACACGTCCTTATTCAAAATATCCATCATCACAGTATACGGATCAGACTCGTCAAAAGCTTTCTGCAGATTCCCATCCTGCGAGAGAATCGACGCTACTCTGATATCAGCACAAATCCAGTCGAAATGAATCAGGACAGATTCATCCGGCATTGCAGTAGTTCTGACTTTCTCATTTTCAGCATATCCTTGGATGTTGAAGCCGGTTGTCTTGCTACGACCGGAGAATGTCTTTTGTGACCAAATCGGAACCTCCCTGTTATAATTCAACATGATGCCTTTGTCCTCCAAGTCCTGGTAGACGACTGCGGCATTTGCTAGGACATGCTGATATTCGCGAATTGGTGCACTCGCCATCTTGGTGAGAATTCGCCTGATGAGGGCGTGATCACCCTGCTTCGATCCAGTTGTTTTCACATCTGGGAGATGCAGGTCGTAGACGTTATAGTGCGTGTTGGCGTCTCTTGGTAGATCGAATGCCTTGAGATGCGACTTGAAGTCAGAAAGGACAACCGGACGGCCTTTAGACCCAGCTATTAGCAGAAGCCGGTGGATGATGTCCCGTTGTTTGAAGATCTCGCCAAGAGGCTTTTTATCGCCTGAGCGATACAGCTCAACCACGACTGCCTTGTCACCGTCAAGAATCCCGGTGCAGATTGGCAGTTTCGTCTTGTGGTCAAATAATGTGTAAACATGGAGGTTGCTCATGATGGCCTCGATATCCATCAACACAGGCAAACGAGGCCGTGTCAGAAGTCAATTGGTTTCCTCACAACCCAAGAGTTCGTGCCTCTTCCTGGGACCTCTGTCGTATAATGAGCTTGCAAATTGACCTCTGCGAGGAACTCCGCAAGTGCTTCCCTCGGAGCCATGGTGCTGTCGATTGATCCGTCTTCAAGGACGACTTTGTCGAATAAATGGCCGCAAAACAGCCCGCCTCTCCCAACTTTGGGCCACCACGTTTCTATTCCTTCAGACACGTCCGTCTTGTCGAAACCGACATCGTAGTAGACAAAATCGAGCGAGTCGTCTGGCAACAATGAAGCGGCAACGCGATGGTCCAGCCTCATGATGACGCTTCGACCGTGATACGGAAACAGCTTCATTGCTGCTGTAATGTAGTCGGTAGCGTTAAGGACATCCTGCTGGCTTGGATGGTCCCAATAATCTATCGAGTAGAAAATCGACAGATTCGATTTGGCCAACATGTAGCGTGAGAAGTCGCCTTCCTTGACTCCAACCTCTGCACCGTGCCCAGTCAACCCGAGAGCATTCAAGAGCTTGGGAAGATCACGCCGATGGTTAACTGCAAGCAACAGTTGCTCATATTCCATCAATCATCCGCCGGTGTCGGTGTCGAGACAGCCTTATCCACTGCCTTCTCCAGCTCTTTATTCGGCGTCAGATAGTGCTTGCGATTTGGGTTGTGCTGGCCTTCACGCTTCAGCTGTTGATCGATGTGGTCTACTTCGCCCGGAACCCGATACTCGGCATACGGATCGTCCATCGCCAGCTTGTATCGGTTCATGTCCCTTTTGGCACCAGCCCGATCGAGCCAACCGTAGCCTTTCACGTAGCCGTGGACATGAGCACCATGGAAGCTCTTCTCGCAGTTGTGTCCCTTACAACGCGGGCATTCAGTTGCCTCCCGCAATTCCTTCGGCGTTGGATTCATGGGATGCGAGGTCTCGAAGAGGACAAGCTCTTCATAGAGTTCTTCAGGCAGATGGAGTTCGCCGTCGTTGCCCTCTATGAGCTTATCGGCGTGCTCCTCGAATGCCTTTTTCTCGCAATCATAGCAATGGTAGTTGTAGTTGGCCATCAGTCACCTTCGAACTTCTCCCAAGCGATCTTCTTGTGCAACCTGCACAAGAGATTCCGCTCGGACACAATGACTACTTTGCGTCCGGCGTAAGGGGGACTGTCAGAAGCGATCGTGGCGATGATGTTGCGTGCTCCAAACATCACGACATCACCAACCGCAACGGATGGCTTTAAGCGAGAGCCACTCCCGTCTGCGACTCCAGGCCCGACGCCGACGACGAGTCCTTCGTTCTTATATTTGGAGTCGGCATCCGGCATCTCGATGGTCGACTCAATTTCGAACTGAAGGATCGCAACGAAGTCGTTGAGACATTGGACTTCGCGAACCTGGACCGGGCCGTCTTGTGCCGGAGTAGCAACCGCCAAAGAGGAGGGTGCGTCAGATTTCTGGCCCTGTTCCTCTTCCCGCTGCAACTTTTCGCTTTTCGGTACTGCCATAATGGGTCTCCTTGAGTGACAGACTATTTACTCGCGGAGTCCTCCTCACTCACTGGTTCTTCCTTGAATTCAGAGAGTGGTCTGGCAGGGTCTTCAACGAACAGTACCTTCGTTTTCCGCTTTGGGATGACAGGCGAACCGCCAACTTTGACAGACTGCCCAGAACCGTCCTGGCAAAGAGTGAAACCGCCACGTTTGATGGTTTCGGCGATCGTCGGAGAGACATCCACGTCGACGACGACACGTAGTTTCATAATTCTTCCCTAACGAGCATGGTGTTGTAGTTGATGGTGCAATTGACAGTTTGATGCTTCGGTCCGTTGCGATTCTTCGCAACGAACATGCTCAGTCTCGGTGGTTTCGATTGTCGTTGTGATTCACTTTGGTTGAGACTAACGACGTAGTCCAACGAGAACTGCTTCGCGAAACTCTCAGCTGCCTTTGTCAGGTCTGCGACACCTTCACCTGACGCTCCACTACGGTTAGTTTGCGTGGCAGTGAAAACGAGAACATCTTCATTCTTCGCAAGCCCACGAATCTCGTTCGCCACATGTTTCTGACGCGTGTAATCATCCTTGTTGTACGAGTTGTTCCTGCTCACCATCAAGTCCATGTAGTCCAAGATGACGACATCAGGCCGGAAGTTTTCTGTTCTCCTAAGGTTGTCCAGAAGAGCATAAACGTGAGTCACGCTACATTCGTCTGGAGGCCACTCGAAGATAGCAAACCGCTTCCCGTACGTCTGCTTCATTTGGTTGATAACACGTTCGATATAGCTACGCTTTCCTGGTATATCATCCAGCGAGATATCCGTCGCAGCACCAAGACACCGCATAGCCGTTTTGATTGTGTCCAACTCGAACGTAATCAGCAGCACATCTTGCCCAGGTTTCCCGCTCCGGCCGATGCCTTTCAGCGACGAGATCGCATTGTTACAGAGCAAGATCGACTTACCAACGTTCGTCGCAGCCAACCAGCACACAACCTCCTTCGGAGATGGGCCGCCATTGTTCAGTAATCGATCGAGCTTTGGAAAACCCGTCGTTCTATGGTCGATGATATCAGGCTCAAACAGCACTTCGAAATTTTCCAAGAACCAGAATCCCTGTTGCCCGATGTCGGCGATCCTGTTAGCTTCATGGACGATCGTCTCAAGCTCTTCATAATCGCCCCTAGCGTACGCCTCCTGTGCTTCTTCACTATACAGCAAGCCGTACGCTCTATCTTGTGCCCACCGCAGCAGAGTGTCCTTGATTAAAGGAACTTCACGCGGATTAGACGGCCGATCGACGATCTCCAATACGCGTTGCCACGGATCGTCTTCCGTCAGAGTCCCGATGATTTTGTCACGCAACATCGGACGCGGCGGGACAACATTGTGCTTTTCAAATGCGTTGAGGATTTCGGCGATCACCCAGCGGCATTCTAGGGTGCCGAACATATCTGGCTTCATGAAGCGACCAACCGCAGTGAAAAATTCTGGGTGGTCTAACGCCAGAGATATAATGGCCTCTTCTTGATAAGGGCCGAATGGCTTGGCTTCTTCTTGGTCGTCAGCCAATCCTTGAAGCCGTGCTAGGGTGTTTGACATTAGGGTCCTGCCGTAGGCTCAACGCATAGACTCGCTCGCTGTGCTTGCAAACGCTGCAATTGACGCTGGGTGTTAGCCTCAGCCAACGCCAGAGCATCACACACGGGCACGAACTCAGCTTCCGTGAAATACAAGATCATACCCGCTACCGCAGTAATACGATCCCCGTGATGCGACACAGCGGTCGGTCCAGGAGCCCTGGCCGAAACGGAGTAGAGCCACGTGCCATTGGCACGCATCACTCCACTGATACGCATTGCTTCCAAGAACCCCAAAGCTGCGGATTCTCTCAGGTAGACGATGTCTCCAACGTCATAAAGCGGTGCTTCAATCGTCATCGTCCATTACCTCAGCAACTGCGTTCTCGATGTCGTCAGTGCTCACAGAGGATTTTCCAGTAGCTCGGGCTTTCGCCTTTCGCTCCTCGACCTCTGCAAACAACCCATCGTAGATTTGGTTCCTGAGGCGGAGAGTTAATTCTGAATCGTTTCTCAGCGTATCGTAGGTATTGCCCATGCCGTTGCCGAGAACCTTGTCGCCGTAGCTGACATGATTGCCCTTCTTTGTCAGAATCTTGGCATCAATGCCGACATCAACTAGGGACGCGATAAGATCGATCCCTGACACAGGATGTCCACTGTGGATGTTGAACGTCACTTCACGGTAGGGCTGCCCAACCTTTGTCTTGACAATCTTCAACTTCGGATTGAATCCGATGACTGTTTCACCTTCCTTGAGCTTGGTGCCCTTGCTGATCTCCATCCTGACAGACGCGTAGAATTTGAGAGCCCTGCCGCCCGGAGTCGTCTCCGGGTTTCCGAACATGACGCCGATCTTCTCGCGAACCTGATTGATGAAGACAATGGTGCAACTGCTTTTGGCACAGGCGGACTCGAGCTTTCGCATTGCCTGGCTCATGAGTCTGGCTTGAGCACCGATCTGGTTGTCGCCGATCTCACCGTCAAGTTCTGACTTTGGAGTCAACGCCGCGACCGAATCGATGACAATAAGATCGACGAGCTTGCTTTTCGCAATCCTTTCGGCAAGCTGTAGAGCCTCATCGCCGCTATTCGGCTGCGAGAATAATAGATCATCCCAATTGACGCCACATGCCTGTGCCCAGATTGGATCGATAGCGTGCTCGGCATCTATGAAGGCAGCGACCCCGTGCCGATCCTTCTTCGGAAAGTAGAATTGTTGGCAAGCGGCAATGAGGTGATGGCAGAGAGTCGTCTTGCCGCAACTCTCGATACCATAAACCTCGAGAATTCTGCCTTGTGGAATCCCACCACATCCAAGTTCTCTGTCCAGAGTGGCGATTCCTGATGGGAAGATGTCCACGTCGACGGTGGCGTCGCAACCCATGATAAGAGAACCCTGCCCATACTCCTTGTCGCAGATGTCTCTTAATTCTTCAAGCGTTTTTGGCTGGCCCTCTTTTGTTGTCTTCTGGGTTGCTTTGGCCACGTGACAATCTCCCGAGTTGTCTTGTTATTTTGTCCAAATTGTAATCAGCCACTTTCAACACGTCAGTTGCGGGGATGCGGATCGTGACATTGTTTTTGACGACCAACAGTTGGTCTTGATCGACAACAGCGGCCACGGACCATATCCCGCCCGGTTTCACTTCTGCAGGACCCGGTGCTGATAGATAATGGACATTTTTTGTCGTGAGTAGTTTAACTTGGTCAAACCGACCAATTCTCACTGGCTGTTGTTCCACCTGCACTTGATCTCCGTTCAAAATTACCAATAGACTCCTCGGAGGACCATCATGGCAATGAAAAAGTCTGAAAAACTCGTACTCGAAGCCATCAACTCGATGCTGCAGGACGACGCCAAGCTAGGTTTGTCCATTCACGACAAGCAGCTCGAGACTACAGGAACGGCCGAACGAGGGTACGAATATCTACATGGCCAAATTGACGACATGTTCCAAGTGAAGGCAGCGGAATTAATCCATGCCGAGAGCGTGTGTCAAGCCTTCCGATCAGTCCACAACTACAAGTACATCGACGACCCATCCTTCGTCACGGCCATGGAAAAACAGATGGTCGCCCAAGCCGTACCGAAGGAAGAGCGGACCAAAGCGGTAGAGTTCGTCCCAGCTATCATCAAAGAGCTGAAGACAGAACAAGCCGAATGGGCCGAAAAGGACTTCGGATTTAATCCGGCTCTTGACGAGATTCGCGAGGCCAGCAAGCCGGAGCAGCCTCTGGACTTCACCATCGAAGAAGTTGACGGCTGGCCCACCGATGCTAACGTCGACTGGGAGCCGGGCAATGCCAGCCCAGACAGGACTCCCAGTGACTAATGAAGCTCTGTCTCATCTACGAGCAAGGTGACTACGAAGGGCTCGAAGACGCTGACGAATTCGAGCCAAATGAACTAGTCCTGTCTTGCTTCCACGAACTCTGCGACGAGCCAGCTGCTCACGCGTGCCCAATTTGTCACGAAGAGCTTTGTGACAATTGCTACAGGCACCACATGGAAGGACCGTGCGGAGACAGGATACAAGACTTCGTCGACGAATTTCCTACCGGCCCAATCGAAGAGTCAGAATACTCAGGACTTGAAGACGCCGACGAATTCGAGACTGGCTATCTTGGCAATTGCACTCAATGCGGTCGCGAGATCACGCAAGAAGATGACGGCGTTTGGAAATGCGGTAATCAAGTCTGTGCTGGCGAATGTGGCGAAGTCGCACACTTCAGTTGTGCGATGCCGTCCCGAGCTGATCTTGAGATCTACGAAACCCAACCAGAAGGCGTAATGTCAAGCGGTTGGTACTTCCGCCGCCAAAACGCACGTGGCCCATTTCGTTCAAATTGGAACATTCTACAGGGCCAGAGAGTCCTGGCAGCGGCTCGTGCTTACGACGAATATCTGTGCCCAAATTGTGCCGAGCAGGCCGGGTATATTGCGGAGAGCTATGAAGGACTCGAGGACGCCGACGAATTCGACAACTACGAAATCGAATGGCGATCGATTTACCGTGGATCGATCCCAAACACCAGTGTCCGATGGATACTCATTGTTGACGCCAACAATCAAGAACGATTCAACATTTACATCAGCCCAGTCAGAGGAAGAGCCGGAGAGCCGGTCGACGATTGGCGGGAAATCGACGATTTCGATCTTTCATTCATTCAAGAACTCGCCACATGGCTCGGAGTCAAGTGGTCGCACAGAACATCGTACGAGAAATTGACTGACGGCGTGCTGGATGCACTCTACATGCGGTCTCTCGAACATAAAGATAGGTGGAATTGGCCCGGCGAATGGGGCCGACTGTGGGAACCGCCTAAGGGATACCCACCTAACAGACCGCCGAATTGGTACTATTGATGGACCCGGAACAGATCGCCAATCTGATCACCGAAGATCCAGATGAATATGTCGGTCTGGAAGACGCAGACGAATTCAAGGAAGAAGATGCCTGGGTTCAAGAACTACAAGCAATCGTCAACCAGGACGATCCTTTGATCGTTTTCGTCTCACATGAGAAAGGTGACAAGATCATATTCGGCGACGAATCTAGTTTAAGGAAATTGTACGGATTCGTCGACGAGATAGCCACTTTTGACAGATTGTCGAATTGGCTCGCAAACGCGGATACTCATGCCTACGGAGGAAATGGCCCCGAGATCCTGCACATCGAATTGTTGGAAGCAATCTTGTGAAATTGCGGCAGATCAACGAAAATCTGATCATGCAACAACTCAGGGGGCAATTACATCGCTCTGGGCCGTATACCGCCATGCCTTTCCTGCAGACCAACCAACTCTACAATCCTAGTCGAGGCTTTGACGCGGGAGCGTCTTCGGCTGGTATGACGTTCCTTCCGACAGGGGTACCGCTCAAGCCGCGAAACCGCCAATACTTAGGGATGGAACGGCGACCAGGAACGATCAGGCTCTAGTAGATCGAGATGATTCCAGCCCCGCCACATTTCGGGCACTCGATAATCTTCCCGGCGTTGTTGACGCGGCCTTCTCCACGACAAAAAGTACAGTTCGTCGTCGTGTTGGCGTAGCCCTGGCGGGCAAAGTTTGGGACTCGATCATCCATCGAATCGCTCGCCATCTTCTTGAAACGCGTTTGTAGTCGCTGATCATTCTCTACGTTGGTGACCTTGATCCGCGTGGTGCCAGTGCCATCAACTCGCTTTTCAGGGATCGCGAGAGGCATACCTTCTCGGCCCTCGACGAGTTTCATCTTGGCTTTCCCCTGAAGCACTGATTGATCGAGCTTATCAGCTTGTCCCGCCACGGTGTGCGAGGCATGCGAGGCCACGGCACCAAGTTCTGTTTGGCCGCCAACTGATCGCATACCGGGCCGGTGATCAAGAAGTGACGTATCGACCACGTCTTCTCCATCCATGTCTTCTTGAACCAATTTCGGTTTCGGCTGCGGCTGTGCTTGCGGCTGCGGTGCCTGTTCTTGCTGCTTTACAACCGTCAAGCCGCTGGATGTTTGCGACAGATCGAGTCCAAGTGCCTTCGCTTGGGCTAAAACTTCTTCGATCTTTTTCTGCTTGGTGAGATACGCTTCTCTAGCAGTCTTCACGGAGGCGTCTTCAGCATGCTCGTCGCAGATATCGACGGTGATTCGACTACCATCCTCCAGACTTACGGTGAGTTGCGTATTTAAATCGGTTGATTTTTCGCAGTAGACACATTGGGTCATAGCTTCACTCCAAGGTATCTTCAATGACAAAAGTATCTATCATCGACGTGACTCTTGGAGCACGCGTCAAGGATATAATTTCGGAAAACGTCGTCACACTCACGGGACGTGCCCGCCAAGAATTAGATACCGCCATCGAAGAGCGGAAGAAAGTCGAAGAGGTCAAGACTCAGCGGGAGCAGGCCAAGAAGGACGCTACCGACAAAGTGTCAACTCTCATGGAAGCCGCCTACGAGAAATTAGAGCAGGCTGGTGAGAAGGGCGTGATCGTCGATACCATCATGGAGATCGTCGGAGAAGCCGTTCCAAACACTTCCGCTTTCACTCTCCGGATGAAAAAGATCCTCAACGGCAAAGGCGATCCTTATCGCATTGTGCGAAAGAAACGTGACGGCAAACCGACATACTTCTTCGAATCATTCAACGCCGAAATCCCACAGGTCGAGTAAGCCGATCTCATCTAATATCTCGGCGAGCTGGCTCACTGTTTTGTCCCCTTGATTCGGGATCGCCAATATTTCTTCATACGAGACACTCAGTAATTGGCCAACAAATAGAATCCCTCTGTCCTCTAGGCCGTTGGCAATACGCGTTGAAATGCCCAAACCACGGATCGCTAGCATTTTCTTGTCATTAATCGACAGCTTCCTGAGACTCTTGAAGTCAGGCTTCGGCTCGTGATTCTCTCCGAGCTTTTTGACTTGGCGTGCAATCTTCCTCCCGTACTTCTTTAGATCCGATTCACGATGTACTTCCGGAGGGTCCTGCATCTCGTTTTTGCAGTTCTTTAACCAACGCACACATCGTCTTGATCTGCGATGCAAATGCCTCCCGTCTCGAACCATCCCTAAAGTTTACTGGTGACGGATGGTAGATCGCGAATACGGGCACATCAAAAATGGAGCTTTTGGTGATCGTCTTGAGACCTACACTAAATTCGGTTTCGGGACATAATTGCGAAAAGGCAACTGCCCCGAGAGCGATTACAAGCCTCGGTTTGATCAGGTTGATCTCCATCTGCAAGAATGGCTCGCAGCGTTTCTTGTGCTTGTCGGTGGGTTTTGCATTCCCTTGGGTGAAGCAACGGACTGTGTTGCAAATGTAGAAATCATTCCTTGACAAGCCATGTTGGGCAATTTCTTCGTCGAAGTTGGCACCGGCCGCACCAACGAATGGTTCACCCTTCTCAAGTTCGTTCCATCCAGGATTCTGTCCCACTACCATGAAGCGAGTTGGGTTCAGATTACTGAAAACATGTGGATCGCGAACGGTGTTATTTTTCTCAGCACCTTTCAACCCCAATTCACACATTGAACACGCAACGCACGCCGTCGAAAGCTGCCTAAGCATGCGAAGCTTGCGTTCGTATGGGTTCTCAGGGCTATCAAGTTGCATAATACTCACAAAAACAGGCTTGAAGGGCTTCGCTGGTGCTGTACTCTTAAAATTGAACCAATCAAAATTCTCCAGCTCCTCCAATTCCTTCGATTTCTTGCGAGACGGCTCTGGCTCTACGTAGTCGAATTCTCCTGACGCCACCTTTTCACGAAGTCGTCGTACTCCTGCCTCGTATCGACTCCGACTGCTTTGATATCCCTCTTCAGGACCTTGATCTTGAACCCGCTCTGTAGCCATTGCAACTGCTCCAACGATTCACTAGCCAACGTTGTCGGCTTCATACTGTTCAAGGCCAACAAGAACTCATATTTATAAGCATACACTCCGATATGCTTCAAGGCAACCGATTGCAGATGTCCTTCGTTCTTCCTCCTGGCCTTGATGGTTCCCTCGTAAGGAATCGGAGCACGGCTGAAGTACATCGCATTGTCTTCGTGATCCAAAACCACCTTCACGACGCTGTATGATCGATAGTCGAGATTGGTGGCTGGTGCAGCGATTGTGGCAGCATCGATGATCCGATCACTGGCGACAGCTTCTATCAGTTCATCCAAATACTTGCTGTCAAGCTCCGGTTCATCACCCTGCAGATTCACGATCACGTCGAATTGCGGAACGCTACCATTCGGTCGATACCAATTGTTAGTAACCCAAGCCACACGCTCCGTGCCCGAATTACATTGCGGCGTAAGCACCGTGCTCACATCGTATTCGAGGTCTTCGATGGCATCAATGATTTCTTGGTCTTCTGTCGCGACTATGACCTCGTTAGCCTTCGATTTCTTCGCACAATCGATAGTATGGCAGATCAACGGCTTGCCAGTGTCGTCTAACAAAAGCTTGTTAGGAAGACGGCTGGATGCCAGCCGAGCTGGTATGATGATTACCGAATTCATTCTCGGACGACCTTCATTTGCTGACCCGGTTTGTTACCACGTTGCGAATATCGCAACAACCGCAAAATATTAGAGCCGACATCAGCACACCAATCCCACTGAGCAGAACTGCCGACACAGAAAATCCCACGTTGTTCGATCGTATCAAGCTTTGGAATAGGCCCCATCGGAAGGACGTTCTCAATAGACGTGCCATCGAGAATATCAAACTTTGGAATAAAGCTCATGAAATAAATTCCTGGATTAGGAATGTCTTCATGGCAGTAGATGAGAAACCTCTTCGGGGCAACGTTTGTCGCTTTGTAGAAGCTGAATATTCTGTCCGTCACCATGACTTGGTTCATCCCCTCAAAGTCAAGGTGGTCGGTCTGAATGTGCAGATAATGCACAGTGCGAGCTTTGAGATTCGGCTCCTGTTTCATCAATCGCAGTAATGCGTCGAGCGGGATGGTGCTAACTGCGTTGTCGAAATCTTCACGGACGCCGTTTCTCACGAAGTAGTGGTCGCCAATTTCTGTGACTTGTCCTTTCGCGACTTCACGCTTCAGATCCTCGATGTACGTCTCTTGAAGCCGCTCGTAGAGCTGATTCACTCTGATGTCATAGACGAACAGGCTCATCCTGTTCATCATATAAGGTTCTGTTTGTGGCGGTATTTGCGTTCCGAAGATCTTCTCTGCCCAATCTCTGCAGAGTCCAGCATCCCATTTCCTATAGAGTTCCCCGCCTATGGACCACGCACGCTGGTAGACGAACCGCTGAAGTTGCTGACCCATCAAATCATTGACAAATGGGTCCAGTTGGTCGTCACAAATGATGAAGTTGTCGTCGAGGGCTGGGTTGAAGCTGAAGAATCTGCTTCGATAGAACGGGATCACCGTCCAGGAATCACCCAAGATGATTCTGGCGAGGAGCCCAACAATCCCAGAGCCGAAGATGACATTCATTCATTCTCAACCAAATCGTCGTCGTCGAATTCTTCAGACAAACCCTCCGCAGCTTCCAGCTCTTTCTTGGGAGGTGTTTCTGTGACCAACGAAGGCGTTTCCTTTGGCTCCGGTTGAGCTTTTTCGGCACTCTGCGACATCGAGGCCCCCTTGATCGGAGAACGTTTTTCCTGGCTCTCCGGGGCCTTCTTCGCGGTTTCCTTCTTGGCGGTCTTTTTCTTGGTCTTCTTGGTGGCCTTCTTGGTGGCCTTCTTGGCTGTCTTGGTCGGCTTTGGCTCATCATCGTTGGCCAAAAGGGCACTCGTCGTATGCCCTACAACCGTTTCCTGAATCAGACGATCGGCCACCGTCTCGTCAGGATTGCCTTCGACGACCTGCTCCATCGGATTGTGCAGCAATGGATCAAATTCGTGTTCGGCAATCCGACCAGCTTCGAGAGGATTCATGAACGCGTTGACCGGCGGTTCCACGCCTGGGCGGCAATGCTGGCAGACCCAATCGATCACCGGGAACGGTGGGTCTGGTAGCTGGATGTTCTCGATCATCACTCCCTGGCCGCACTTTGGACACACGGTCGAAATGTGCGTCGGCTTCACATAGTTGCCAAACGAATTCTGCATCGTTTGTTGGTTTGCGGGTTCCGAATCGAACTGGTATGGCCGCCCGCCTATCTCTTCACCCTCGATTCGGACAGTGACAAGATCGTATGGATTGTAGCTGCTCATGAAAATCTCCTGGGATATCTACTTTTCTTTGTCGGGCGGTTTTTCGACCAAGGGGCCTCTGTTGCCATCAGGATACAGAATCTCCTTGTTTCCGTTGCTATACTCTATGATATAGGTACCTTCCGGGGCACCATCAACTGGGATCATTTCAGCGTTGAGGATTGTTCGCCTTTCCGGCATCCTTTTTGGAGCCGGAGCCGGTTCCCTTTTAGGATCAATCATCCACGAAATCGCGATGAACAGAAATCCGACAAAGATCAGAACGACGTACCGCCAGACGGCAGCTGTGACTAACTTGTTGTCGCCCATTCTCCGGCTACCTTTCTTGTCTGTTCGGCACGTTCACGAAGCGTTTGATACGCTTCCTCCGAGATGTTGAGTTCGACAAACCGCTTGTCCAAATTCATAGCGGCCGGACGGATAAAGTCAGTACCCTTGCATTTTGGGCAGATCTTGTCGGTCTCGAAAGTCCTCTGTTGGCATTTGGTGCAAATGTTCGGTTGCCCCGTCATTCGCACATTGACTCGTACCACCTCGATATGGTAGTAGTTGTAGGTACCAGTCAGCTTGGTACCACTCAATTCACAAATCGTGAACAGACCCTTTTTATCCATCCCTTCGCGATAATTCGCGATGATTTGCTGCTTGAACTTCTCAAAGCACGCAGTGCAAATGTCAAGTGAGAAGCAAGTTTGTGTGCGAAAGATATGGTTTAACGGTGGTCGCTGGCCGTTGATGACCGACACTGGGCGAAAGTCCCAGGAATAGTACAAGAAATCATTCTTGTATTGGGTACCACAGTGATCACAAGCTATGCCGTCTCGGTCTTTGAGTTGCATTGGGACTAATCCTCTCATTATCTACGACGTAAAAATAAGAGTAACTGCGAGGGACCTTCCATGCGACTCAGCGACATTGCCGAAATCATCATAGAGAACGTGGAGAAACTGCTCCCGTATCTTCGCGATGATGTCAAGCAATATTTGGCAAAGAGGAAAGAGGCTGGTGTACCAAACCCAACCGAATTTCCCACTCACCTGAACGAAAAATCGCTCAGCAAATGGATCGACATAGCCGTAGAATGGGCATTGCGTGCCGATCCTCGCTACATACGTGAAATCAGAAAAGAAAAGCCTCTCAGCAGAATCAAAGCACCATTCGTCAAACAAATCCTCAAATGGTGGCTAGACCCAGCGGCTGGTGGCGGAATTGACCTACCAGAAGATATTGAAACGACGGCCGAAACGCTTAACCAATTCAATGTCGCCAAGCAACACGGGTTAAATGCGAACGCCGCCGATTTCACGCGTTGGGACGAGCTGGTTGCAGCTCTGCAACCGTTCCTCACAGAGCCAGAAGAAGCCGACAGCGACATCTACTCGCGAATGGGCCTGGACCTCGTCTTCCACGAAGGACCATGGAAGATGTACACGGTCGACAAATGGATCCCTGGCGACCAATCGACCTTACATCCAGGTCAAGTGTGCCACAGAGCATTTGAAGGCACCCGCTGGTGCGTCAAGTATCAAAGCACATTCGAACGCACCTACAGCGGAGTCTACTACCTCGTTCTCTACAGAGGCAAGAGATTTGGGCTAATCAACTTCCCAAGCAAACAATTCAAGAATCCGCAAGACCAAGCAATCTCCAAAACAGAGCCAGAACTCGGACTCCAATTCTTGCAGTTGCTATTCAATAAGCGGCCCGACTTCCTGGCAGAATTGGCTCTAGCAATGCTCGATAGTCGATACTCGAGCTACAGTGACTTCGCCCCATTCATGGAGCATTTCACGGCCGAGACAACGGAGATTCTGAACACACCAGAAGCGAGAGAAGGTGCACTTCGCGACCCGATGCAAGTAATCCAGCTGGCCAAATTCATCGGCGAATGGCCGCACTTTAGAGATTGGCCAGAGGGCTATCAAAAAATCGTGTCGACCGACTTCAGCACAAACACACGACGATCGCAGGCCATCCAAGAGCTTGTCGAAGCACGAGGCCGCGTCCCAGAAGTCGAAGCTAAAATCGATTCTGTAGAGGCATTCAAGCGATATTGCGTTTGGCTGACCAAGTCTAACATGAAGCCTGGTGCGGCGACCGATCTGATCGCAAAGGGTCGAGAGATCTCAGAAAACATCGCCAAAGACCCAACCAAAATCAGGGGAGCCATCAGCTGGCTAACCACAGAACGTGGACTCAGGGGCGGCGAGACTCCTCCACCATGGCCAAATATGGAACAGCAGATTCTGCGATCACAAGATCCACGAGCTGCTTTCGCTTATGCTAAACTACTGGGCGAAGCTTGGCCAGAAGGCGAATCTCTCATCGCCTCTGATGACAGATCGGCAGAATCATACTTCAAGCTCACCGGCAAAGACGTTCGTGGCGGAAAACAGCTGGCAGAGCCGACTGACCCAGATGGCATCGTCAGAAGAGCAATTGCTCGCGGGAAAGAAATTCCTGCCGAGCAAGAAGACTTCATCCTACAGGACCTCGATGCATCGATCGATTATGCCGAGCACCTGATCGGTCCGTGGCCAGAACTTGAGGACGAATTGCGTAAGAGAGGGACGTCGGCTCAGAAGAAAGAGTACTCGAGACGAGTCCTTTACGGCGAATTCCAGTGATCTGCGGATTGTTCTTCTAGATAAGCCGGAAGCTCTGCAAAGCTCATTGCCCTCGGAATTACAGAGCGGCCATCTTGACCTCGCGATTTCCACAACGCCGTCGCCTCTCCGGCCTGTTGATCGAAAGTTAGTCCAAGCAGCTTGACAGCCGAATCGATGCCCAGATGCTGCGATCTAGCATTGATTGTCACGTTGATGCCTTCAATCAAGCTAGCAAGAATCCTGTCGAAAATGACTGGAGGTGCTCCAAGCTCAAACAACATCGCGACTGGATTTCCCGCAAAGTCTCTGTAGCTCTTACCCCGGTAATCAAAGCGGTCAGGTTCTTCATTGAATTTCGCTTCTGATTCATGCCGCCATTTGATGTCTTTGATGTTGGTCATGTAGGCTGTCATGATCACTTTGAAGCGGTTATTCCAAATGTACTCCTTATGGGCGTTGTAGCGACCAGTTTCTGGATCTGGTTCGGCCCAGCCGGTTTCATCCTGACCGCATCTCTCGCAAGGAATGTATTCGCCAAGAGTGGTGAAGTCTCGCATTCTCCCGATCAGAGATGCTCGCTGTGCACCAATTCTTTGGTATCGTCCAGCCCAACGCGGATAGACACCGGGTGTAATCCCCATGATGAGAATTTGGGTCCCGGTTTTCGGATGATTGATGATCCGGGCGTGGTCTGCTTCGATGACAACGCCACGCCTCGTAAGAATCGTGGCTGGACGCAAACGACCACGGTTGCGAGTCTCGCTGACAATTCGCAACCTTTTTAGCATTAGCGTGTTGTCGATTTTATCCGATAGGTTCATCTTCAAGCCTGTTGCCAGCCACGCGGCTTTTCCGCCACCAGTTCTTATTATCGTCGTACGCTTTATATTCGTACTTGGACGGGTCGGTGCCGGGTTCCAGCAATTCAAGTGTTTTGACGTTCTCGCGATTCATCGTCAAGATTTTGCGGAACCGACGTGTGATCCTAAGTTCTCTGTCGGCACAATAATGGCCATATTCGTCTGGTTCAGACCAACCTGTTTCGTCTTGGTAGCCATGCTGCACAAGATAGCTGTCCGGATGGTATTCTCGCGAAAGATAGAAGTCTCTGAGCTTGAAGTACCATGAGTTTGGGAAATGGCCCTTGTAGACTCTTTGCCATCTGCCTGGGTCGATTCCAGCAATCACCCACATTGTACCGGTGAATGGGTTTCGCACCTCTCGCACGTGATGGACCGGGATTAGAGTGCCACGCTTCATGAGGATGATGGCGGGCTGCATTCGTCGAGATTCGAGTAGTGGGCCTAAACCGGCTTCACTGAGAGCCAGTCCAAGTTTGTCCTCGATTGACTCAGATTTCTTTTTCTTGACGCGTTCTGGAAGTTTCTTTCCCTTTGGCGTGTGCTTTTCCCACCGATCAGCCATTTCTGGATGATTAGCGTGCATCCAGCTTCGTTGAGCTTCGCTTTTGAATGGCATTAAATGTCTCCAAAAGGAGCGGACCACGAGTGAAGGCCGGAGGCCGTAGTACGCTCAAAGCGTTAGCTTTGAGATGGCATTTGTCTCTATACCGTCAGCATCCTTCCTCAAGGATTGGCACGACTAACAGCTTCGAGACGTCGAGGAAACCCATGGTCCGCTCCAAAAATGGTTGTCACCGGTGGCGGTCCGGAGACCAAACAAACGGAATATCCGTTAGGCTATTCCTTACATTCGCTCCTGTACCGCCCGCGTCCTTCCCCAAGGACGTACACGACCAAGCAGCTTCAGAGCATCAGGGAAACCGATTACAACCATTTGATTCCTAATATGTTCTCCGGATTGATTGTCATGATCTTCTCAAACTTCATCTTCTTGATGTAGTACCGATGGGCCGAATATCCGCCCGGCCCACGACCACCGCACGGTCTGCTGTTGTATGCTTCAACAGCATGCCATCCTTCAGGGGTCTCGCCACCAAGTGGCTCATCCCAACCAGTCTCATCTTGGTATGGGGCTGGGATGTACTCTCCTGGTGCATAGAAATCTCGCAGCCGCCTCACAAATGAACCGTTTTTCGAAAGCGAGGCCGACGCCATTTCTGTCTCGTAAAGTCCCGGTTTGACTCCGACTACGAGATATGATCTCCCAGTTGGATATTGAACCATTCTCGCATGATCCGCTTTAATCACCGTCCCCCGCTTCATTGTAATTATAGCAGGGCGGTGAGTTCTCAGCCGAGCTTCTGCGATATGGTAAAGTTTCATAGGAAAACCGCAGTTGCGAGTGAAGAACGTCAAACGCTCGCACCATTAGGTTCGAGATTGCATTCGCCTCTGTACCACCAGCATCCTTTCCCAAGGATGTGCACGTTCCGATAGCTTCAAGGCACCAGGAAAACCCGCAACTGCGGTATTGTATTTTTGCAACATGATCTCAATCGACGACTGCAAACAAGCATACTCGCTCCAGAACGCCGCTTTAGTTATCGCGAACAAAGTGGCATTCGACAAAGGCAAGGGATTCGCCAGGTCCTGGGAGCCGCCAATCTCGACGCCAGACTACCCAGACTCGAACGTCACCTCACCAACTACCAATTTAGCCCAACGGCTAAACAGATAAAGTACGTCAAGTGGAAAGAGAGAATTCTATACATATCCACCTGGGAAGACAAAATTGTCGAAACATGGCTCAGCCGATCTCTCAATAAATTATTATCCAGCTGGTTCTCAAAACGATCATACGCCTATCGCCTCGAGAAAATCGGAGTCGACACTTGCCAACGCGACGTCATCGACGTCATCAAATCAAGTCGCTTCATCGCCAGACGCGATATCCGCAATTTCTTCTACACGATTGACCACGAGCTGCTCCTAGACAAGCTCTCTGCAATCCTAGATCCGCCACTCCTCGACTTGGTCAGACAGCGAGTCCAATTCGAGTATTATGAGAACGGAGAAATAAAGGAATGCGAGCTGGGTGTACCGTTCGGATCACCGATCGCTTGTTTGCTAGCAAACATTTACCTCACAGCGACAGACCACAAACTGGCAGCACAGAATGCTCACTACTTCAGGTACGCAGATGACTTCCTCATTGCATCAGATTCGGCCGGTCCAGTTTTAGACAGCGTAGAATTACTGCGAGATGAGGTTGAATATCTGCGTCTCGAGTTGCATCCAGACAAAGGTGTGAATTTGTCGTTTGAAGACCACCCGAACTTCGACATCACCAACAGATTCAAGTATCTCGGCTTAGAATATTGGCACGACGGCGTTGTTCGCCTCCCCATCGAGAAGAAACGAAAGATCGCGGGCATTTTCAGGCGAGCACTTCGCAGTCAGAAAAAGAGATTGCTGAAGATTGAAGACCTGACTGAGCGGACTAAAGCGGCAGTCGCCTGTGTCGCAGAAGCGGCATTGAAAAGAATCAGGTACGCCGCCATCATCGACTACTATCTCAAGCATGTAGAGGACGAAGAACAACTCAAGGTCCTCGACCGCGAAATTGCCGAGATGGTGATCAGCACAGTCCTTGACAAGCCGTTCAAAGCACGCGACTTCAAAAAGATTCCGTACGGAACACGATTACGGACTTGTCTCATTGCTGCACAGAAGCAGGTTGCATAGGCACGGGCAGTTGAACGTGCCGTTCCTCTCCATGTACAACAGCATTCTCTTCGAACGATTCGAAGAAGGCAAACGACGGCGTTCTGAGCGTATCAGCCAGATTCGGCTGGCTCGGAAGCTGAAGAAGATTCGAGCAGACGACCAGCATAATCATCCGCAAGAGCAGCAAGGTGCGGATTAGAGAATACCGGCCTCTTGCTATCGCATTCATCGACCTCCATGATCTTCTTGCAGACGACGCCGGTCGGCACCTCATCCCTCATCATCAGATAGAGGAATTCCTGCAGCCTTTCTCTGACGCTCACGCCAGTCTCTTGGGAGGAGCTTGACAATGATCTGATTCCTTTTCAAAGTGAATGTTCCACGCATGTCGTCATAGTCAACACATGCCTGGATGCCCGTCCCAACAAGTAGAGTGCTCGCATCTTGCAGTGCCAGTTCATTGCTGAAAAGCAATAGCAAAGCGGTCTGGACGCCATCGCTGACGATCAGCCTCGCATATTCTTTCTTTGTCTTGGTCTCGGCGAATTGTAGCTCCGTGATCACCACTTCTAGCTTCGGATCACCGCCATTCGCGGCGACCTCTTTCGCTTCTTCGATAGTGCAATCACCTTCGATGTCATAGACGTCCAACGGTGAATGCAGATAGTACCCAAGGTACTGTTTCTCGAACTCGAGCTTCTGCTCGAGGCTGAACGATTCATGGTCGAACAAAGCCATCACCCTCTCACGGGTGTCATCAGGCTTTGGTGTCCAATTCTGAATCTTATTCGGGATCTTGCGACGATTGGGGAACTGAGCCTTGTACTCGGCAGTCTGTCGCTTACGTTCCTCTTCGATCGTCTCATCGTTCCAATCGTCCTGGTCAAGCAGCTTCTGCCGAACCTCTTGGCGGATCTGTGTGATGTCCTTCCCGCTGCAATACTTGTACTGGTACCACATCCAAGTGGCATAGCTATTCTCATGTCCCGGCACCGAAGAAAAGGCACCAAGCTTGATGAACCGCTCCATCACAGTCTTGCTCTTAGCACCCTTCTTTTCGATGAACTCGTCGATGTCTGTGAATGATCCGCGACCAACAAACTTATCAGCTGCCGCTTCACCGATCCCTTTGATGCCGATCATCCCCTGGTTGACTTTGTCACCAGTCGCCGTGAAGTTCGTCGTCAAGTTCGTGATGTTGATTGTGTCGAACACGACTCCCTTAGCCCGTTCTTCTGGTCTGAAAGTTCCACAGTATGTGATGTCTGTCGGTTCCCATTTCTCGGCTCTAGCGATGCCCATGTAACGGACGAGCTTGTCTGGATGGCAGTCGCTCATCACCGCTGCCCACCACTCTGGTGCGAAGTGAGCCTTCAACCACAAGCATCTCAGAGCCACCAGACAATAAGACACAGCATGTGACCGGTTGAATGCGTAGCGTCCGAACGTCTCCATCTTCGGCCACCACTCGGCCGCCTCTTTGTCGCCGATAACACGGGACGCACCAATCAGCCATTGCTCTCTGATCGGTTTCAGTTTGTGTGTCCACTTCTTGGCAACAGCTTTTCTAGCTTCTTGTGCCTGCGGAGCCGTGAAACCAGCGATCAGCTGCCAAATTGCCTGGAGCTGCTCCTGATAGACGATCACGCCGTACGTCGACTCCAGAACCCGAAGGATGTCTGGGTGCAGCCGCTTCTTCCAGCTGGCGGTTGGATCATCGCGGTTCTCAACAGCCTCTGGGATCGACGCCATCGGACCAGGGTGCCCCATGGCGTTGAAAAGCATCAAGTCTTCGAAATTCCTAACGCCATTCGCCAGAATACTCTTGGCCAGATCGGTGTCGAACTGGAACACCCCATCAGTCTTTTGCTCGTTTGCGAGCCTGAGTGCATGCACGTCATTGAGTTCAATGAACCGTTTCTTCCTATCGGCATCGTAGAAATGCCCGGCCCTATTTTGTGTCGGATCGATGTCGTCCCAACCGCTCATAATTGGCGGCAAGTCTTGGCCGTGCTGTGATTGTTCTGCCCTTGGCTTGCCAAACGAGATGCCGCGATTCTGTTCAATGAGTCTGCAGCACTCGAAAATATACTTGAGCGTCTTGAGTCCCAGGATATCCCACTTGATGTAGCCGAACTTGGAGAGCTGCGTGTTGCGGCCTTCGGACCACATGCTCACCCAGTAACCCTTGCTTCCACTTTTGGCTAACGGGATGTTGCCGAACAGGGTGCGATCGGCGATAATCAGAGCCCCAGCGTGCATACCCATGTTACGCACACGGCCGATGATCTGCACGGCGTAGCTGACTTCTTGCGGATATTTCCTAGCGAAGGCACGAAGCTGTTCGTGTTCCTTTAATAATTTGCCAATTGTAGGGCTGTCGGTAGCAGTACCGCCGCTACTATCCTTCTTCTGTTGCTTCGATCCGCCATGATGTTGTTTATCCTCGTAATCTCCTTCGCCGCCGCCGGGCGGCTGCCGCTGAAGTGCCAGATATTTCTCTGTTGGAGAGCATTTTGGACAACTCCAATTGGTGTGTACGTGGCCGCACTCTTTCTCTTCGCCTGTTTGTGCGTCCTTGATCCGCTCTTTGCAGGCCGCAGCTCCGCCGTCCTTCAATTCGTCGACGTCGTCCGGCAGACTTGTCGTTAGTTCGTAAACCTCGGCACGTCGCCGCTTCTTGTCCTCTTCATCGGCGGCCGTCGCTTGCATCGTGTCAATCAGAGCAGAACGGAACTTGTAAGTCTGCCAAGTACCGACTGAGCACACGGGGCCGTAGCCGTCCGTAATGTTCATGCCGTATTTCTTGGCGGCATATTCCTTGATCGGATCACGAGCCTCTGGCAAACAGTCGAGGTCGATGTCTGGCATGTCCGGGTCTTTGACGAAGTCGCACGGCACGTGGCCTTTGTCGGCCTTGTACTTCATGACTTCGGACGCTCGGACTGTACAGAGCATCTCGTCTTTGCGGTTGGCGATTGGGTCGCCTTCGACCATCCCTAGCAGCCACGGCAGAACCAAGCAGCCTGGGTTTTTGTCGAATTTCTTGCCGTCGTTGTAGAGATTGATCCAGTAGGTTGTGGCACCTTGTTTCTCAATCTCTCGTTGCTCGAATGTCAAGCGGTTTTGATAGGTGCCATTCAAGCCACGCTGGTCAAGCTCCTCGTGAGCGAGGGTTTTCAGCTCTTCCCAAGTGACTTCAGCCATTCCTGGTATTCCTCAAGCTTCTCTGGATGCTTGCTTTTGACATGCAGTGTTCTACCCGGTGTGCTATTTATCGAATGATCACAGTACGGACAAAATAATGATGGTTTGTTGGCCTCCGTGACCTTCTTGTCACGATCTGCTTTGGTCAGCTTTTTCTTGACCGGTTCTGGCTTATCGGTAAATTCGACTTTCGGTGTGCCATCTTCGTTGTAAAGTGCGTCGACTGAGTCCCAGTCAATCACCCACGGCTGAATGGCATAATACTTCCCATCGCGGTGTTCTACGGTCGCGAAGTAGACAAAGCATTGCTTTTCGAAAGCTTTATCCAGGATCTCTTTGTGTTCCTTCCTGTTCCGAACTCGATGTGTTGACACAACACGTGACGGCGGCTTGACAATGAGCAATGCAATGCTCGAATAATCGATACCCTTGGTTCTCTTCGAACCCGATTCAGAGATGAACTGAGCGGCGTCATCGAGCGAATACGACTCATCCTCTATCAGGTACTCGTCTCCAGTGCGTGTCACGGTGACTCCACGCACTATCTTGGACTTCCCATTACGGAGTTTCAGAAGTTGGTCCTGGATGGAGGCCATTTCAAGCACCGCGAGTCAAACAGTTGATGCCCCAGCGATAATCAAATTCATTCAGTATCTTAGCGATTTTCTGCAGGTACACGTTCGGGCTTTTGTGCATCCAGCTATGAATCTCCAACAGCAGATACGGTTTGAATTTGGCCAAGATTCCTCTGGCACCCTCTAGAATCATTGCTTCCGCACCTTCTGTGTCGATCTTGATAAAATCGACGCGGTCGAAATTGTAGCTGTCCAAACAACGAGACAGAGCACCGCCAGCAGCAACATAACACGAGTTGTTGCCTTGGTTGTCCGGATTATACTTCACCTCGAGCGATACGCCATCTCTGTCCCACAAAGGAACATTGTAAACTTCGACGTTCTTGTACCCGTTCAAGGCGACATTATGTTGCAGCATCGCAGCTGTTCTTGGTGCCGCTTCAAAAGCGTGAATCTTAGCAACAAATGGAGACAAAAACATTGAATAAATGCCGATGTGGGCACCACAGTCTAGCACCACGGAATCCGGCGTCAAGATGTTTCTGGCCATTCTGAGCATTGAAGCTTCTGGCCACCATCCGTTTCGAAGTTGATCGCTGACGTTATCGGTCTCAAATATCATCATCCAGTGCGGCACGCGTTTTCCATCTCTGTCCATATAGACGATCGGAACATTGTTGATTTCATGGTGCAGCATCGTTTAATCCAGTTGTTCCAGAGTCGAAATGTTCCTGCGATTCCAACGCTCGATTGGCAAGTTCCTTGGCTCGCACGATGCATTCAGCAAGAACCCCGACATCAGATCGGTCAGTGTATCGATTGTAACGATATACCGCAATGTCTTTGTAGTATCCATACCATCTTCTCAGCTCTTCAACCTCCTGCTTGTTTTTAGACGGGCTGACAACAAAATGCTGGCCATCCATCTTCAGCAGATCATCAACGTATCTGCTGGAAATGAAGAGTCTGGCAGTGTAGCCTCGAAACTGTGGCAACACACTGCTCAGAGCAAGCCTTGCGGCCATTATTTCGGCAAGATTAGCCGTAGATCCGCCTAGAGCCCACCCGAATTCTCTAGTTTGCACCCGCTTATGGCTGTCGGTCAGTCTGACAATCACACCACATCCAGCCAACTGAGTTGGCTTGCCGTTGTCACGACTCGCCGCAGCACAAACTAGATCGAGCCTCATAGCACATTGCCACGTGCATCCCGAATATCAGGATATTTCGCTTTAGTAACAGACGCAAGGGCACGGAGAGCATCGGCCATCGATTTGAGGACCGTATTTTTCGCAGCGATTTGGTCATCAGTGCTGCGATTCTTGCCGAGCACCACTAGGATCTCATCGCCCTTCTGGCGAACACTGAGCGGGAATCTCTCACCACGCTGGACAGCACGGGCGGCCCTGTCATCAACGGACCGCTGGATATGCATCGCAATCGCCTCGACGATACTGAAAGCAAGAATTTTCAGCTCACCGTCGATATTCTGCAGAGCTTCCGGCGTGTAGATGAGTTCCTTGTCCGGATCGTCGTAGTCAGGAACAAAATCGAGTACCTTCGCCAAGAAGACAGCCAACTGTTGAGTGGGGCCGTTCATGATCATCATGTGCAGATGCACCGAATGACGAAGTTCGTCCCTGGCTGTTGGTTTCTCTTTGTACACAAGCGGTGAGGTCGGCATACCGCCGACTGGTGTTGGTTCTTGCTCTTGGATTTCTGCTTCACTCATTAAACAACTCCGGTGAGCATCGTGGACAATCGAAATCGTGAAGGCACCCGCCACCCGGTCTGCACTGTAACGGACCACCGCAATCAGAGCAGGTTGGTTCTGGATAGCGATCAAAGATCAGCCAGTCAGACGGCACAGTCTCATCGAAGCCAGTGACGGCTTTTTCTGGGCTGTCAACCTGCTCGTTCCAAATGACCCTGGCCTCTTTCCCGTCATTGCTCATGACCATGACGTTGCGGACCTGACCATCAGGCCACTTACAGAGTGCTTCACAATCGTATTTATTCGTCAATTGATCGGCTCCGGCATTTTGACATTCAACATGTACCCGCCACGGCTCGGCGACAGGAATCTGTCAAATGAAAGTTCCCACAACATGGGATCTAACACATGGATACCAAGCAAGAAACAAACCAACGAACCTCCAGCACTACCGCGAGGGCTAAATGGCCAGCCTCGCTTCTTCCCGTACCCCACCAAATCGCGAGTGATCAAGAAGTAACTGGCAAATCCTTTGTCGATGAACCGATTCAATTCGATTTTGGCCTGATCGACGTAAGTGACCTCGTTGCCGTCGATAATAAACCTCTTATCGACCTTTGTCAAGCCACGACTGTGCAATTCAGCCGCGACCAGCTTCTTGAGTTCATCGTCGGCATTCTGAATGTCCGGAATTTTGGGCGATGTGTCGACGTCGAAAGGTTGGCACTTTTCTGCCACCATTAAAGTGTTGTCGCACATTCGCTCGAAGACGCCGTCGTCGAGGCCCCTGTCGTATCCGCCATTCTTGAATCTAGCCCACAACTCAGCACGCGACTTCATGTACTGCTCATCGCTGTTCACATGGAACAGATCAGGCGAATCGATCGTCGTATCTTGTGCTACAGCCATCATGATCTTCTGCAGGATGAAATCCTTGCGGCGGAGATAATGGCAGTCGTTCGCCAGCACGATAGGGATTTTATACTGGTCGGCAATCATCACCAACCAGCGGAATACCTTCTCGTCTTCCGGGATGCCCGGCATCTGAAGTTCGATATAGTAGTCGTCTCCGAAAGCCGCTTTGAATTTCTTGACCCAATCGACAGCCGACTGGAATCGTTCCTCCTTAGTCCTCTCGCTGATCACGTTTCCTTCACGGTCCGTCAATTCCTTGTATCGAAGCTCGTGACACACCGGTCCGTTAAGGCAGCCGGATAGGATGATCAGACCCTCTTTGTATTCGCACAGTTTATCGAACCAAATGCGGTTGAACTGCATTCGGCCGAGACCGAACAAACCAGTTTCGTACGCCTGAGTCGTCAACTTGACCAGATTGTGGAATCCAGTCTCATTCTTGCAGAGGACAGTGAGATGACGATTGCGGAACATTCGTGCCGCTAGTTCTTGGTTTTGCTGCCGCCATTCGAACGATCGGATCTTGATGCCTCGAGAGATGAGGTCTTTCCTGGCAGGCTCGTAGTCGTTGAAGTAAATCTCGCATCCGGGGATGTACTTAACCCCAGCTTTCTTGAAGGCGAGATACATATCTGGCACGCTTGCCATGTGGCCGTGCTCTGTGGCACTCATTGCCGGATAGCCGCGTGCGACGCATTGCTCAGCATACTGTTCTGGTGTCGCTACTCCATCGAGAGCCGAAAAGACCGTATGGTTGTGAAGATGGACGAATTCCTTCGGTCCTTTATAGTTTTCCGGCTTGAATGTCATCAACATTCCTCATGATGTCTACTGGCACATTTTGGTATGGCGGAATGTCGCTCCTCAGAAGACCCCCAACGACACGTTGACAGAGAAGCTGGTCTGTTTCTGGCACTTCTGGGTAATGGGGATCTATGGCAGTTCTCCCCATCCTCGCGATTAGTCGTTCAAATACAGCCGCTTCACTCGGGTTCTGGAGGCTGCAGACCTTCCACAAACGGCACAAATGATTGTAGAAAACTTCGTCACCAAGTTTTTCTCGCAGCCGATCGAAATTTTCTCTGATCGATTGTGCCTGTATCGGCAATTTAGATGGATCGAGCATTTCAATCCAATAATTCCGTCTGTACTCGCCCGCTATCTCCGTCTCAAAAACGTGCTTGATCGTCTGGCGGCAGGCTTGAGCACAAATACGTACGACATCCTGGGCACGGTAGGAGCAATTCAGACCAGTTGCAAAAGCGACAGCCATATCGCACACGGTACGATACGAATAGCGATGACCAGTTTTGGCCTGGAACCAGCTGTCGAGATTCGGAACGGTTTGCCTATGCAATCGCTCATCGTAAAGAGCCGGAAGTCCAGGTCCCATTCGCAGGTACCACAACTCGGTCCTTAACTGAAATGCAACCGTATCACCGTTTGCATACTTGATGGTGAGCATGTTTTTACAAGACCGCAAAGACGTGGCCGTCATTGTGACGAACCACAATTATCTGCATTTCCTGGCTGATGCTTTATCTAGCATCAGAGACCAAATTCTGGCACCGACAGAAGTCGTCGTCGTCGATGACGCATCCGACGAGAGCTGCGAAGACCTTGTTCAACACTACGGATACCAATATATCAAGACTGAGTACGCCAACCCGCTTCTAGCAAGGCGAGCAGGATTCGAAGCAACCAAATCCGAATATGTCTGTTTCCTGGATGCCGACGATCGCCTACCATCATCTTATCTTGCACAAGCGATTCTGGCAGTCAACAATGGCATCGACATCGCCTTCTCCGACATCCAGCACTTTGGCGACAGAGACGACCGGATCAGATACCGTGAAGATATCCCGGCTAGAAGATTATGGCAGGTGAACTTCCTTCACATCGGATGCGTTGTCAGCAGAATCGCTGTCGAACTTAGCGAAGCATTCTTAGGCCACCCCAACAGACAGAATTATCACGAAGACTGGCTGTTCTGGCGGAAAGTCGTCAGATACGGCTTCAAGTACGCCAAGCACAGCGTTCCATACGAAGTGCGAGTGCATAGCGGGAACCGGTCTGCATCAATCAGAGAAGGTGGATACATCGCCGAAAGAGCTGTCCGCGACCTCGAGGAAATATGGCATTTCCACACAAACAAAAACTCACTCGACTTCCTCAAATTCTTGAATGCGGCAGCCAAGAAGTCAACCGGCGACTATGTCTGTTTGAGCAAGCACAGGAGTCCGATGGAATTCCCAACGTACGACTGGCACGCCATGGCGATGCATTTGGACCATGATGTCGCGGTGGTACATGACAGTAAGTATGAGTTGTTCGATCACACATTGATCGTGGGGCCGGTATTTCGCGACTACGTCTACACCAGCCTCAAGCTTCCGTTCGATGCGAAAACAGAGAGAGTAGTCATAATATGAATCACATGGCGACCGTCATCACCCATAATCACATCGATCAAGCATTGGCACTCCAGGCGTCGATGCATCGGCACGCCGACACCACAATGCATGTGCTGATCACCAATCCACATAGACAGAAACTACCAGCACTGCGAAAAGAACTCGGTAGTAACGTCGTCCTACACACGACAGAAGAATTGACTCAGGACCCAAATGTCGGAATCATCGCACGATTCATCGTGTCGAAATATTCATTCCTGTCGCTCGACGCGGTGCCAGAGCACATCAACCCAAACGACTACCTAAGATGGTCTCTCAAATCCGTATTTCTGCGGATGCTTTTCAATTCTGGCATAGAGAATATCTTGTACTGTGACTGCGATCTTTTCTTCTACGAGGACTACACTTTCGTCGTAGACATTTTCAAAGAGAGCAGGATCATCTTATCACCACACTGGCGAGTAATCAGGCCGATCATCGACAATGATTTCAAGTTTAATTTCATACACGGCCTCTACAACGCCGGTTTTGTTGGGGTGAGGAGGGACGCCAGTGACATGCTCGAATGGTGGGGCGAAATGTGTGCCCATGAGTGCAGTGCTGACACTTCGATGCACGGCACATATGTCGACCAGAAATACCTCGACATCGTGCCTTTATACTTCGACGGCGTTCACATTCTCAAACACAAAGGCTGCAACGTAGCCGGGTGGAATCTGAAGCAATTGGAACGCAAGACTGTCGACAACAAAACGACGGTCAACGGTGACCCTCTGATTTTCGTTCACTTCTCACCGGTCACAATCGCAAACATCGAAGGCGGTTTTGATCCAATGCTCCATGACGCATACAAGGCATACCAGGATGAACTGAAGACTCAACGGCTTTGGCTTATGAGAAAGCAAATGCCAGAATGCATTTCGCAACGGCAAGCCGAGGATGACAAGAAAACTGTGATTTAATGTTCAGGACAAGAGAAGAATTCCAAGTTCTGCAAGAAAAGTCTAAGGGCAGACCGAAAATCAAACTGCTCTACGACGGCTCATGTGCTCATTTCTCTAATGGGGCCACGCAATTCTTCCTATCTCAGGCCGGATTTCTTGCTGAGTTTTACAACGTCCACCTTCTAGAACCCGGTGACGAACCAGATCTGATTTGGGTGGCAAGCGATAAATTCAGGCAGGACCACCTCAATTTTGGCGTACCAATCATAGTAGAAGATGTCTTCCAAGGGCCTGATATCTTCGAAGATTGCAGAAAGATCATCAAGCACGAACAGGTCGTGATCTTTCTGAAGGCCATGATGGTTCGCGACCACACTATCCACAACAAAGAGCTGTGGAATCATTCGATCCATCAAGACAAAATCGGCGAGCTGGCGAATCTCACAACAACTCGAGGATTCAGAACACCCGAGTTAACAGAAGCCGACTATCAGAAAGTGCGGCTCTCTTGGAACTATATCGCCTGGCCGCATTTCAGGCACGGCTTCAATAACGACCACCGTCCGCTCAGGGAATTTTATCTTGACACTACCATTCAGTATTGTTATCCGCTTTACGAATTACCTGAGTCAGGGAGCTTTCTTACCTGCGAACGCGAATACGACGTAAACTTCATTGGCAACATCCACAAATGGCCCGATTCAGTCCCGCTGATTCAGTACCACCGTGAAGCCGCATTTCAAGCTCTCCAAGAATGTCCAGGCAATAATCTGCTAATTGACAAGAACGACATTGGCTGGCATGAATATTGGCACAAACTCAGACAATCCAAGATTGTCGTCTCGCCATGGGGATGGGAACCTGTCACTATCAGAGACATCGAGGCAGTTCTTGCTGGTTGCGTCCTCGTCAAACCAGAAACCGGTTTCGTTCAGACTTACCCGCATATACCATCAATCAATTGTAAGATCGACTTCTCTAACCTGCAAGAAGTCGTACAGATGATCTTGGACAGATGGCCATCGACCGAAGATTTCAGGAAGACCGCCTATAATCAATTGCTTTCGGACTCGAAAACCCTAATCCAGCGGCTATACAGCATCATTCGTGATGCCCTGCCTCATCTACAGGATTCGTCCGGATAAGCGGTCACTTCCGCAAAATGATGGACGTAGTATTGGTCCATGTGGGCAACCAGGAAGCCCATGTTCTTGTAGGTCGTTGAGAACGTCCATTCGTGTAATCTAACGATTGGATACTCACCTGCAGCCTTGATGGCAGACACGTCATGAAGGGCCGGATTCAAAGTGAAACCTGGCCACCCGGTCTCCGGAACAAAATAGGGCGTCCCTCTCGATGTCCGCCCTTCAAGGGCAGTGTCTTGTGGTTCGCGGCCGTGCGAATAAGGTGTCAGGATGGCCGTCTTCAGTGAGCGATCGTGCCACAAAACATCGAGCAGCATTTCTATCAATCGAGCTGGCCGGACAATCTCCCAATCGTCCTCCCAATGGAGCATATAGTCGCTCGTGACAGCTGCGAAGAGCCGTCTCAACGAAGCGGCGTGGCCGCCTTCTCCCCACAGAAACTCGAAATTGGGGAAAGCTGATTCCATCCGATTGCGATCAGCATCAGATGAAGAATCATCACTGCAGAGATATCTCGTTATGAGATGTGAATCGAGACAATTCTTCTTTAGCGATTCAATTGTCCGCAGGAAACAATCGAGCCTGCGGGAAGTAGTGATCGTGAACGTTATCGATATCGGTTCATTGAACATCAAAACATTTCAGCTGCCTTGAGGCACCCAGTCGCAACACTGTAGAGCGGTTTGTCTGATCTGAAGATCTGCCCAATTTCGAAAGGCAAAGTCTTCTCATCAAACTTGGCCGCAACACGTTCAATGAAGCCCTGTGGAGAGCTAGTGCCGCCCGCCATATAGACGTTGACCGCTCCGTCGATCCTGGCACGATCCTCGTTCTCAACAAATCCAGCAACAATGCCGTCGATCACCTTCGAGATGAGAACGTCATAGTGAAGGACGATATCGAGCCCAACACGATCTTCCGGCTCAACGCCGGGCGTCAAGTCGACTGATTCCTTCCGTTTGGCAACCGTTGTCGGTGTCTCCTTCGATTTCCTCACGAGAGAACCGGCGTCGGGATCGTAACCGTGCCTTTTGGCTACTTCCGTATCAATCCAGTCGCCAGCACCGACATAGCAGAACGAGTAGATTTCCTCGCCCCACTTCACATAGCTGACGGTAACAGTGCCTGCTCCCCAGGAGATACCAATACCCGTGCCTTCACTGCCGTGCTCTTCGTCCATATCGAGGACAATGGCATGCGATTCTTTGATAGCACCTTTTCGGTCGTCGTAGGGACCGACAAGTTCGATTGTCGCGTCTGTCTCATAGCCTTCAATGATGAGATTGACGACGCGTTCGTGGTACTCGATGTTGCTGGTTCGTTTGTTGATGGCCGGGGCCGTTGTGCAGTAGCAGATTTTCAGTTCTTTGCCGAATGTGCCGATCTCATGTTCGGCCATCTCCATCAAGCCTTGAACGATACTCGCGAGGATCGTCATCGCCTCTTCGTCTTGCGAGATACCGCCTTCTGCCATTGGCCTACGTAAGGTGTCATTTTTGGCATACGCGAATTCTTCTGCGTCTTTGCCAAGCACGACGATTTGGCCGCTGTCTGGCATTTTGATCCAGCGGGCTGGCCGCTTGGTGCCGTCTGACCGGACCTTGTTCGGATCTGCGAGAAGTTTCTCAATGAACGTGGTGGCTCGTTCGAATGGCCACCAGCCATTTATCTCGGAGATATAATGCACCTTACCATCATCGTCGCGGAATGCAACGACGACGGTTTTGGTCCCAATATCGATACCCAACTGGCTCATCAGCACTCTCCTACCGGTGAAGACGTCACCGAGGCTATATACTTGGTAGTTCGGTGCAGCCGAAACTCGGCTACCTTCTGCGGGGGCGTCAACCGCCTTTGGTTCTGCGGGTGAAGATTCCTGGAGAGGTTTGCTTTCTTGGTACTCCTGATACCCCACAGCAGCTTCCGGAATCGACTCCGGCTTCGGTGGCTCCGGCTGCGGCGGACTCGGCTTCGCAACAGGTTTCTTCTGCTGCGGCAGCGTCTTGACTCTCTTCTCCACAACAGGAGGGGTGGATTGGGTCAAGCGGGTATTTTGACATTGGACTACTTTCGTTTCCTCAGCCTGGATCGTTATCTCTTTTGTGAAGTTGTGAACCGCCATCATCTTTACCGACACGAGAGCCGAAACCACCTTCTGGCCTTGGCGGTTTTTTGAGGTTGGGGGCGACAATTTCCGGCGGGAGTTCTTGGACTGATGTTGTTCCTCCGTCGAAGCCCTTGCTCTTGCTAGGTCCAGTTGATTCTGAATCGACTGGAGCAACTCGTCGTTCGCTCCAGGCATTTAGTAACTCTCTCAATAAGGTTGGTGGAAGGTGAAGCTTGCCAAGAGCACGCCACACAATCACAAGGAAGGCGATCTCGCATGCCAACGTTCCCATCAGAAAAATTGACAGCACGACCTCAATCATACGTGATTGACTCTGATTAGCGGAATACCAAGTGAAACGGCAAGCTTCCCAAGCTGATCAAGACCAAACTCGGAAAACGTGAACTTCCTCCGAGAACCCTCGGAATCAGGCCACAACTTACCTCCATCATAGTATTCTATTTTCGCTGAATGACTCTTCCCACCCACAATCTTATTGTCGCACCCGAACAATGATATTGTTCGCGGTCCAAGAAACAACGCGAAATTCACAGCCGCATGCAACGACTGCTCGAAATTGCAGAAAGGAAGCGACTCAGAGATCACCTTCCCAACAACACCCGCCAACTCAAACTGGTAGCAATCAGCCACCACTTCGCCAGCAGGAATATACTCTGCCAAAGTCCGATCGATCAAAGCCATCGGCAGAACAAACTGCTTGTCCTCGTACCTCTCCCGAAGCTTAATTGCAACATGCGACGAGTCAGTGACGACCATGTCTGCATCGAACGCCAAGCCCATGTAATCGACAGCGATGATAATATCGTGACGATATACCAAGCCAGGATCAACCAAATCGACAGAAGGACCAGGACCGACAACAGCAATTGACTTACCAGCCGCAGTGCCGTAGAGGTCATAAATACCACCAAGTTCCGGCTGCGTTCGCTGCAACAGCCAATCGATCTTATGAACCTGACGATCCTGCACCTTCATCAGATTAACAAGACGGCCAGTGTTCAACTCACTCGGCTTCACACCCCTGGCAGAATAGAACCTACTCGAATGCTCTGGCATCCAAATCTCAACAATCCGCGACAAATTGTTGACGGTGTTCTTGCTTGAATCAATGGTATGTCTGGTCGCAATATAACTGTCGTCATCGATCTCGACAGAGCCACCAAACAACCACGCTCGAATCGATAGCTCCAGGTCCTCGCCAGCACCACGGACCATCCCCTCATCAAACCCACCAAGATGCTCAAAGAAGGCCGCTGACACGACAATGCAATTTGATGAAACAGCGGGCGACTCAGCGGTCTGGAAAGCGGGACGGCTATAAAGAGACAGATCCCATCTCCAACCGAATCGCTTCCACGAATTATTCTCGGTGGACCAAAAGTCGGTGTTGAGAGTATGAATTACCGGACTCACCAACTTATTCGCGTCGTTACTGACGCGGGACACGAGGGGCTGCAACCAGTCACGCCCGACTTTGACGGTGTCTCGCAAGAAGACGAGTTCTTTTGAAGTGGCGACTTTAGCTGCTGCGTTCCAACATTTGGATCGCCCTTCGTGGTTTGTGTCTAGGATGACGGTCGCACGCGGGTTCTCGTACTTCTCACCCGTGTCGTTGCAGATGATGATATCTTCTAGCAGGTAGGACGGAGTTTTGTCGACAATTTCATCAAGCGTCTTGTCGATATACTTCGTGTCCGCTAAGTAGAGAATGACGGAAGCCATGGGTACCTCATTATTCCGTCTACGTACGCACTTTCCACTTACGCGTACCCATTTGGAGCTGAGGCGATGCCTGTTGACCTCCCAATTGAATGTCTTCTACTCCGGCCTTCCGTGCTGCCGCCGCTGTTGGTGATGGCGGTGGCGGTGGAGGTGGCGGAGGTGGGGGTGGGGGAGGCGGAGGCGGAGGCGGGGGAGGAGGGTCGCCGGTACAGGGTGCATCCTGTACCTTGGGACAATAAAAGAAGTCATCTTGGCAGCACTTGTCCTCTTCAGGCTCCGGAGCCATGACGATAGGGTATGGATATTTCCCAGGACGAACTGAATCTGGGCCGAACCATTTGACCGTCGAATCGCACGCTGGGACGTCGGTGTCCGGAATCCAATTGAACTTGTGCCTGTCATAATGCCTCCTGGTAAAACAGCCTGGCTGCGGGTCCCAATGAAGCAGATTGAGTTCCGGCAATTCGTCGGCCTCAAGTTCTACTTCAAAACGATTGACTCGTTTGCACTCTTCCAGAGTCATCTCAGCCGCAGCAAAGACGCTCTTTAGAGCATTGGTGTTCGCTAGTGTGCCAGAATCAGGAAGCAGACTTACCTTATCAACGCATACCTCAGAGAACAATTCAGAACACAGTGTGAAAATGATTTCACGATCGCAATCAAGCCTCGCATTGACGATCGGGCAAGTAGCCACAATGTTGGTATCGTCGATGAGGCACTCGACGACCTTGACCTTGCACTCACCCGGTTCGCCCTTCAGACCATTCGGACCTTTCTGGCGAGATTTGATACACCAGTCATCGACACTTAAGTCAGACCACTGATTCCCAGGCTCGAGAATAATCGAGCCGCACACAATATTCGTCACAGGATCGAACTCAATCGTATTCGCCGTGCGAACAGTATCAACTGCGACGCCGGTGCCCGACACAGTCACCTTAGTCGGATCAGATGGATTCACTTCAACAACAACACTAGGAGTGGTCGCTACAGTCGATCCAGTTGGAAAGACAGAGACCAAACTCAACGGAATATCACACAAGCTATTTTGAGCCAAAATGCCCATGCTCCGCTGAGTCAAAAGCTCTCTAGTCCGCTGGAGCTTTGGCATCACCTCGTCACGAGGGTCCCGGCCTGTGTAATAGACCGCCAGATTGTGCATCTGCTCCTTCTGAGCAGCCGTGCTACCAATCGGCAGACTGACTTCAAATAGCCGGATAGAAATATTCGGAACAACATCGCCCGGAAGAGGTACCGGGCCGTCCTTCACCAACGGAGTCGGCGTAAAGATGGCAAAATCCATTTGATCGCCATTGACAGCGGACGGAGAAAAGCACACCTCCGCCGCACCAACTATACCAGGCAGACCAGTATCACCTTTGTCTCCCTTCGGCCCTCTGGTACCAGGGCATACTTCCTTCATCAAGATCTGGAAGAACCGACCCTTATCGACCTCGATACGAAGACAGTCTTCCCCTTCCTGACGAAATCGGAAGAGTTTGTCACTCGATCGGAAATAATACCAATACGCATCCCGACCAGGGAGCAACTTCAGGGTAGAGAGATTCGGATCAAGATCAACGTAGGATTGCAGCTTGCGAAGAATCGAGAAAATGTCTGAGGTGATCAGACCATTATTCTGTTCCGTGACCAAAGGGGCCGCAGCGATCGTTCCTGCTGAAATCCAACCATTACTGTCCGGGTCGTATCGCCACCTATTACCGTAGCGATCGCATATCTCATCTCCCTCGACCCCTTTTCGAGGCAAGCGTGGTTTGGTTATGCAAGTATCAGTCGCCATACTCATTTCTCAAGAGGACTTGAATTCTTCCAGAATAGCACGTATCTCGCTGTCCTCTGATTTATTTTTCGCCAGATTGACCCATTTGCAAACCAATTGCACATTCTCTTTAGAGTACGGTCCGGAATTCTGGATACGGTCAAGACTCACCCGTTTCAAACAATGCCTGGCGATCGTCATCCCCATCCCAGTAATCGCACATTTCCCATCTTGTCTGTCCCACAGCTCTTGTAAGAACTGTGAATCAATTGATACTTCGATCGTTCGAAGCCCACGGCTTTTACGGGATTTGGCCGCATTCAACAAAGTGTAAAGAGCACCCGACAGGGTTTCGTCTTTCCACTTCTTTATAGATTTCTTCTGAGATTCGGCGAATTTCTCAGGATTCCGTTCTCGCCATGATTCGTTATATCCCTGGACCTTGTCTTTATTGCGTTGCCGCCAGTCTCGGTCATATTGTTTCTGTGCTTCGGTTTTAGCCATGATTGCTCCTATCTTTACTCTATGTTTGCAAAAGATAGAGATCAGCACATCAAAACAAAATTAGAGTATGAAACTCCGGCAAATCACCGAAAACGACGAGTACGAAGGACTCGAAGACGACGACGAGTTCATGGAAGGCTGCATCTACTGCGGCATGACCCCAGACGTCACCGACATCATTCAATTCGACGGCGAAGACGTCTGCGTCGATTGCATCGAAGAACGCCCTATGTACGAATGGCTGCGAGACAATCCAGAGAAAGCCAAAGAACACCTCTGGAAGCTCACCGAGAACGAACTAGCCAAAGACGGCGAGGCATACGGACTTGGCAACATCGAAGTCGAAGAAGTGTCACGTCATAAAGGCAAGATCAAACTAGACTTCACAGTGACAGCCCACTCTGGCTACTACAACAACCCACAATCCACCGCCGAAATCCTGGCTGCCAGAGTCAAAGCGGCTCGTAACGCATCATCAACAGCTCGGGGGTGGTAGACTGGACGGATAGACGAACGGGATTCCACTGTCCGGGAAATCCCGCAGCAGGTGTCTGAAGTAATCTTTCACCTTGTCATGCACCTGATTATGCTCCAAGATCTCCCTGGAGTCAAGCCACACATGCTCAGAGTGTTGGCTGTCCGTAGTAATGTCGTCTTGCAGTATCCGCAAGAGATAAGCTGACACGACGTAGTGAGTCGAGATTCCTTCGACCTCCAGGAAATTGTCGTGATAGATGTGATCCCAGGTACCGATCGACTCGGCTTCGGCAATATCGAGTCTGACTCCAAGCTCTGTTTCAGTTATCCTTGCGTAGGCATCACCCATCTTCTCGCCTTTGAGAATCACGCCACCAAAGGTGAACAACCAGCCTTTAGCTGGCCGGTTGACGCGAAGGCCAAGAAGGAATTTACCGTCTCTCCTCTGCACAAGCAGATCAATCGATGGTAGTGGTGCGAGTGTGAGGACTTTGAAATAGTCCTCTTGTGATAATTTCTGCGTCATGATACTGTCGCCGGGCAGATTTCCTTGTTATTCATACCTCTGTTATGTAACTCAGTGACGAATCTCCTGAATTTTTCGACAGCTTCAGGATAGCTGTCTGCTTCGAGCGTCGCCTTGATTCCGAATTCTTCACAGGTGATTTCCCATGTTCGGATTTTGACGAATCTCACGAGGATTGCATTCATAGTTCGATTCTCCCCCCGTCCTAATCGCAAAAAACCTTTTTGGGTTTCTTTTTGACCAGAACGGGATAGCGGACTTGCCGCTCTTAGATCTCAGGAAAGCTCCAACACTACGTATCGAATGGGGGGAAGATCGTGTTGGTCGAACCCTGGTCTGTTATCCTGCCGTCGTCAACTCCCGCCAAGGAGTCCGAACGCTCTATCAGTTTTGGCGTTCTCAGGATATTCGAGTTACTTGGTGAAACATTACAGCTGCCGATGCTTCCAGGCTTTACACTCGAGATCAACATTTTCGGATAAGTGCCAATGGCTCTGTTTTGATTAGACCACTCGAGACTGCCTGATGGTACACCGGATAACCCCAACTCGTTTTCACCAAGCCTGTAGTCATCCCAGTCACGAGCACCGCGATGTCTCCCATCGGGTCGGCTCAGTGTTACTTTTAAGCACTGCTTCATGCAGCGTGGTTGAAGCGGGTGACCCGACTTTGCCGAAACCCGGACTCCAAAGAGTCGCAAGAACACCCTAAGAACCCTATTGCTTCAACCGACTGGAACTAACAGACGTCAGCACGGCAAACAACGCCGCTATGTCAACGGTAGTTGGGCTAACCGTCAGCCGTTAAATACCGAAACCCTGGAAGCGAAGATAGAATGAAATTCCAGGAGACCACAGTGAAACTCTGCAAGATCGTCAACGAAGAATCCAAACCCGTCGTAGGATGGCGGGAATGGATCGGCTTGCCAGATCTTGGAATCGAATCAATCCCCTCCAAAATCGACTCAGGTGCTCGCACAAGTGCCCTTCACGCCTCCGACATCCACGAATTCGAAGAAGATGGCATACTCTGGGTCAAATTCAGCACAACAGACGGCCAAACAACCTACGACATCGTCGCTGAAGTAGTCGACCACCGCGACGTCAGAAGCTCCAACGGAGATGCCGAACGACGTCCCGTAATCGTCACAGACATCGAAATGTTCGGACAGAGATGGCCCATCGACATCACACTCGCCAATCGAAACAAGATGGGTTACCCGATGTTGCTCGGCCGACAAGCAATCTCAGGCCACATGCAAGTCGACACATCAGATTCATTCGTCACAAAAGAATCGTACGAAGGACTTGAAGACGCCGACGAGTTCGAGTATGAGGAGATGGTCTCGTGCGACAATTGTGGTGTCGAATACTTCGCACCAACGGCTAATCTCACTCTTTGTGAATGCGGTAGTGCATTCTGTGACAGATGTTCGCCAGGAATTGACGGCGAGAATGAGGAAGCGTTTGATCGTCAGCCTGAAGAATACCGAAAATCATTCTCCGTCGATCAATACGGGGATATACTTAAATGCCCTGTTTGCACTGGTTATTACAAACAACAACTCGGTGAATCGTACGAAGGACTTGAAGACGCGGACGAGTTCGACGCTGATGATGATGAGGTCGAAGTCCTCAATGTGATGGGTTTTACGCCTGATTCACTTGGTATCCCACCAGAGCTGCAGGAGAACGGGCTTGAGTTGAGTGATGGCAATAGTGCTTTGTGGGACGCTTCTGAGGAGCGTTGGTATCATGAGCATGATCCTCATTGGACTCTCAATGAGAGCGAATATTGGGGATTGGAAGATGAGGACGAATTCGACGATGGCTCGGATCAGCAGGAGATCGAGGAGGTAGATCTCTGGTTTCATGCTAATGACGTGCGTGTTGTCGAGAATGGCGGTATTGTTGATATCGTCGACAGCCATGGCGTTCTTGAGGGTCTTCCTGATGGTCGTAGGTTCGGTGATGATATTCCGATAGATCGGATCGTCACTGACACGAATCCACATATGACGCATCTGCCGCCGGGTCATGAAGCGAGAACGTATCCGCAGGAGTGGCTCGTACTCCATATCAATGATACGTATGTCCTTGCTTGGGAGATTGGCAAGGATGATGGGTGGCAGACTCTTACTACCGAGCAGGTAGATGAGATGAATGGCATGTAGTTCAACGAGTTAGTACTCGGAACTTTGTTCTGAGAACACCTTCCTGAAGTCTAATGGTTCAGTGAGGTTTTTGCGAAAGTGATGAGCATCAATTAGGTCATCAATTCGCCGCCACATCTCTGTTAGCGTTATCTCACCTCGTGCGAACTCGTCGACAAGGTTCTTGATCACGTTTTGATCCTTTTGCTGCCCGGTAGCCTCCTTGCTGTTTACATTCTCATTGTATATTTGATCTTTGGTCATTTCGACCTACACTTCTGCCTCTTCTAGAGCATATTCTTGATCGCCTTCGTGCACTACTTCAGCGTGCCTTTTGAGCAGAATATCACGATCAAGATCTCGGGCACCTTTCTGGTCTGCTGACAAGAACGCTGTAAACAGATTACTGTGTTTGGACGTGTCCACCCCTTTGGTGATTTGTGATTTCTCTTCCTTCTTCGTGAACATGTCCCACCACCGCACGGAGCGGGCTCCGAGTTCTATTAAGAACTTACGCATCTCGTGCTTTTCATCCTGGGTGTATTCCCGCTGCAGACCAACGCGAATCATGTTGTTGGCAACTTCCGCCTTTGTCTTTTGGGGCAGAAGCTCATCGAGGAAAGTGTGGAATTGAGGCGGCGGTGTCTCATCAGGAAAGAACTTCTCTCCGGCTTTCCAGATGTTGATGAATTTGTGTGAATCAGCCTCAAGATCATAAACGTAAAATCCGTGTGCGACGTCTCCCTCGTCGAATTTGAACGGAATTGGCGATCCTGGGTACCAGCAGTTTTCGCCAATTTGTTGTTTGCTGTGGAAATGGCCTGTATAGATCCGATGAAACGGAGTGTGTTCGAAGTTGACTACGGACCAGTCCTGTAGCAAGAAGCATGTGTTGTAAAGGGCACCACGAACACCGATGTGTGTCAGTAAGCTATCACCTTCCTGGACTTGTTTCTCGATTTCGTGCACTACTTGCATGAACGATTTCTCGTACTGGATGAATGGCAGGACCCAAAATCGTCGATCGTCCAGTTGCAGCAGTTTGACATCATCGATGACTGTGAGGTGTCGCCTCATCGCGTCGAGACTGTTGGTATCCCACGAGTGCCGCAGGAACATGTCGTGATTTCCTGGGAATACGATCCATTGTTGCCCATATTTCGTTACTGTTTCCTCGAAGAAAAGAGCTGATTTTGACAGCACATCGATCCCGATCGACGTCCGATCGTGATAGAGGTCGCCGAGGACCAGTACGGTGTCAATTCCCGCCGCGTGGCAATACTCACGGATCACACGGGTGGCGTAAATTGTATCGTTCAATTTGTCCGGAACGCCGAAGTGGATATCCGCTGTGATGGCTACTTTTGACATTTCAGGCTCTTTTACGTGGATGGCTCGCTTGCAACATTATTTACGGGCAATACATCTCAACGAACCGAATCCAATTGGCTGGTGTCTATGTTGTACCTGACAATGCTCGACAATTACGAAACTACCAGCTCGGAAGCTGGAAACGAGCACTTGGAAGGTATGATCCATGTCAGACCGGAGCCACCAAAGAACCTTGAAGATCCTGAGGTTCCTGATCATGTATTAACGATCGACCTAGTTACAGTCGATATTAGTCCTGATCCCAAGCCGCGAGGTATGAAAGGCTGGAATCGGTTAAAGGGCAAAACGGCCCATTGGGATAATGCTGATTGGAAAATCGCTGAAGTCCAACCAATTGAAAACGGAGATTCTTGCTTTGTCTGGATTGAAAGATTGTCGCCATGAAACGCAACAAAGGCTTCCCCTACCGGGAGAAGAAAAAGCAAAAATCGAAGCTGCCTGAGGACCGGCGTCCTCATATCTCCGTCCGTATGCCCTTGCGTGGGTGGGTCCGAAGAGAAGAACTTGAAGAGGCAACTGGCGATGTAGGCTTCTATATCCCAAGCCTGAAATACATCGAAGACAGTGGCAGACCGAATTGGACTCGTCAAGAAGCCCATACTCTCATCGATTCCTACGCCAATATCGCCTGGAAGGACAACCAGGAATTTCGCCGCAATATGGCAAAACTCGCCGGGCACTTCATGAGCTTGTTCGACAAACAGAAAGGACTCTGTGCTCTCACCGATCTCCCACTACTCGGTGCACCGGGCATGAAGCATTACGGAATTGGGATCGACTTGCTGCATAAAAAGCGTGGGCCAGTGAAGGGCAATATTCGCCTTGTATCATGCCCACTCGCAGTCATGCGATACCGCTATCCGCAATATGCGACACAATCCGTGGCTTTGCCGAATCGCAAGCACTACCCGAACTTCGACATCACGTATGCGATCGCCCACACCATTTATTGGTACATCGACCGTAAGGTGCCGTTCAAGAACTTGCCAATCAGAGTCGAATTCCCGCCAGAAAGCGATCAACGGCCGTCGTCACGCTACGACACCAGCAAGGGAATGATCAAATTCCTGTGGGTCTACGCCGATCCGTCGTTATCGACGTATAATGACCTGAAAATCTCGCAGGATTCATTTTTCAGAGTCTATCTTGATGGAGCAGACCTACGACTCGAAGGCACCGACAAGATCGTGGAGCGGCATATTCCGTTGACAGATCCAAGCTTTGACATCGAGAAAGAGATTTGTGACGCTGTGAAATTATGCTTCAGGCGAGGGCTGCACATCAAATTCCGCAAATCTTCATACTAATCCCCAGCAAAAGATACGCTGGAGGATTCGAAATGTTCAACGCCGTACTTCTTTCACTCAGCGATGGTCAGTCGTATGAGAATGTCCAGGTCTGTGAAGACGGAGACATGGACAAATACGGTATTCCGAAGATTTTCGAAGAATGGACCGGCTGTTTCTTCGCTGACGGAAAATGCATCGTAGTGCACCACTGGAAGATCAAAGTCATCCAGATCGACAAGCTACAGCGGAGCGGGAAGGGTTCTTTGTACACAGAACGTCTCGTGCTTGATGGCGACATTCTGTATGCTCCGGCTACGATTATCTCGCACGAGGTCTGTCATACGTTAGGAGTCCCACACTTCTTCGTAAAGCGTGGTGGAATTGCCGGACAACTGACGTGGTCATGCCCGCACGGCACATTCATCACTCACGACACGAACGTTGTGAGTATCATTGTCAATGATCCAAGACCAAAAGGCATCACAAGAGCACACCAGCCAGGAGTCGATTCTATCACACCGACTCAGGTAATTCGAGCTGCAAATGCTCCAGAGACTGTTCATGGGAAATTGGCTCCTCGAAAATCGAGATTCTCATGAAACTTGGCCAAATAGCCGAGAACTACGAAGGTCTCGAGGACGCTGATGAATTTGGCGATACCGGATTCCCTGATGTATGGGAATTGGACGAGACACTGAAGGCCGTTATTAGAAGCGGCAAGATGGTTTCTGCGGAGCCGGTTGGTGATTCTTGGAGCGACGATCATATCCCTTGTATTCAAGCTCGTATCAACATGGTCGACGAGTATGGTGAGACATGGGAAATTGAAGTGACGTTGATGTGGTGCGGCCAAAACATCGTTGGTGGCCTACACTATTGTCCGAACAATCCAAAACTTCTATCGGACATTCACGACCATCTCATGTATTCAGTCAACGACTGATTTGCGGTTGAGTGCGAAGGCTGCAGCTGTATTGTAGTCGCGGAGACTCCGCCCGCAGCCCTGGCACGGAAGAGACGGAATGGCAACAGAACTTGAACAGGCTCCTGTACTGCGACCGCCAGTACGCTTCAATCCAGACAAAATCGATGATCATTTCCCAATGCTCTCGTACCGAGAGGGCCAGCGGGCGGCAATCGAATTCGCCGTCAACGCCTTCAATTCTGGGAAAAGAATCGTAATCATCGAAGCCCCGACCGGCAGTGGCAAGTCTGCTGTAGCCATGACCCTTGCCGATATGGTAAATGACGCTTACTATCTAACGATCACCAAAATCCTTCAAGACCAGTTGAGCGGCGATTTTGGCGAAGAGTCAAGCTACCACGACCCGGTGATCGAGTTGAAAGGCCGAAACGCCTACCCGTGCACTTTCTGGAGCAGATACGGTAAGAGTTACGTCACCAAGAAGTTGTGGTCACAATCCGAGCTTGACGACATGATCGACAAGCACGGTAATTGTGCTGACGGATTCTGCCGAACGAAATGGAATCAAGAACCTGGCAAGAAGAAAATCCGGAAGCACAAATGTGACAAGTGCTTTCAGACTCGCGAGGAAGACCAAGCTCAATCTTGGAAGGTGAAACTCCCGGCGGGTTCATTGGATCATCTGCCGCCTGGGTTCGAGTACAGCACATGCCCGTACTATGAGCAGGTCTTCAAGGCGATCGCTAATCGCAAATGCGTAATGAATTTCTCAAGCTTTCTGTTCCAGACTTCATTGACACCGCGATTTGACGTTCCTCGTAATCTGATGGTGATCGACGAGTGTCACAACGTCGAGCCAATTCTTCTCGATTTCGTTTCGTTGACAATCAACGATATGCAGTTGCAGGAACACGGGATTTTTATCCCAGAACTCGATTCGGCCGACGCGTATGCGATTTTCTTTCAAGATGCGAAGATCGAGCAGACTATCATGGAGGTTATCAAGCAGGCCCAGGTCGATGAGAAGAATAAGCTTGTGGACGAATTGTCTCGAACTCTGAAGAAGTACGAGATGTTCATGAAGCATGTCACCACGACGGGAGCTGAATGGGTCGTCGAGTATGAGGAGAAGAATGATGGGAAAGGTGGGATTTCTCACCGATCCGTTACTTTGCGGCCTGTCTATGCGATGAGCTTCCCAGAGGAGCTTCTGTTCAAGTATGCCGACAAGGTTCTGATGTTGAGTGCGACCGTGCTCGATGTTGGCGTTATGTGTCGATCGTTGGGTATCGATCGAGACGAGGTCGCGGCATTCAGAATGAAGAACAGGTTCCCGGTTGAAAACAGGCCGATTTATCTAGATCGTGTCGCCAAGATGACTGGTGGCAAGGATAAGATGGGCGAGTGGATGCCAAAGGTCATCAAACGTGTCGACGAAATCGTGTCTGCTCATCCTGACGAGAAGGGGATCATTCACACGCACAATTTCGCGATTATGGACAACATTCTGACGAAGTGTAGTCCGTCTACGAAGGCGAGATTATGCAACCAGCGTGACTTCCGCGACAAGGCTGAGATGCTTGAGTTTCATTCGCGGAATCCTGGTAATGTACTTATTGCCCCTGCGATGCATGAGGGTATTGACCTTGTTGGTGATCTGAGTCGATTTCAGATTATTTGCAAGGTTCCGTATCCGAATTGCTTTGATAATGAGCAGTTGGCTCGGCGAGTTGAGATCGACCGAAAATACTATGATTGGTTGACGGCTCTCAAACTCGTTCAGTCGTACGGACGCAGCATCCGTAGCGTTGATGATTACGCCGTCACTTACATTCTAGATGAAGCGATTGACCGCTTTCTCAAGGTGACGAAAAAGATGCTGCCGGATTGGTTCTTGGAAGCTATTCAGGATGGCGACTAATCTTCACATCCATGGTCTAATTCCTGGCTGTAGAGTCGCTCTTTTCGAAATAGCTGGCGAAGAGATAAAGTCCGAAATCTTCAACGAACGGGTCTTCTGGTGGACTATCACCAAGCAGATCGAATTCAAGGGTGACGCCCTGTTGCGTGTTCGCTGTGGTAGCGTCGCCCCTTTCTTGCCGTTCGAAAGCACGCTGGTAATCGACAACGACGAAATCTCCGTCTCTGCCGTGATGGTTCGAGACAGCGTCGTTATCACCGACGAAGCTTTACCAGCGGCGTCGAATGAATTTTGTGCCGCAATGGTAATGTGGGCCAAAGAAGCGTTCCACTCCAAGGTCCATCTACAGCACAACGACGTCGTGATAGACGGCGTTGGTATTATAAGGTGTCAGCTTGGCGTGGTGCTAGCCATTAATCAGGCCGGTGCTCAAGTACGATACCTGTGGGAAGACCCAGCCCTCTTCGATTTGATACTGGAAGCTTTCAATGTCTCGTGAATGTGGTGAATGCCAACTCTGCTGCGTACTCATCGGAGTTGAAGAACTCGGGAAGTATCCACACCAAGCGTGTCAACATCAGTGCGAGACCGGCTGTGCGATCCACGAATCACGGCCGCGTGAGTGCCGTACGTATCAATGCCACTGGCGTTCAGACGAGACAATCCCAGAAGAATTGCGTCCCGATAAGCTGGGATGCATCGTCGACATCCATGACACGCCGATCGGGCTCGCTGTGGTCATTCATCAGCAGCGTCCGAACCAGTGGCAAGACAGACACATCGCAGAACTACTACAGCGTTTGGCCCATCACAACAAGTGTTGGATCTATGCTATATATGGCAACGACAGGCAAGCGATCTTCCCAGAATGGGCCAAGCAGCAGCAGCGGAAATTTGACACGATGGCAGAATCTGGGTCGATACCCGAGATGTACGGACATATTGCACATCCAGACGAGTAAAGGTAATGCTTGAACTGAAATCAGTCGCCTGGCGAAATTTCATGTCGTACGGCGACTACGAAACAGCTCTACCACTCGATTCACTTGGTCAGTGCTTAATCACTGGTGAGGTCGTCGACAACGATAAGTCCATATTCGATACAAGCTCCGATTTCCAGATTGCCAAATCAAACGGTGCTGGAAAATCGACCATCGTCAACGTGATTCAGTGGGTCTTATTCGGCAGGACAATGCATTCAGGCAGTCCTGGGGACAAAGTCGTCAATTACTTCACAGGGAAGGACTGTGTCGCCACCCTTGAATTCAAGAACGGCGATTTCATTACCAGAACCAGGAAGTCCGGCGGCCACAACGAGCTACACTTCGTCAAGGACGGTAACGAATTCAACCTGACGAGCGATACTCTGTCGACGCAGAAGAATCAGCAGAAGCAGCTCAACCGCGAGTTTGGTCTCGATTGGGAGCTTTTCTGCGGCTCCGTTTTCTTCAACCAGTACGGCAAGCCATGGATGGAAATGGCTGAGCCAACCAGGAAGAAGGCAATCGAACGAGCACTTCACGTCGATCGATTCACCTATTACGCCAAGAACGCGAAGGGCAAATGCGAGGCACTGGACCGAAGCGTTGAAACTAAGCGGGAGCGTATTAGCACACTCTCGAGCAACATCACTCGTTACGAGGCTGATATCGAGAGACTTATCGCGGCATCACAGAATTACGGAGCCGATCGTGACAGACGGATCACGGAAGCACTCCAGCAAGCAGTCGAGGAGAAGAAAAAGCGGGACGAGATCGAAAAGCCTGACCTTACGCAGCTGCAGGCGAAGTGGGACGTGGTCAAGAAAGTCGAACAGCAAATCGCGGCCAAAAGGGAAGCCCTCAACTCACTGACCAGAGTGATCGCCGAACTCGATGGTACAGTTAGTTCGCTCAAGAAGAAAATCAAGACTTGGGAAGACAAGACAGGTGAGATGTGCAATACCTGCGAACAGGAAGTTCCAGCAACTCATACAGCCGCCAAGATCGATCCAATCCAGAATCAACTGACTGAAGAAACTGAGAAGATAGAGGCCCAGCGGGCGGAGCTGGAGAAACTTCGCAACACCATCAAGACGGCCGAAACTCAGCTGGAACAACGTAAACCGAAGATGACAATGCGGGCTGCCAAGGACCTACATGAATCGTGGAATCGACATGATAAAGCAATGAAGCGTCTGAAATCAGACGCTGAGAAGATTCAAAACGAAAAGAATCCTCACGAAGTGTCGATTAACAATACCCGCGAGACGATTTCGAAGGCAAGAAAGGAGATCGACAAGGTCGATAAGGAGATCGAACAAGAGACCTTCCTAAATCGCCACTATGCCTACATCTACAAAGCGTACAATGACCGCACCAAGATCAAGAGTTTCGTTTTCCAGGATCACGTCCCGTTCATCAACAGTAGGCTCCGCCATTACCTCGACGTATTTGGACTTGATGTTCAGATAGAATTAACTCCTGCACTCGGAATTTCGAGCAACATGTGGGGGTATGAGTTCGAGTCTGGTGGTGAGCGGAAGCGAACAGACGTCGCTTTCATGCTCGCGATGTTCGATTTCCACGAGCAGATGTACGGTCGCCAGTGCAATCTACTTGTCCTGGATGAAGTGGATGGCCGCCTTGATGATGACGGCATCGATTCGCTGATCAACATCATCAAGAACGATCTGGCACCGAAGGTCGAGACGATCCTTATCATCTCGCACCGAAACCTAATGCACGACACTTTCCCAAGAGAGCTGAAAGTGATCAGGACCGATCGGTTCTCACAAATCCTCATGGATGCAGCGTGAAGGTTCTTGTTGCGTCAGCCCACCTTCGCACTTCTCGCGGAAAGCTTTGGCGTGATCTTCAGTGGAAGTTCCTGAGCGAGAATGCCGACGTCGATTTCGATTACGCCGTCGTAGCCAATGGGACGAGTCCTCAGCTTTATGAGAACGCCAAGTTCGTTCTCCCTATGACGGACGCGACTCATCTTGCTTGTATCCGCGAAATCCTCGGTTTGTTCAGGGAGCATGAACGGTATACTCACCTGCTCTTGTTGGACAGTGACGCGTGGCCGGTTCGCCCGTGGTTTGAGATTTTGGACAGCCTGTTAGCGAGGTTCGATAATGTCTACGCGGCTCCCATGCGGGCGGAGAACTATGATGATTTCCCTCATCCTTCGGCTGTTCTCATGGCACGCAACGTTGTGGAGTGGGCTGATTTTGGTGGCAGTAATAAGTACTATAATTTATTGGGTCAGTCTGTCAATGATGTCGGTTGTGGGATGGATCAAGGGAAGAGGTCGGGCCGTCTTTGGCTTCCTCTGATGAAAACTAACATGTGGTCGCCACACCCGTTGTTCGCATCAATCTACGGCGATTTGTTCTATCATCATGGGGCTGGGTCGAGAGAGCCTGGGATTCGGTTGGCAGGGCTTGGAGTTTACGACCACATTCTGAAGCGGCAGGACCACAGGAAAATATACAATAGAGTTACCAGAGAGCTGAAGCGAGACCCTGATGGCTTCATTGGAAGATTGCGTGGTCTAGATGGATTCCAGAACAGTTGACACTCTGAAGCATGTGTCGAACACCGAAGTGATTCGGCGTTTGCTGATTAAGTATTTTGTCGACAAGGGATTCTTCGAGAGCTTCGACCGTCAACTCTATCCTGCCGCTATGCAGGACCTCCCGTTCGTGGTTCCGGCTCTGGCCAGCAAAATTGAGGTTGTCCCCCACGCAGAAAACATCGATACGGCACTCGGCAAGGCCGTGATTGGATGGAACCTGTTCTGCCTTGGTAATCAGAGGATGTATCTCGGCGAGACACATCACAACAATCTGCAGGATTTGGCGAGGCAGATTAAGAGCGGCATGATTATGCCGGAAGGGACACAATCGTCAGCACGTCGCCAAACGACTCCGCGAAGAGTGGTTGCTTTCTTGACGCGGGTGCTTGGCGACCATCAGGCTGGCTACGTGGATCTTGCTCCGATCACTAGGCCGGTTTCCCAGCCGGGCGATGTCTACGGTGCCCGTCGCAATGCGATGAGTGGTATGCCGCAGCAGTTCTTCACCCGGTCTGGTTACGGCACCTAGTTCTTGGGCACCAGTCCGTGGGCGAGGCACACGGTCCTGATGTTCTCCATGTAGATGTTCACTGACCGGGTCGTAATCCCGAGAAACATCGCGATGTGATTCTTCTTCGGTCGGTCGTCACCAAATCGTTCTGAAAACTCGTCGTAGACATCGCCGATGCCGCATTGGATGTCGAAGATCTTTTGACAGTCACCTTCTGGCAGCGACTCTCGTACAGCGATCATCACGTCCGTGGCATCGATTGTTGCGATGTGATCGTCCTGGTCCATTTTCTGTGCTCCAACGGTCCTGAACGAGAGCTGGCTGATCGTGAAGCTGTCACTTTCATCATCGCTCCCGCTCTTGGTGTGGTTATCGAGAACCAGGACGTGTTCCGGCTTGGAGACGTACGCTTCTAGGTCTCCGGCATCCGCGTTTTCAACGACCTGAATCTCTGACGGATTGCAGAGGACTTCAATCCCAAGTCCTGTTGCTTTCTTCCGCAATACGGCAAGCTCGGCCGTGAGTTCAGGCGGTGTGAGGAGACCGACAACGTTGATGGTGTATCGTCCATTGGACGGGTTGTCAACGTGCGAGTAGTTGAAGTCACATTTGAGGCGTGACAGCTGACCGATGATCTCTTCCGTGATCACCTTGTCGGCACGTCCGACGATTTTCTGTGGCTCCTTGCGGTGCTCTTTTCGGACGTTCTCTGCAAGTTGCTGGCGGAAGTAGTTCCAGACGAATTCGCCGAAGAATTTGACGAGCTGGGTGTCGTCATTGATGATGTCGTTCGGGTTTTCGTACTTCTTCTCGCCTGGAATCCAGTCGATGGGCGATTCGCACTTTGGTGCTCGCTTCGTCTGGTCGAAGTATTTGTAGCTGTCCTGGAAGACGTCGAAGGTGACGTAGCTGCCGACTTCGAGGTCGGTGTCACCGGCGTCTGTCACGCGGACTTGCTTACAGTTGGGGCATTTGTCCGCTTGGCGGTTGATCTCGCGTGGGACGCCCTGTTGCGTGATCCAGGTGTCGGAGCCGCAAGCTCGGCAGTGGAAGGTGTACTTGCGGTGGTAGAATAGCTCGACGGTCCCCTTCCAGACCGCGATTTGGTACTCGATGTCGCCGCACTTCTTGTCGCTGGCGTAGTCGGCACCGATTGTGTTACCAAGCTCTTCGATGACACCTGCTCGGTGTCTGGCCATTCCAGGATGGGTGGCGACGTACTCCACGATGCTTTCGACGTGGAGCTTTTCATCTTCGGTCAGGTTCGCCATCGTTACATTGGCGAGTGAACCCCTGAGATAGAGTTCGGGCATTTGGCGTACGAGGGCCATGAATTCCTCCGGTTGGGATAGTACGTCCTTGAAACGTTGCACATGTTGTAGTAATTAGTAGCACGTCCCGCGAATACATCCGTATTTGGGGGAGTACCTTCCGGTCGTCTTGTTACAAGGGGAACACGATGAGTCAATATTGCGACAGCAAGGTTTTGGAACAGAACTGGTTCAACTGGCTGCTGTCTTCGTCCGTTCCGGAACTCGAGCCGTTCCGTAAGGCGGGAGTTTTGTGGACGAAAGTCGTGGGCACTGTTAGGCGGGATGACGGGACGGAAATCCTCCGTCACGGAGTGCCCTTGGCAGATCCATCGTACCCTACCAGAGCCCATTGCATTGCTTTGGGGCATCCGGTGTACTTGAACAGTTACAATGGTGTTCCGCAGTCTGCTGGTACTGTCTTCATCGCCGGGGAGCCGACCCCCGTTACCTTGTTCGATCTCGTCAGCGAGCTGCATCTCCTTTCGGACGCGTGGTTTCACAACCTCGGGAATCCACTGAGTCAACATGAGACCCTCCCGCACATCGAGGTCAATGGGTATATTCGGGAGGTGCCAGAAGAGGTATCTTGGCACGCGATCCTGGGCGACATCGACAAGATCTGCCAGGGGATCGCGATGAAGTTCAAGCAGCCGTCAGAAGAGGAGAGATTGGACTTGGCGAATGAAGCCCTACTCCAGGTCACCAACAAGCTTGTCAATCGCAAGCTTGTGTACACTCCGGGTAAGGCACCAGTCTTCAATCTTCTCACAACGACGATCCACCGCTGTATGTATTCGATTATGAATCGGCGGACCAACAGAAGGCAGGGTCAAGCCAAGCTGCTAGAAGATGCCCAAGCAGGCATCCTGCCAGACTCACAACGGTCATTACGCACGCCGACGCGACGAACCATTAGATCACACTGAAGGTTTCGTGTCAATACCGGATACAGAGCGTGCCATCTCCTTCAAATACATCCGGAGTGTTTCTCTCGAACAACGTTGATCCCCTCTCGATGCTAGCACGTATTTGTACGTTAGGGAGCGAGATCACAAGTAAGCGAGATTCCTCCAATGACAGATCGAGCACCCACGGAGGGACAGCCACCAGCTGCGGTGAAAGAACTTCTGGCAGACCACCAGGAAGTCTTGGTCGTATTGCTTGACCCAGACACTACCACTGAAGGCGAATCTACAATAGCATGTTTCATGAAGCTCGAAGAGAAAAGCCGATTGTCAGCTTACCTCCAAAAGCTTCTGCAGCAGTTATTGAAGACAAGCAGTGCCAAATCAGGTGGTCACATCGCGACTCAAACCACAATTAGTCCGTAAAAGGACTATCGTTCGAGTCCCCCCGACAGTTAAAGTTGTTGTCAAGAGCGTCGCCGGGGAGCCAAAAGTCGCAAGACCGGATCAGATCAAGCAATTGAAGCAGATCCGTATCCGCTCCAACAGTGCACAACAGCAAGCCTCCCCACCGCCACAACAACGAGCAGTCCCACCACCGTCGAACGCCGTAGTTCAAGGCAGAAACAGACGAGGTATCAGGCGTGCGACTAAGGTCAAGTACATCACACGTGGTGTCTCGCCAGAGTCAATCGCCAAAATAAACGCTCTCAGGAACGCCGGACGCGGGAAAATCCTGATCATAGTCGGAAACGGACCATCCATTAGCGAAGCACCTCTAGATAAGCTCCGCAATATCCGTAACATCGACACTCTTTCTATCAACAAGCCCGACGACCGGCTTTGGCCGACTTCTCACTGGGCATTCTTCGACGGTTCGCAAATGCGGAGACACGAAGCATTGTGGACCAGCTACGGTGGCTACATCTTTAATAGCACGGCCATCAAAAGGCAAAAAGAGAAGTCGATGCAATTCAAGAATCTTGGCGGGCACGGCTTCAGTCGCGACATGTCAAAGGGGCTTCACATCGGACGTTCCTCGGTTTACGCCTCTATGCAGATTGCTCTTTGGATGGCATACGAGCACATCTACATTTTCGGTTGCGACATGAACCCAGCAGGGCTGAACGGCAAACTACACTTCTACGGAGTGAATCCTGACGTCGATCCACACAATCGTGCTGAACGATTCCAAAAGGAAGCTGAACACTACGATACGGCTGCCAAAGCACTTTCTCCAGAAGAGCGTGCGAAATTCACGTTCTGCACGGAGTACAACCCTTGGCAGTTCGTCGATTCGTTCAACAAGATGAGCCACAAGGATGTCAGTAAGATTCTGGAACACGCTGCGAAGCTGTAGAACTACAGTCGCAACAATGCTCCGAGTTGTTGTATTGAAGTAGCATGCGTGGTAGAATATATGTGGGCACTAGCCTTCGCAACGCGAAGAGAGCAAATGAGCTTCAACAGCGTTTCAGAGACGCTGGTTGCGAGATAACGTACGATTGGACTACGCACGGACAAGTATATACTGATGCGGAGCTAGAGGAGTTTGGAGTCGAAGAAGAACGCGGGGTTGAATCAGCCGACGTGTTCTTTATGGTGTTCCCGGCTCGTAACGGCTCGCATTGTGAGCTTGGTTTGGCACGAGGTTTTGGGGTAAAAATCGTCTTGTTGATCGAAGAAGAGCACGAGAAGAAGACGTTCTACTACTTACCGAAAATCGCGAACAGACCAGAGGTTTCGCGTTTCACCAACGAGGACGAAGCCGTTCAATTTACTCTTGATTTCCTGGATACCAAATATGAGCGGTGCAATTCTCAACCGGCTTGAAATCGATGTCATGCAAGCAAACGAGCTTGTCGAAGCTTCCGAGCTTGCCTCAAAATACAAAATGCCAGCCCTCATAGTTCACCCGGATCTTGCCTCAGAGGCTCAGATCTATCGCGGTCGGACGAGAGGGAGGTACGCACTGATCACGCCAATCGATTGGCCGAAAGGTGAGACGTTCGGGCAGAACAAACTTCGCGGCCTTTCAACTGACGCCCTCGACGCCGATGGTTTCGAGATTCTGTTGACTGGCGGCAAATCGGTGACAGATACCAGGAACGAGGCCAAATACCTCACAGAATTCCTGAAGCAGCATTTGTCAGAGACAATCGAGGTCAGGTTCGTCCTCGGCTCTAATATGCGTGATCACCAGAACGTCTTGCAGATGTGTGAAGCACTGCGTGGCGTCAGAACCCCAGCGTATGTCAGAAATGACACACAGCTCAAGTTGCAGGTTAGCAAGGCTAACCCAGACACTCACAATGCCTTGATGGAAGAAATCCGAAAGATAATCAAGGTTCCGATCAAGCTGAGTGGCAACATCACAGGCGTCAGGGCCATTACTTCATGCAATGATGCATCACGTTTTGCTGTCAATCTTCTGCAGGCCAAAAATGTGGTGAAAGAACTCCAACAGCAGCCTGAAGAATTACGGCAGCTGTTGGAGAGTCAAGATGCAACATGAGCATGTGATCTGTCCACATTGCGGTGGCAACATTGGATGGGAATTCGTCCGGGCGGACATCGAAACACGATTGTCCGAAGGAATACCGGATGGTCCGTACCATTGTTATCATTGCGACAGGTCATTCACTCTTGTTTCAGACGGGAATTTGACGGTCGAAAATACTGGTAGAGTTAATCTGAAAGAAAGTCTCCCAGTATTAGAAAAAGGAACGACGGTACTACTAAACAATGAAGAACACCCTTGGCACAACGAAATCGCTCTGATCTGTGATCGGAAGCACAAGTTCTACCGTCTGGAAATTCGTGGGAAGAGGCTTTGGGTACCGGAAGAATGGGTAAAAACCGATGAATCACTTGCTGACTCAGATTAGTGAGTTAGGCGAGGATGCTGATCTGCTCACAAGACATGATGATTGGCTTGAGACGCAACGGAATGCCCTACAAGGTGATCTTGAACAAAAGGCGACTGAACTAAGAGCCGTCCTTCTTGCTCAACGTATCAAAAGACTTCTGCAGCAAAAGAATCTGGTCGCTGTTCAGCACCTGATTCGCAGCAGCGAAGGCAAGGTCATCGACATCGTCATACGGATCATGAACCTGCCTGACGCACTTCAACATCTCCTCGAGAAGCCAGTCGACACCCTCGACGAAGTCAATGCCGCAGCTCAAGTCCACGGATGGGACCGAGACGGCTATGACATCCCCGGCTCGCAAGCTCTCCGCTCCGCATAATTGCGTGTCATCTCCAGCTTCTGTTCCAGTATTGAACTGGCAGTCGTAGGAGAACCATCACGCCAAAGGAGAGCAGAGATGCAAAGTCGTCGATTCAACGTCGTAACAGACGGCCAATGGGGTAGCTGTGGCAAGGGCCTCATCACCACCGCCCTCGCCGCTCGATACCGCCCCGAGATCATCTCGACGACAAACATGGCGAACGCCGGGCACACCGCCGTGCACGAGAACGGCGAAGACAAATTCGTCGCCAAAGCACTCCCATCAGCTGCGATTCTCCGCCAATGGATAGCCGGATACGACCCACACATCGTCGTCGGCTGCAGTGCGGCATTCACGATCGAGCAAATGCACGACGAAATCCAACTGACCGGATCAAACTACCAGCTCACGATCCACGAAAGAGCTGGTGTCATTACCGAAGCACACAAGGCCGCAGAAGGTAGCCTCGAGACCGGTACAAAGCACGTTGCCAGCACCATGCAAGGCTGTGGAGCATTCCTTGCCGACAAGATCATGCGACGCAAAGATCTCAAGCTCGCTCGAGACTACCCAGAACTCAACAGCCACATGCCAGAGCATCTCGGCAAAAAGATCGACAACATCAACCCGGCAATCAGGGACGCGGTCGCCGGAATGAGCCTACCACGTGCTCTCGCCACGCTGATGCACCTGTTCGACATCACAATTCTGCACGAAGGAGCCCAAGGATTCTCGCTGGACATCAATCACGGCTCGCACTACCCACAGTGCACAAGTCGTAGCACCACGGCAATGCAGAACTTGGCTGACATGGGATTGAACCACACCCATGTCGGCGACATCTATCTTGTCATCAGACCGTTTCCGATCAGAGTGGGGAACGTCATCGAAGAAGGCAAGACTGTCGGCTACTCTGGTGATTGCTACGACGATCACGAAGAGACCACCTGGACCGAAGTTGCACAACAATGCAACGCACCGCCAGAAGTGATGCAGGGCGAACTGACCACGGTGACAAAGCGTCTACGACGCGTCTTCACCTTCTCTGAAAAACAATTGCGAGAAGCTGTTGCCATCAATGGTGCAACAAAGATCGCCCTCAACTTCGCCAACTACATCGACTGGGCCTGCTACGGCACGAGTGAATATCGCGAGCTGCCGACGAAGGTCGTAGATTTCATCACTCGCATTGAGGATATCGCCGGTATTCCAGTCACCGTGGTTGGAACCGGTCCACACAACGATCACGTCTGCTTCCTGAGTTAACAATGGCTACTTCCATTGTATATAGTGCGTGTTGGGCTGGCAAAATCCTCACGCATATCGAAACTCCGGGAGTATTCGAGGTAGAATGGGTGGAGAAACAGTACAATCTAGAAGTGGGCGAACGAGAGATACGCTCCGAGTCGCCGCTTATCTTGAAGAGGTTGGAGAAGACCCAGCAACCTCTTGTGGAAACCTATTAGAATTCAGGATTCCGTACGTTGCGTTGAAGCATGTCTGGACCGGGAACGTAGATTCTCTTCCCGACAACGCTTACCAGCGGCTCCGCAAAACCATCTCAGAGCATGAGATGACGGTGGTTCTGATCGCTAGCGATCTCGGCAGCGATCCAGCCGATTCCCTCAGTAAAATCGGTGAATCACGGATCGATCACGTCTTCAATCTCGCCTCCTATTTCAAATCCCCGTTTGTCAGAATTGGTATTGGCACCGAATGTAGCCAGAAATGTGCCACTGCTATTGACGAATGGATGGCGAAGATCTCCACGAAGGCTATCAAGGCCAACGTGACGCCACTGCTCGAAATCACACACAACACTTATATCAACACGCCAAGTGGCGTCGCCAATCTACTGCTAAAACACAAGCGGTGGAAAATTCTCTACGATCCTGTCCAATTCATTCTACGACAGAATCAAGATCCGTTTGTGAAATACTGGACTCTGCTGAAGAACAGCGTTTCGGCTATCGATGTTCGCGATCTGAAGATAGGTAAAGGATTCAAGCCGTCTGGGTTTGGTAATTCCAGGATCGACTTAACGATTAAGGACGCTATCGGCAGCGGCTACCAGGGCTGGTACATAATGGAGCCGTCCCTCGGAAGGCGTCATGGCGACGCTCTGACGAAAAAGGACACGTTTAAAATGGCTCTCGACGCCTTTGATGCTATCATAGAATAGTAATCAAAGTTATGGCGGGACATAGTACCCTGGAGTGACCCATGGCTGTCAATGTCAACGAGGCAATCGTAAAGATCAAAGAGGCCGGTTCATCAAACGTCCGAACCGTGCCGATGCCAGGCCAGAATGTCAATTCTGGCCAATACCAGATCGAAATCAATCAGGCTGGAACGTGGGTTCCAGTCGCAACGGGGATCAGCAAGAAAATCGCAGAGGACATTATCAGCCAGGCGACCAACAGGGTCATATTGGGATGAGGTACCCAAAATGGCTCGACGAAACAAAGAACGCATTTCGTCGGTCTTGGAGCTTTCCCGCTACAAGGTCGGCGAAACAGTCTGGTGGGTGATCCTTCGGAACACAGAACCAGTTCCGGACATCTCTGAAGAAGACCGTTGGATGGAAAGCCACCATCCAAAGGCTCTCTACGAACGTGGTCCATACCAACGCTTGTGGACCAGCAAAGCCATGCTTCCGAAGCTGCAGCATATGGACTTCGGGATGATGGTGTCGCTCCTCACCGCAGAATTCAAAGTTGAACCGTTCACCATCGTAGAAGTCGTTCGCAGCAGAGACACAGCCGAATTCTTCTACTCGAACGCCGATGACGAATGGATGCCAGAATCAAGCCTCTTCTGCACCGACATCGCGGCCCGTCGTGAACGAAATCGCATTATGAGGCTCATTAAAAAGTGGGCAACCAGCCAGTCCACTTAGGCGGCATGATGAAGATATACGCCGATGGATCAGATCCAGACGAAATGGTGGCATTGACCGAAAACCGCACAATCTCCGGTTTCACCACCAACCCTACCCTCATGCGGAAAGCAGGAATCACCGATTACGAACAATTCGCCAAACAAGTCCTACAGCGAATCCCGCACCACCCAATCTCATTCGAAGTTTTCGCCGACGACCATTCAGAAATGGAACGGCAAGCACATAAGCTAGCCTCCTTCGGCGATAACGTGTTCGTTAAAATCCCAATCACCAACACAAAAGGCGAGACGACCACCCACTTGATCAAACGGCTCCTGGACTCAGGAATCAAAGTCAACGTCACAGCAGTTCTAAGCAGCCGACAAATTAACGAAGTGACGCACTTCCTAGCGAGCGAAACCAGAGCCATTCTCTCTGTCTTCGCAGGACGAATCGCCGATTCAGGTGTCGACCCAAAGCCCCTCATCAAAGAAGCTCTTGGACTAGCAGCTCCCAACGTCGAAGTTCTTTGGGCGAGCTGCAGAGAGATCTACAACGTGTACGAAGCCGATTCTATCGGTTGTCACATCATCACCGTCCCCAACAATCTGATTCCAAAATTGGCGTTACGTGATAAAGATCTGGATGAATTCTCTCTCGAGACTGTCAAGATGTTCTACGACGACGCCGAGAGCAGCGGATTCGTTTTATGATCCTGACCAGAACGCCATTTCGCATCACCCTTGGTGGCGGCGGCACAGACATACCCTCATATTACCAGCACAACGGTGGGCTGGTATTGTCGATGGCGATCGACAAATACGTCTACATCACCCTCAAGCCAGATGCCTTTGAACATCTCTGCAAAGTCCGATACTCGGAAATCGAGATCGTCGACAACCTCTCTGATCTGAAAAACACAAGAGCCAGAGAAGCACTCATAGCTCATGATCTCCTAGCAGTCGAGATCAATACTTGTGCCGATCTCAACCACAGATCTGGCCTCGGCTCATCCGGCTCTTTCCTGGTCGGCCTATTGAAAGCGATCAGAGAGTACAAGCAACTTGATAGCTCTCCACACACAATAGCCGACGAAGCTTGCACAATTGAAATCGAAAGACTCAATGAACCGGTCGGCAAACAGGATCAATATATTGCTGCCTTTGGCGGCGTCAAGATTTTGAAGATCTCCAAAAGTGGTTCCGTCGAAGTAAGTCCGCTCGAGATTGATCATGCTGCTCTAATCCAGAACATGCACATCTACTCGTTGGGCGTCTACCGCGATGCGTCCAGTGTTCTGGCAACTCAACAGAAGATGGGCGGCACCACCAAACAAACGCTCGACACGATCATGGAGTTTGGAGAGAGGACGATCGAACTTCTGTCGTCTTCAGAATTCGACGAATATGGCCGTCTACTTGATGCTTATTGGACCGAAAAGAAAAAGCTTTCCAACAAGGTGTCGATCCCTATCGTAGACAAGATCTACGAAGAGGTAAAGGGATTCGGTGTCCTTGGTGGCAAAATAATTGGTGCTGGCGGAGGAGGGTTCTTGCTGTTATATATAAATCGAAGGCACGCTGAACTTGAACAATTCATGGCGAGCCGGGGTCTGCGGAGACTGCGGTACGAAGCAGACTTCACAGGCAGCAAGATCCTAGGAAATTTCTTATGAAGATTCTCGTGACAGGCGGCCGTGGTTTTATCGGCACCCACTTGGTACGAAGATTGACGCAGCAACACTCCGTGCGAGTCATCGACAATCTCTCATCAGCCAGCCTACCAAAGGTGCGAGACGTCGAATATCATTGCTACGACATCCGAAATTTCGATGATATCGAACCCTTGTTCGCCGGTGTCGACGGCGTCTTTCACCTCGCGGCAGAGGCAAGAATCCAAGCAGCAATCGACGATCCAAGAAACACCGCCGAAATTAATATCCTCGGCACCGTCAACGTTCTGGAAGCGTGCAGGATCAACAATGTCCCAAGAATTATCAATTCAAGCACCTCGGCGATTTACGGTCTAACCGATCAATTTCCAACTTCTGAAGACGTGAAACCTGATTGCCTCAACCCGTACGCCTCTAGCAAGCTCGCCGCAGAGGAGATGGTGCGATGTTACTCAAGTCTTTACGGCATCAAGTCTCTCAACCTCAGATACTTCAACGTCTTTGGGGAAGAATGTCCCGTCACTGGCCCATACTCGCTCGTCGTCGGTCTGTTCTTACAACAACGTAGCAATGGCGAAAGCTTAACCATTGTCGGAACCGGCGAGAGCAGGCGTGATTTCGTCCATGTTGGCGATGTTGTCGACGCCAACATCAGAGCAATGAGCTGCAAACTAGAAAAGAGTGGGGAGCAGGTCAATATTGGCTCTGGGAGTAATATATCGGTTCTGGACGTAGCAAAAGCGATATCGGACAATATGGTCTTCGTCGAACCACGGCCAGGGGAAGCCAAAGAGACCTTAGCGGACGTATCACGAGCAAAAGAATGGCTAGGCTGGGAGCCGAAAGTCAACCTTTTGGACTGGCTTCAAAGAAGCAGTCATTGATGTTGGCCATTCCAATAAAGCGATAGCCCTTCTCAGCCATATACTCGATCATCCTCTTCTTGCGGTAATCGAGTGATGAAGTCTCAACTCTGATGAATCTTGGCGGATTCTTAGCGAAGTCGAGCCCATTCATGGCTTCGTATTCATAGCCTTCCACGTCCAGGGACAAAAGGTCGATACGATCAATACCGTGCTGGTCGATAATCGACTGCAGAGTTCTAGCCGGTACGTGAACGACAGTCGGCTTCACCGCTTTCTCCTCAGCGGCCGTCCTCTGATGGACATCGTAATAATCGAGCGGAATTGTGATCTGCCCGACAAGACTGTCATCGATCCCTATTTCTGCGAAATTCCCCGGAATTGTTGCTTCGCTATAATCGAAAGCCACTAATGCACAGTGTTCGAAGATATTCTTGGATGAGCGATTGGCTTGACATTCTGAGAGCCGTTGTTTGTTTGGTTCAATCAGCAATCCATGCCAACCCATCATTTCTAAACGAATAGTGTTAGATTGGGCGAGGCCGTTATTCGCACCGGCCTCGATGTAGAAACCATTGTTGAAGTCCAGAAATTCATCCATGTAATTCACACAACCAGTTAACTACGAGATGCCACACGATTCCTTGCCACTCCTCCGCGTGAGGCGTAATTCTTTTTTTCTCAACAATAGGAATCAGAACGCATGTGTCGCCATGGAATCTAGCATAACCACCATCTCGCGAAACGATCGATAGGATTTTGGCTCGTTGCGATTTCGCATAGTCGATCGCCTCAACGATGTTGTGCGATGTTGTCAACGAGCCACCGCCGACAGATAGAACGAACAGAGCGTCGCGTTCATTCATCGACGACGTCTTGAGCCATTGCGAAAAGCTCGTGCTCCAACCATCGTCGTTGATCCTCGCCGTTAATTCAGCCACATTATCTGTGACGGCGTAGCATTCGATACCGGCGATTTTGCGGAAATCATTAACGGCATGAGAACAGTTAGCAGCACTGCCACCGACACCAACAAAGAAAATTCTGCCTTTGTTGTTGCGAATTTCAGCGATTGATGTGACGAGATCACTGATCTGAGAGCGGTCTATCTTTTTGGCGATCTCGATCACCTCAGATAGATATTGGTCAACGTAAGTCATTTTTTCAACATCACATGGAAACTGTCGCCATACCGAACTTTATTCTTGAACGGCAGGTCGGTTATTACGGAAAAGTGCTCTGGGAGTAGGACATTGAACCAGACATCCTTCGGATATACCGACTGATGCAGAACATGGCCTTCGACCACGTCTGGGATCGGGGCGATACTGGCACAAAAGATCGCGTCGTCCGCCATGTGCTTTTTGATATTGTCGAAGAACGGTCGCAAATCGTGCGAGGCGATGTGTTCCACGACCTCCCAGGAAGTGACCAGATCGAAAAGAATCTGGTTTCCTTCGTCATCAACGATCTGGTATGGCTTGGTGGCGTCACACGTGAAAAGGCAAACGTTGTGGAACTGCGGCCAATTGGCACGAGCATGTTTCACGCTGTAGTCGCTTCCTTCGATTCCAACGGCCATGTGGCCTCTATTGTTGAAGTCGATGGTCAGTTGCCCGCCAGAACACCCAACATCCAACGTCTTGATCTTCCTGCCGCCGAACCATTCCTCGATCTCACGGATGAAACCGGGGTCCGTGGTGTTGTCGCGTTTCGTTCCCCAAGGGAAGATGTGGTCCGGTGAATCATAAGCTACCGGATGATCTGTAATGACTTTCATTGGATCAGGAACCCTACTTGAGAATAATGTTCGTGAATTTGATATGAAAGAGGCTTCGCCTTTAATCCGGTTTCAATCAAGAACTCGGCGAAAGCTTTCACCTCATGTTCTCGATCTCTGTTATGAGGATAACCGCACCAATCATCAAAGCACATTACCGTGCCAGGTACGATCTTGTCGAAAAAGGCCCCAAGGATCGTCTTACAAGAGCTGTAAAGATCCGAGTCGATGTGCATAAATGCCACAAGCTCAGAATGTTCTTTCACGAACTGAGGAAGCGTATCCTCAAACCAGCCCTTGACGAACCTGACATTCTTCGGCCAGTCTTCCCACACTTTGCCGTGGATCACGTTCTCACCTCGGAAGATTCGTTCTGGAATCTTGCCACCAAGCGAGAACGTTCCCTTCGGATTTGTCGGAGTCCAATCCTCTGGTAGCCCTTCGAAACTGTCAAATCCGTAAATCGTCTTGTCGGGATTGCAGTTGGCGATCGTCCCCAGTGATTTACCCTGGAAAACCCCGAATTCCATCCACAAGCCGTTCAACTTGACGTGCTTGAAGCAGTGGCTGAAATGAGTCCTGTTGCAATCGCCGTGGATATGCGGGAATTTCGGTTCCGATTTCTCCAAATCGGCCAGTAATTCGTCTATTTTCTCATTGATGTCCATCAAGTATCCTCTGTCGTAATTCTGATGACGAGTAATTGTGCGATCGATCGTGGAAGTAGAGAACCCCGCAGTATTCCTTGCCTGTGATCTCACCCTGGTTATCAGAGCCAAGGAATCGAATATCCGGCCGGATATCCTTGAGCAGAGTTGTCAAGTCCGCTTCTGTGTCGTACTGAACTATCTCGTCAACGTACTTACAACCTTCAAGTTGAATGCGACGCTCTTCAAGCGATTGAATTGGTTGATTTTTACTCGGCCGATCGATAGTTGGATCTGTCTGCAAGGCCGCTATCACGTGGTCACATCGTTCTTTGGCTTCTTTCAGAATCAAACAGTGACCGGCGTGAAGAAGGTCGAAGCAACTCGCCAAGAAGCCAACTAATCTGATATTTTGTTCCATCCTCCATGCAGCCGTGCTGATCGCTTTGTCATCAACCAGACGATCGAACGAATGTTTCCCGGTCAAGAAGTAGTGATACTTGACGCCCCATTCGTTCAACTGGAAAATGCTCAGTGGTCCGTAATCTATCCCAGACGTTCCGCCACGCGATGTGTGGATCGTGATTTCGTGTCCCTCATCGTACAGCTGATTCACACGCTGGATCACTTTGAGAAGCGGAACCGCCTCTGAATAGTCCCTAGACGCTGGAGTTAAGCAGAGCGTCTCATCTAGGTCGAAATAGTATCTCATAGAAGTCCACGAAATCTGCTCGCGACCAAGCTGTATTCGTACACGGATAGGTACCTCTCATAGGTCATTTTGGCCAGTTCAGCACGATATCCAGTATCGAAGAATTTGCTCATCTCGGCAGCATATTCACCTACCGAGTCCGTAACAGCACCGATCCCTCGCACCTGCTCCAAATGGCCAAGGTTAGTCCCATCGCCGTAATGGCTAACGATCGGTTTGCCATGGGCCATTGCTTCAATGAGGCTAGCAGAACAGACCTCACCGTCGCGACGACAATGTGCATAGACGTCGATCGATTCAAGGAAGGCGTGAACCGTCTCTACACCGGAGACTGGCAGAAAGATGACGTTCTTGATTCCCTGACTTTGGACGAACTGACGATGTTGTTGATCGCCACCAAGGATGACATAATAAGTGTTATTGCGTACTATTTGAGAAAAGGCGTTCAAGGAGACGAGCGATGGAACCCCAGGTGCTTGGTGTAATCCAAACACAAGAGCGTCGGCCGGAACACCAATTGATTCTCTGAAGCCCGTACCATCGACTCGTGGGATTGGAATTAGAGACGGGATTACCTCGAGCTTTGACGTATCACCACCATTCGCTTTCCATTGATTCGCTTGCCAATTGCACAAGAGCACCGACTTGCGAATGTTGGGGGCATTGTAGACATGCCACCCATGGATCGTGTGAATAATCGGGACTCGCCCCAATTTGGTGTATGGAAATTCTGGCCTTCCGTCACCGGCTGTTACTAACCGATCGTACTTCGACTCATCGAACAGATCAAAGAAATTGGTGTCAACCCAACCAGCTCCATCTGCCGCACTTCTGCGTCTACTTAACTGCACCAATTTGGTGTTGATCCCGGCGGATTCGACAAGCTCTTTCCTGGCAGGACATGTATCTGGATGTTGCCAGTTCGTTCCCTCGATTGGTGTCGCATTGGTGTAAAAGTAATCGACTTCGTGACCGGCTTCTTTGTACAATAATGCAAGACTTTGGAGGTACTTTTCAGTGCCACCGGCCGCCAAACCACCGTACTTGCAAAAAGCGATTTTCATACGCTGGAAAACCTATCTTTATGGAAACAACAAAAGTATCCGGTCTAACGATCGTCCGTAACGCCATTTCGAACGGCTACATGATCGCCGAAGTTATCGACACTTTGGCGGCAGTGGCAGAGCATCAGATAGTTGTATGTGACGGCCACTCTGACGACGGCACGTACGAGTATCTACAGACACGAAACGACATCGAATTATTCCAAGACCGGTGGGATCTCGAATCCGAAAACGGCCTGGAATTCGCCAAGATTACCAACCTTGGATTGAAACGATGCACCGGAGACTATATATTCTATCTTCAAGCCGACGAGCTGATCCATGAAGACCAGATCGAACAGCTCAAAGAATTGATCCAATCTGGCAAGTATAACTCTATTTCTTGCAAATTCAACCATATCAGATACGATTTGGAATTTGCATTGACAGAAGGCTACCAAAGAGCCGCCAGAGTGATCAAGAACAATGTCGGCATCAGCTCTGCTTACGACGGCTATGATTTCCAGGGCAGCGGTATGCACCCACAGTGCATTTCAGGGGTCAACATCTACCACTACGGCTACGTCTTCCTCGAGAACATCATGAGGAAGATGATCAATCACTCCGACAATTTCTACAACAGAGCACCGAATTACGCGAACAGGAAACGCCTCGCCCAAGATTTCCTGAAGAGGATAGAGGCAGGTGAGGTTCTAAACGCTCTCGACCTACAGAAGACTCTGGAACCAGAGTACACGATACAAAAGCATGGTTTGCCGCTACCAGCCTGCATGGAAAGGTTACGGATCACAACAATCACCTACAGCACTGTTACCAAGTATACCTTACCACCGATTCCAGAGCCACCGGAGCCTAAAGAGCCAGAAGGTCCCGTGCGTACCATCGAGGATCTCGCCGTACATATCCCATTCTGGGATATCGCTGGTATCAAATTCACACGATCACACAGAGGCAACGCGTGGGTGAATCATAGGCTAAAAATAGCGTGCCTCGGGATACCAAAATGTGCTAGCACATCGTTGAGAAATCAGTTCAAAATGTCGGAACTGATGTTGGTTGAAGATATCCCAGACGATTATTTTCTATTCAGTGTGATAAGAAACCCGATCGGCAGAATTATCTCTGCATACATCGAGGTAGTCGAGAAGTGCCGGGCTTATCCAAATGGCAGATATAACACAGATCTTGAACTTTCTGAGGATCAAGTCTCGTTACTCGATGATTTGATGGCTGACTACGACGATTGTGGCCGTTTCTCAGTCTATCTCAGCAAAATCCAAGATGAACTTGGTTTCTTCGAGCTTCACTGCGTTCCGCAGATCATCTATCTCACGAACGAAAACAATCAGTTAATACCACGCATAGAGATCTTCAGGATCGATCGGCTCGAAGCCTTAGAGAAACGGCTCGGCACCAAAATCCAAAAAGAGAACCAGTCAGAGAACCCTGGTCTGAAGAATAAACTGGGGCACTTCGTGATGGCAAATTCCACTATCAGAAAACAGATCGCCCAGCTTTACAACTACGACGCAAGAATCTGGGAAGAGTACGGCTTGTAATTACGCGTCAATTACGTTTAAGACTCGCTCTGGGGCGAACTCGTCCAAGACGGTCCTTTTCAGGGGTGGCTCACTGACCATTGACAAATATTCGCTATCGTTGGTCAGGATTTTCTTAACTCGCTTGATTACGGCTGGCCAATCATCTCGGCCGCCAACTGGAATGAAGTTCCGTTCGTTGAAGTATTCAAATATCTTGTCCGCTCCCCAATAGATTGGCACACATCTGGTGCAAACCCCATGAAGTGCCTTCTCTGTAAGGTATCCGGGATGCTTGCTGTTTTCAAAAGCGATGATTGATCGGTATCGATTGATGAAGTCGATCTTTTGTTTCTGATCCCCACGTCCACCAATTTCTGGGCAATTATTCAGAACCGGCCCAGCACAGTCTACTTTGAGGTGTTTCTGCATTTCTCTGCAGAATTGATTCCTCTCTGTTGCGGTTGGGTTCTTTGCTAAGAAGCAACAACCGTCCGTCTTTTGGCGAAGAAGAACATTACTATCTGTGATCGGCTCGAACAGGCTGTCCATACTCGCCAGGAACGCCATGTCGCGGTTGTGATCGTACGGAACATTGAACCAGTTCATGAACAGCACGAATAGAGGCAGGTAGGTGTTCCTTCCCTCGGTCTTGTCGAATGTCAAAGTGACGTCGTAATCAAGCTTTATATCGGTCCAGTGCCCATTATGCACAGACCAAAGTCCTCTGTTTTCACCGCTGAAAAACACCTTCTTGCAGCGGTGCTTTTCGTACCGAAGCTTATCCATGCTGTAGCACGACATGAAGACGATGTCAGGGTCTGACTCGTCGATGAGTACGTCGTACTTCTGCGAGAGGAGATGGAAGAAATAATTGTCTCGTTTTGGTAGGGCTGGCCAGAAATCAACGAAGTCGATTTTTATCGTTGGTGACTGCATTGGTAAGTTCCGTTTTCTGATCCTTGGACAACGATCCCCGGCTCGTACCAGTACACGTTGAGGTTATGCTTCAGAAATCGATAATTCAGATCCCAGTCAATTGCGGCATAGACTCTGTCGCTAACGAGATCGTCGTAGACTGTTTTAGCTGCTCGGTGATGGATGAGCATGCTGTCTGCACATTTCGATTTCAGTCTCCCGGTGTGTTTGACAAATCCTTTGCCAGGTATCGTTAGGTTTAAACCAGTGCCAAAGAAGCACCAATCCAGATCGCCAGGCATTGTAGCACATTCGCGGACAAATTCGTCAAATTTCTTCGGGTCGAAGATGGCATCGTCTTCGAGTATGATTGCTGGCTCGCCACCGCGTGCGATCTTTCCGAACGCTCGGAAATGTTTGTGGTAAACCGATCTTTCCAGTTTGGTGGTTGCATGCATCGGCCACCCATCAGGAAGCGTCGCCTTGTTTTCCTCAGGTGTGGAGAATTTTACTGCACTTGTTTCAGAGGTGATTAGTTCGATGTCTTCGACAGTCTCACAGGCGAGCAATCGCTCAAACATCGGAGAAATCCTCTCCTTCAGTGCTTTGTAGTGGAGCAGATAAACTTTCATCTGAATCCTCACGGTACATACGACAACCTTTAATAATTACGGTGACCAATGGCGAAACGACGCAAGCAACCAACATTTTTCGTGCTCGAAGGAACAATCCTTTGCTATGAGGACGGAAGTATGTTGGAGTTGCACGGACAAGTCCAACCAGCTGAATGGGAACAGATTGTCGAGGAGACAGTCAAGTATCTGGTCTTTGTCGAATGCCTCAAATCTACTGGCATTCCGCTCCTGGAAGAACGTTGGACCGAAGACGACGACTACTTTAGGATTCAACTCGAAGTTGCCGTATCTAGGATGAGGAATATCGATCCTCTCCTGGTGGCAAAATTCAAGCAGGACGAAATCGCCGAAGAGTACAAGAAGCAAATGAAAAGTGGGGCCATCGAAGTTAAAGAGGTGGTCACCCAAGTCCGGGAAGCCAACAAGCAGGCAATCCTGGATCGTTTCGGCGATGGTAATGCTACGCAGGTGTCGGATCTTTAGCCTCGAATCTACACAAATCTACTGTAGATTCTTGAGAGCGAGGATATGGCCACTGGCACCGTAAAAGACCCGTTCGAAGACTACAAACGCCCCATTTGTGGCGAGTTCGTCGAGATCGGGCAACCAACATTCGCTGAACTTATCTGGGCTCGAGAAGTTCTAACACGAGCCACAAGCGGCCCCGACCCAGACGTCGCGACGGCCCTCAGGATTATTGCATATAGCAAAGGCCCTGTCGAACTGCCGGAAATGCGGAAGAAAAAATCCTTCCACGCAATTCCACCGCCAGTAGCATCAGAGGCTGCAGCCGCCAAATACGCAGTCAACGCCAGAAATAACGCCAAAGCATACAAGCAGAAAGTCAAGGGCCTCGGCATCGCTAAGACGAGCGTTGAATTTCGCAAACTCGTCGCCAACGACCCAGAAATCCTCTCCGGTGATCCAGAACTACTCAACCCATTAGGTCTGGAAGATTGCGTTATGCTTTCTGGTGGCGGGTTCGGTGGAATCACTCCCATCATCACGCCGACAGGATGCCCACCTAGCGAATGCGTCGTTGACGCTGTTTTCAGCATCGACAATAGCGGCAGTATGGGCCAATCCATTACTAATGTCAAGAACGGTGCGAATCAGATGGCATCTCTGATTTCCACCGTTGCCAATGGCAGCTACCGATTCGCTCTAACAAGATTCGGTCAAGGACAAAACAACGGCAACCTTGACGTCCTGTTGGACATGACAAACCGCAATTGCGGTAATATTACTGAGTTCCAGACTGCCGTCAACACGATGAATGCCTCTGGTAGTACGGAACCGTGGCACCAGCAATTGCTTCAAGTTCAGGGTAACGCAGGTCTTCGCTGGACATTCAGAGAAGAGTCGAACGCAAGGATCATCTTCACAATCACAGATGAGTCCGGCAATGTCACCACCGCTGACACATTGGCAGCCGCATCCAAACTAGGCAGTTGCAACATTCGTTGGGTTCTGATCTGGACCGGACTGATAAACCCTTACAACCAGACATTCCCAAATCGAACTGCTGATGGATTCTCGAACGAAGGACAATTTTTCGACGCAATCGCAAAAAGGACTGGTGGCACCTGGGTGTGGGCTCCAAGAGGCACAGATATCGTGCCACTCATGACGAGCTTCATCTTCAGCGTCTGTGCCTCAGCTGGTGAACTGGCCGAATGCCCAGGCGGTGTTGACAAAATCCTGAACGGAAGATTCGAAACGAGCATCGCCAACTGGAATAATCTTTCGACGCTTCCCCGTACGATCAGCTGGAACAGCGGGTTTCAATCACTCGAATTAAATGGGGCCGCTGGTCAAAAGGTCACTGGTCTTACTCCAGGTGACATCGCTATCATGAGTTTCGACGTCTGGGTCGAAACCACTCCGAGTGCTGCGAAAGCGGACGCCCCACTTGTTCCGCTTTCTGGTCCTGCGTGCCCAGCTGGGTATTCGCTACTAGACGAGGATGATTGGACTGGTGGCAACACCTCTCTCCAAGGTTGGGATGGCAGTGGGGCAATAGTCGAAACAGGTGCTATGAAGTTCGCTACCATCAACGAAGGTGGCGGAACTGGCTCCTTGACAGACAAGTTGATCTTGACGGCCTCAGATAAGATCAAGACTTCGAATCCAGATGGCACCGGTCTCACCGATTTGCTAACTGGATCTGGGAATGCACGCGATCTTGATGTTGACACCGTCCAAAAGCACATTTATTGGATGGAAATCAACCAAGCGGGCGGCACCGAGAACGCCATTTATCGTGCGAATTTTGATGGCAGTGGTATAACAAAGATCAAGGACGTCGTGTATTCGCTCGGATTGTTTGTCGAGAGCACCACTCCATCCTACATCTACTACGGCGAAGCATCTGGGTCGTTCAGAATCAGAAGAATGGATCTCGATGGCACGAACGAAATAACTATCGCCACCAGCCCACGCCGAGTAGTCAGATTACAAGTAGACAAAGACAACGGCTACATCTATTGGGTTGGATCGTCATCGGCCAGCAACGGCAGCGTCTATCGATGCAATCTTGACGGAAGCAATCTGATTGTCATCATCGACGAAACATCTCAGCCAAAGATGGCGAATGCCAGAGGTATCGCCGTCGATAAGGCTAACGGCAAGATCTACGTCGCAACAGCCACCGACTTGTTATGGATGAATCTGGATGGTTCTGGATTTGCCGACATCGGAGACACAGGCGGTGCTGGCGATGATGTCTGGATTGATCCAGTGGCAGGCCGTCTCTACGTTGCAGATGGTGGTACGGACACAGTTTTCAAGTATCGACTCGATGGCAGCAACCGACAACAACTATTCCCAACCAGCACAGCCAATTTCAGTGGTGTAACCAGGCTCGCCGCCAATGCTGGATATGTCACCAAAACAAGCACCGGACTCACACCAGGAGATGATTTCAGATTTGCTGTTGATTTTCAAGCGATTGGTGGGTCCGGAACAGTTGCGATACAATTGTTTGACGGAGCGGTTCTGCTGGCTGAGAAAACCGGTATCACGATCGCCGCGATCGAGAACATCTCAGCAACTGTCCCAGCAAGCGGACAGATCACTGCAGTCATCAGAGCCATTCCGAATCCAACATTCAGCATGTCCATCAGAGTTTCTTCCACTTCATTCTGCGTCTCTGGTGCGGTCGGTGGCAGCGGTGGATTGCTGAAGTATAAGCTGCGGAACAATTCTGGCATAGTCTTAACCGAAGACTCTGTGACCGACTCTGATCTTCAACCTCCAGGCGTGGCTAACGCACAAAGATTCGACCTCTTTACCACAATTGGTATAGATGGGACAATCGAAGTCTTCTTCACAGCGGAAGATGGCGACGACGTCGATTTTTATATCGACAACTGTCTGCTGTGCATTCTGAAAGAAGACGACTGCGGCCCAGGAACCAGAAACCTCGTCCTCAATCCGAACTTCGAAAGTGGCGTCGAATTCTGGGACGACAGCACGAACACCCCGATTTCGCCAACAGACGACCCAAACGTCTGGGACGACTTGCTCAACGCCATCATCGTCAGCATCACCGGTGAGCGGGAAGTCAGAACAACAATCAACGACCTGAAGCCCGGTGCGAACTACAGCGTTAATTTCGAGTTGACATCATTCGAACCGGAAGTAATCGGCACTCTCGAATTCATCTACGGTGTTCTGGACTCCAGCGATGTCGTGATCATTCAAGCGACGAAACTCCGTAGCGAGGTCAATCCGCCAGAGAGACTGCAAATCGATTTCGTGGCACCAGCCAATGGAATCGCACGAATCTTCTTCAAAGGCGGCATCACTAGTGGTGTGGCCAAAATTCGCAACGTCCTGTGCTGCGAAAGATCCGGAGAATGTGAGCCGGGATACACAAAACTGTCGTTCAACGACTTTTCGACTGGTCGTGGTGCGTGGGCAGGTGGCACATACGACGCAGTCAACCAATTGATGACGTTGGGAGCGACTGGCGGTGGCAATGATATTCTCAGCCAGACGTTTGCAGCACTCGACCCAGGCTCAACGATTCAGATCAGCCTCAATGTTCTGAACAGTCCAGGTGGAGTGGGGGTATTCCAAGTTGAATTCCACTCCGATGGTATCATTGACCAATTCAACACCGGCGGAACACCCGGCATAAAAAGCTTCTCGTCGATCGTCCAAGACAGCGGCCTCGTGCTGATCAGAATCAAGAATCTATCAGCATTTGCCGCCAATCTCGACGATATCCTCGTTTGTGTCCAGAACGCACCGCCTTGCGACGGCAGCATCACGAATCTTGAAGTGCTGGTTGAATGGGACGGGATTCCGCGTAAACCAACCAATCTGTTCAATGCCATTGTCAGGTACACGATTAGAGATCCGAACGACCCATTCTCCATCTCGACGGTGACGCACATTCCAACGGACGAAGGTGCCCTTGGCCTGGCTTCTTGCGACCTTTGGAAGCAACAGGGTCAAGGCGGTGCTCCGCAGAATGGAATTTTGGCCTTTGGAATGACTCCATCGTTGGCCGCCACTATCGATAATGGCGATTTCGCTAGTGTCGCCACAAGGACAAACTGGGTTTGGTCGATTCCGGACACAGGCGGCATTCAAGACACGCTCTCGATCGCGTTCCCAGATCCACCAGAGGGTCTGATCGAAAGTGTAGAAGTGTTCTTGCTGATGAATCACGTGACTCCAAGCGGGTCTGATTCGTCGCCGGTTCACCCAGCACCATTGCTATGCACACCGGACCTTGCTTCTGAATTGACAGTTTCGATTCGTTACATCAATAGCCAGAATCTGCAGCGTGAGTTCACCAAGAAGATCAACAAGAACGATGTCTGGCAGCAAAATGCAGATTTCACTGTCGGTCTCCCGTGGGATACCGATACGCCTCTCGGTAACGGATTAAAGGGTTCCTCCGCACGATGGGAGTCGTGGGAATTCGTACTAGACGATGTTGATGGCAAGGGCCTAGACCAGTGCACCACGGCTTTGTTCTTTACAGCAACAGGCCAAGGTGTACTCACTTTCCCAGAATTCGGTTTTAAGAACTCGAAGGCACGATTTGTCGATGCTTGTTTAGCCGAAATTCTCATCACCGGTCTATCAGCTGGCTCGGCGGTCAATGAAGTCCAGTCAATCGTTCTGCCGAACCCATCTGGTGGAACTTGGACATTAACTTTCGATTTCGGTACGGTCGAAACGACGGCCACAATCCCGTGGAATGCGTCGGCGACGATGGTTCGAAATAAACTCGCGGCGTTGCCGAACATCGGTTCAAACAACAATGTATCAGTCACTGGAACTGGAACTCAGGCCGATCCGTTCCTCGTGACATTCAAGGGAACTCTCGGTGCGACTGACCACAAACTATTGGTGGCAAATGGGTCTGGTCTAACTGGTGCGTCGACCGCATTCGTTACAACAATCACAGATGGAACAATCAACGAACGTCAGACGATCACTCGCAACAGTAGCACAGTAACAGCCGACTTGTTGATCACATTCGGCGGACAAACCACTGTTCCTCTTGCATACAACCGCAGCTTGAACGAAGCTCAATCAGCCCTAGAGGGTCTCTCGAGTATCGGTGCTGGAAACGTCACAGTCAGTGGCGACGTGACCGATCGCGACGCTCCTTACACCGGCCCACTACGAGTCGATTTCATCAACGCTCTTGGCGGCCAGAATGTGTCGCTGATGACCGTATCGCCAGCGTCGCTCTACACCGTCACGCAGGATTGGATGGGTGGTGTGCCGCCAGCTGGTGGCGTCAATGAGAAACAAGAAGTTACTGTCGAAGCATTTGGCGGCACATTCGTGCTCCGCGTCTTCGACATCGGTGGTACGGCCCCAGATATCATAGTCAACACGGTACAAGATGGTGGTAATACCAACGTTGACATTTATGATATTGAATTTGGTGGAACCCTAGCCGGACAAGATATCACCGCATGTAGAGGATTGTTCTTTTCCCCAAGTGGTGCCTGGAATGCTGAGGTTTCAACTGTCAGAAACGGTGCGGCTGGTACTGATCCGATCACCGAAATCCAAAGGTATTCTCTCATCTGGAGTAGCGGGTTCACTACAGGTTCGTGGGACATCCGAAACATCAGCGGTGAATGCAACATCGACCCGATTTTCTCCTCTATCCAGGGTTTATTGCTAACAGATCTCACGAAGGGTGTTAATCAATCCTCAATCATCAAAGGCGATCTGGAAACAGCATCAGCTATCACTGTCGGCGACCTCACTGTGACGAATGTCCAGCTCGCTGGTTCTCTGAATGAGATCCAGACAATCACAATCACAGGCAATCCAACCAGTGGGACATTCACCCTTACAATCGCCGGGGAAACAACAGCCCCAATTCCATACAATGCAACCGCGACCCAGGTCCAAAATGCACTCAATTCGCTGATGGCACTTGCTGGAGTCACAGTTACCAAATCCGGAAGTCTACCAGGCGATGTCATTTACACCGTCACATTTGGCGGTGCGTCTGGTGGCCAGGATTGGGAAGAATTGGTTCCTGACACAACCAATTTGGTTGGTGGTTCGAACTACGCAGACACCGCCGGTATTGCCTACAATGCCGCCGCTGCAGCAGTCAAGTCCGCAATCGTGACCGCAGCTTCTTGGCTTTCTGACACCGACATCAATGTAACATCAATTCCGGATTTGCCAGAAGGGATGTTCCAATGGATCGTCGAGTGGACCGGTGCATACAAGAGGATGGATATTCCTCGTATGCAAGCCGATCCTAGCGGCTCGCAGCTGACAGGTGCACCGATCATTATCGAAGAAGAGGTGAAAGGATCTGGCTCCAACGAGCGTCAGCGTCTACAGATTCTCCGTGCCACTGGCGGATCGTTCAGAATCACCATCACAATCGGCGGTAAATCGGATACGACCACGCCAATTCCGTGGAATACGACAGCCGCAGGTCTCGAAGCTCAACTTCTACAGCTGATGTTCTTCGATACTCCTGGCCAGTTGTCAGTCGTCGATGAATACCCATCGAGTCTACCACCGTCTCCAATCAATTCGTCTTATATCGTTGTCTTCCAGAAGATCTTCGGCGATGTCCCGCCCATGGTCGCCGATTTCCAAGAGACATTGCTCTGCAACCCAATAATTCTGCCGATCGTCGATCCAGGCCCGTACCCGTACCCACTACCAGAATGCGATGATTTGAGCGACATTTCTTGCCAATCTGGACCGCTCCTTTGCAAGCCGGGTGAAGGAGACGAGCCGATCCCAGAGATCGATTGCTGCGACAACGAGACAATCACGTCTTCCGCCAATTTCTCCAGACGGATTCAAATCGAACGAGACCTATTCGATCCGAACAGAAAAGTCAACGGCAAACGATTGACACTCCGAGATCTAGCATTGATCAAGGGGTTGAAGATCAGCGAATATACACCATACGTGAGGAATTGGAATCTCGGCACTCTGAAAGAAACTTCTTGGACGACCGAGATCTATACGAAACAGAGTTTTGTGTTGATCGAGAATAATCTCGATACGACGAGAGGACGGCAGAGGATTCTCGGCCATCTCGCCGGTCATCGAGAGATTCTACCAGCACGATTCGTCTGGCCAGAAGGAAATTTCACATAGAGGCCACCCATGTCATTTCAAGACATCAAAATTCACCGCGATTTTCAGGTCATCAATGACTTCGTGCAGATCCCTCCCAACAATGAGACGGATAAGACGCGAGTCACACCAACTGAAGCACTGTCGCTCATTGCTGGATCGGAACAAAAGCATCTCTCGCTCGGTTCCGGACGGCCACGCGGATCGAAGGCTGGTCAGCAATCGTTCATTCGCCTGCCTGGTATCAGCCCGAATGAATGGTACGCAACCGATCCTGTCGATGACGTCGCAGGTGCCTAATGTCCTGCCGCCGTAGCAAAGTCTTGGCGGAGCATACGGCAGTCGACAAGGACAAGAAACCGCTTTACGCGATGTTCTGGTTTTGGTGTCCCGGCTGCAACGAAGCCCACGCATATGCGGCCAAAATCAAAGGAGTTGAGCCTCCTCCGAATAGGCCGATGTGGACATTCGATGAGAACATGGATGCCCCAACCTTCACCCCAAGCCTTCGGATCATCAGTGAAGAACGCCCCTGCCATCTCTTCGTCAAGAACGGGCATATTCAGTATTGTGGCGATTGTTTCCACGAGCTGAAGGGGAAGATAGTTCCGATGGTAGAGATACCGGATTGGATATGAACCAGAACCCATTACAACCACCAGAAAATCCTAATTGGTGGGTAATTAGTGGTGTCATCATTACTGTCGCCGGGGTGGTGAAAGCCATTCACTATCTTCTGACGCACGTCGATGTCACTTGGAGATTCTAGATTCCACAGATTAACCACTTCGGCGATTTCGATTCAGATCCGCAAGCTTTGGCGGCCAGAGAAGCGGCGAATGCGAATTCATCTTGTGATTTCGACATGTGGCTGATCGATCAGCTAGAGTTGTCAGACAATCCCGTGGTACTGGATCTCGGATGCGGGTCGGGAAGACATATCAAACAAATCAAAAAGCGACACCCAGGTGCGACAGTAATTGGTGTCGATCTGAACCCAGGCCAAGATATTATTGTATCTTCTTTCGAAGAGTACGTTCCGGACCGGACTTTTGAGACGATCTTTTCATCGTACGCACTTTACTACGCTGAGAACATGATCGAACTCATTGAAAGGCTGCTTGGGTATACCCGTATGATGTTCGTATGCGGGCCAGCGAAAGGTACGAATCAAGAATTGGCTGATATTGGCATCATCCCTCCAGTCCCTGACTTCATTTCAGCAGAAGAAATCGCTCAATTAGAAGCTCGATGCTCGAGTCTTGAGCAAGTGCGTCTTGATAACACCGTATTGTTTACAGAGGGATCGTTTGAATCATGGTGGCATAACCACAATGCCTATGATCCAAACGTCGAATTTATCAGACCACTGTCAATGAGTAAGAAAACGCTCGGGATCAGAATGCATGCGTAAGGTGCTATTTGTGGGGGCACATGTTGATGACATCGAACTTGGATGCGGCGGGACGCTGCATAAGCACCAAGATTGGGACTGTCACTGTCTGACCATATCGAAACACAGTTTCTCTCCGCTTGGGAAAGATGGTCCAAACCCAGATATATGGAAATCACAAGTCGCCGCATTGAAACATCTTGGCGATCCGCCTTTGGAGTTGTACAGCCATCGGACCAACTTTCTCGAAGAGGAAAGAAACGCTGTCTATCAGACTCTGAAAAACGCGGCTGAGAAATTCGCTCCAGATTGGGTCTTCGTTAATCATCCAGACGATCACCAAGACCACGGCACTGTCTACCGAGAAGCCGTCAGGGCATTTTACGATTCATCTCTGATCTGCTACCCAATCTCAAGCAGCACTCAGAACTTTGAAGCCAATTATTATGAGGTCCTTCCGGACGATTCTGTAGAAGCGAAAATAGCTTCTCTACGAGAGTACGGAATGTATAAAGACAAGCCGTACTTTAAAAATGCGAGAGAACATCTCATCGCTGCGGGGACGTACCTCAGACAAGGACCGACAGAAGTTTTCAGGATTGTGAAACTAATCGAGCCTTAGACGTCGAACCGCACTTCGACCCATTCGAATCCGAGTTTCTCGAGGTACTCGAGAGCTTTGTCTCCAATCTCTGGCCCGGCAAGATAGCCACGTGCTGACTCGAAGGTTTCGACGTACTTTCGCAGCTGGCCACAATCAGTGACGGTAGCTTTCCGTCTCTTCACCTCAATGACGTGCTTGGTTTCATCAAATTCTGTTCCAAGCAGGTCAATCGGGCCGTGTTCTGTCTGAACTTCGGTTTCAATGCTGAAACACTCAATGTCGAAGTAATCTGGCCAGTTCCAAAAGAGCTTTTGTACCAACTCTTTTTCTGTTCGCCGCAATCTGACTTCGTCCTCGGACCAGCCATCCATCTCGCGGTAGAACAGAACCTCATCGACTATTACTTCTATCGTCTCACCATGTCTGGTAAAGGCAAGGCGTCCACATTCGACACTGCCTTCCATTTCTGTTCCCGCTCCCATATAGTTGCGTGGAGGTATCAGAGAGCCGCCATGGACAGATACGCTTCCGTCGTTCTTCCTTAGCAGAAGAAAGCTTCCTGGACCAAGGAGGCCCAGAGCCCGGCCATCATAGCGGACGGAGCCGGAAAAGTACAAGGAGAAGCTTTCAGACATGCCTTATCTACAAACATACCTGCGGAGGATCAAAAGATGCGGAAAGAACATGTTTGGAATGCTGTTTTGGCGGCCATCGCAACAGCCCTATTGGGTATTGTTGGATGGCTATCGCTGTCTGTTATCCATCTGCAGAACCAGCAAGCGGCAGAAGACGCCGAGAAGAAACTACGAGCAGACATCACCGACGTGATGAATGATGTCGACAAAAGACTCGCAGTAATCGAAGCCTTGATGCGAAGAGACCCGATATCGCCATCGGTGTTGCCGTCGCCGCCGACTACAGCTTCGCCGAACATCTTCAGCGACGACCCAGAACCATCGCCAGAACCGCCATCGCCACAGATACCGCTCCCTCGTTATGACTTACGGGAGCAACAGAAGCTTCCGGACAACTAGCCGCCGTCCTGGTCTGCAGCCGCAGCTTGAGCAGCAAAGTTCACCGGATCGTTCGGCCGGTACTTGAGCTTGGCGATTTTGAACACAGTGCGACAAATTAAGTATGTCACGGCCGCCACTGTAAGACAGACGATAAGAATTCTGGTGACGTCGCTTGGGGCTGTCGCCGCCAAAATCGTGTTGACCAGACCGGTGACGGTCGTCAACCAAAGTTCCGTTGTCTTGAATCCCGGATTGTTGGTGTCGTCTGTCATGCTCCCGCCTGCTTCGCTTTTCTTGAGTCAAGCAATGCCTTAGTTTTGGCTGCAGCACGCTTGAGCTTGTCTGTTGGAATAGTACCTCCAGCACGAGCAACCGCCTGTTCCATTTTCTGCTGGCTTGGTTTTTGGCCGGTCAATGCCCACCAAAGGAGAAAAGCCTCTTGAGTGTTAAGTGCTGGTTTGGCAGAAATCTCTTTGAGCTTTTGGATGACCGGACTAGTTTGTTGTGGTTGGGGCGTCGGGGTCTCGAGTGGTGCCACCTCAAGTGGTTCCGGCTCTAGATCAGGCTGCCCGGCCTGTGTTGGTAATGTGGTAGTTGGTCTTGGTGCTGGTGTTGGTGTTCGCGTTTGTGCCGCTTCAGGTGCAGCTCCCAGCCCAGCAGCATCAGGAGGCGTTTCTGGTTCGGCCGGTGCTTCGATCTGATTGAACTGATGCTTCTTGTTGCCGTGATTGAAGAGTTTGAATGCCTTTTTCAGCGTGTCAGCCGCCTGATTGTAAGTTGCCAGTGCCTGCTGATCACCAGCTTCAGCCTTTGGCTTCAGTTTTTTCCATTGATCATACGTTTGAATAATTTGGTCCGGTGTCAGACCATTCGCGGATAGTGCTGCTTGGAATTTTTGTCGAATGTTGTCCGACAGAATCTGAACAGCGAGTTTAGCGGCCCGCTCGTTCGTGGCAGCTGCTCCCGAAGCCGCCAACTGCTGCTGAGCATAGGCCGGATTCGACGCCATGTTTTTGGCTGTCTGAATTCCGCCACCGATGCGATTAGCAAGTCCTCCTAAGGCTCCCTTTAGACGTCCAAGAAGGCCGCCTTGTTCGGCTTCTGTCAGGGCTGGGATTGATGTACTGTGTTCGCGACCAATCTTCATCAGCATAAGATTGGCGATGAGCCCGATATTCCTGCAAACCGCCTGCTCGCACATGAGGTCCATCGCTAGTTCGCGGACGATGTCCTCACCTTTGAGCCTCTTGGCGGTTTGTTCATATTCTGGCGACCCAGGTAACGCCAAGCCTGGAGGTTTGGCGATCTGGCTTTGTGGCGTCACAATCGGACTTTGTGGTGCTTGTGGTGCCGCTTGTGGTGCCGCTTGTGGTGCCGCTTGTGGTGCCGCCGGAGCTGTCGGCTGCGTCTGTTCGGGTTGAGCTGCACCAGCCGCCTTTCTCGCTTTGATATCCTCCAACCTTTTGAGCAATTGTCCCAACCGCTCACGATGACTGCCTTGTGTCGTTGGCTGTTGCCGCTGTGCACCACCAAGTAGTTGTTGAAGCAAACCCTGCTGTTGCTGCGGCTGCTGCGGCTGGACTGGTTGTGCTCCGTTCTGACCTTGCGGTTGCTGAGCCTCGGCCTGAGCTGCCTGCTGCCCGCCACTGAGGATGTCCTGCTGGACTTGTTGCTTTACAGCCGTCTTTGATTCTTGATCGACACCGCCGAATGCCCCAAACAGTGATTCCCACCAGTCGGCGTTCGTGTCGTCGAGAATCGATCCTTGGAGTTGTCCGGCCTGTTTGATCAGATTGTTGATCTGCTGGCTGCTCCCGCTCGGGGCCATAATCGAGAGCAGTGTCTCGAGATCGCCACCTGGTCCTGGAGTCAGAGCTGAGCGTAATTTTGCGAGACCGGTCTTGAAGAGTTCTCCGAGAGCACCTTCGCTCAATACATTACTATCCAGTACGGATTCGACGAATATGTAAGGTATTGGGCGTGGTTCGCGATAGACGCGGCCGTTCCCGGCTTTGATTCTGACGATTGTGTTTTCAACCACGACTGGACGCATTCCATCCAGCATCAAACGAAGCTGGAGGAAGTATGGGTCGTCCAGGGTTGTGATCTTAGCCAGTTTCATACTCTATCTTTGCGGATCTGGACAATGAAGTTTCCCATCATGGTGCTCACCTACGGTGCTTTCGGAGCAGACCAGAAGAAATTGTATATCTACGAAAGCGAAGGGGTACCTCTATTTCCAGCTTTCCACGATCCTGTGGTTGCAGCACAATTCCAAGCAGCACATCAAAAGATCATCGCGGAGCATGGGGACGAGCGGCGTCTTACGCTTCAGGTCTGCAAAGAACCGAAGTACATGCGAGACATGATGGTCGTCATGATGTCCATCGCTCCGGACGTCACTACAATAATTTTTGACCCGTCTCCGCCAGAGGGCCTTTCTCAGAAGGCGATGAAGGCTGGGGTCAAGCCCCAAGATAGGCAGCGATCATTTGAAGACGTGATTCAAGAATTGGAGGATTCTTTGTCCACCAAATCGCCGTCAAATGCGGAGAAATCGTCAGAGCACTCGAAGTAGACTGGTTCTTTTCTCTTCTGGCCATCTACTATCACGATGGTCGGCTCCTCGATATCGTCAAGCGAGATCTCTTCTTCAACTTGAGATGACTTTGTCGAGTTGTCGTCTATTCCAGACACGGTGTTCGATCTTCCTCTGTTCATTCGAGAACGTCATGTGAAGATTGTCGTATTCGTCTACGCACATTGATGGGTATCCACCAACATCGCCGATCACACAGATCTTTTGGACACTCGGAACTCTGTCCTTAAACGCGATCTCGCCTAATGTTAGGTTTCGGCGGCTGATCTTGTCGGTGTCATTCCATAATAACAGATCACGGCCCGCCCATTGGATAGCGTGCAATGAACTATTTCTGTTCGGGATTTTAGTCGGTCGTGGTGAAGACCAGCTTTCTCCGAAATCATCAGAGTAGCAATATCGGCACGCAGTTTCGTTGGTACCGAAATTTCTGCTGAGCGAGTGGACCCGGTTATCTGTCTTCCACAAGGTCGGCTGAATCATGTCCTGCCCAATCGATCCAACACGCATCGTGTGCATCGTCTGGTCCAGCACTCTTGTGGTCGATTTGTCAACGATCCTGATCTTATAGATGACGCCGGATCGTGCTAACTCATCATATAAAGGCAGTAAATAATCGGTTCTGCATCCGATTGTCCCGTAGTGAATGGGGTTACAACGCCCAAGGAGGTGCTGGTCAGGGAATGCTAATTGCCTTGGTTCGGCGACAAATTCGATTCCGTTATTGAGGACCACCTCCTGTATCCAAAGACTACAGAACCTCCAGCGGTCAACGATGCGGCGTACATCGCCGGTGTCTTCGAACTTGGACCAGATAAGATAGGCTTGTGTGCCGTGCGACCAAATCACAGGATTGCCAGTTTTGTCGCCGATTCTCACGGCTTCGGAGTATGTGCCATCGTCCTTGCTGAATGTGACGTACACGCTTTGATCGTCGCGGCATTCACCTGTTCCGGAATACCAGGCCAAAAGCACCCCTCCACGAAACGGACAAACAGAAGAGCAGTGATTGAACCTCCCGGCCCCAACTTCGTGTCGGCGGCTAGTCGCGAAGATACTACGGATGATTCTTCGGAGCATCGAAGCCTCCTCGGATTTGGAAGCGTGTCAATGGAACGATCAACGATCAGCAGTTGGATTCGTCAAGCACGATACCGTGCCAAGCGTCAAGATATCTACAGCGATTTGGAGATTTCCGATGTAGAGGAAATAATTGAGAGTTACGAGGACAAGTGTGCGTATTGTGGTGATGAAGCGGAGACTCTCGATCATCCGTTCCCACTAAAACCAACCGCACCGAATGTCCCCGCGAACATCCTGCCGTCGTGCAAGGACTGCAAGGCTCACAAGAAAAATAATGATCTTGTCTGGATGTTCTCGTCAGGCACGCTCGAGCAAGTAAAGTATCTCGAATTGCTCCAACAGATGTTCAGTCGCAAAGGTGGGGACACGATTAAGGAACACGTCAGAAAAGTGACTGGCCTCGTTGGAGACTCTTAGCGTGTCGAAAAAACCTTATCCTGGCTTCTCGCCAAATTACAAGACTGTGGACGAAACCGCAGGCTTCAAGAGAACGTGCATTGTTCTCGAATTTCTCAGCATCGGACCGCTCGAATCAACGCATCTGGCTCTAATCCAAGAGCAGCTTGAAGCTCTCACAGAACGACTACAAAGACAAATTCCATACGTCGAAAACACGGACGTCGTCCTCCCAGACCGTTTCGACCCGGTCCTGAAGGAGGGTCTCCGGCTCTCATGAATCACGTGTTCTCGAATGGTAGTTCTCTGTATTTGAGGAAGTACCAATTGTAGTCCTCATTTAACGGGGACCATTGCGTTGCAACAATTCGCCGTTTCAACGTATTGATCTCCGGAGGATTGACTGATGAGCACAAATTCGGGTGGACGTGAGAGGTTCCCAACAGGCCAAGAGGTCCAGATACTACTGTTGACAGGCCAAGTAGATCCAAAGATCTACGTCGTCGAACCAGAGCCGGTCGAAACGACCGACGAAGATGACAACGAAGCCGAAAACATCGTACCAGACTTCGTCAGAGCCGACAGGAAAGGGCACGTCCCGCTCCGCGAGAAGGACGGCACCCGCACTTGCAAGATTCACTTTCGCCGGATTCTTCCGCTGGACTCAGATGGCAAAGCGACTGTCATTGAGTCGAGTGATAAATACCGTGCGATTTGTCCGAAGTGTGGGAACGTATTCGATGTTGGACCGGATTGTGAACGGATCAACTGCCCCAATGACGGCGAATTCGAGTTATCCTGGCTAGGAGTCAAACCCATGACAACAGAGACGAAGAAGGAAACCACCACCGCCACTGCTCCGAAGAGCAAGAGCGATACGAAGGACAAGCCCAAGCCCGAAAAGAAGAAAGTCGCCAAAGAGCCGGTGCTCGTCGACTTCAAGGCCCTCGAAAGCCTCGATGGATGCGAACTCTGGACGAAAAAGAACGTCAAATTCGACCATCCCGAAGTTGACGTCAGGGCACACGTCCTGCTCTTCACCGGCGAATCGCCGCGTAAGTATTGCTTCAACACGTACAACGGTGCTCTCGGCAAAAAGTCCACCGCAATCCACACGGACGAATTCATCGCCGACAAGCCCATCAAGGGAGCGAAGAAAGATCGCCCCTGGTTCGCCGTCAAAGACCTCGACAAAGAGCGAGAACGCCTCACCAAGAACGGCTACGAGCAGTCCTGAGTCCCGTCGACAACTGGACACGGCCGTCCGAATCCCCATAGCAACGGAGTGCAGACATGCTAGTTCTGTCACGTAAAAAGAACGAATCGATCGTGATCAGCAACGACATCGTGATCACGGTCGTCGAAATCCGGGGCGACAAAGTCCGCCTCGGAATCGAGGCACCGAAAGAGATCCCCGTCCATCGCTCCGAAGTCAAGGACGCGATCGATCGGGATGCTGCAAAAGCAGCAAAAGCTAACACGTCAGTGTAACGCAATCCGCCGTCCGTGGTCGAGAGCCGGGTCCTGCCCGGCTCTCGGCGTATATAATCCCATGGATGAACACACCCCAATCGACGGTGAATACGGCCTCGATTACCAGCTCTTCGTCATGCGACGAATGATCGAGCAACTCCCGCCCGATCTCGCAACCTCTCTAAACGGACAATTGGATTCCATTATAGAAGCCATCAAGAACCGCTTCAAAATTGTCCGAGACAACATCGAAAACAATCTCGATGACGCCGTCCTGGCCGTCAAAATGCTCGAATTCGACCTACAAGCGACGAAGAATGAACGAGACACCCTCCAAGAACGTCTCGACGGCTCTCCCTGAGCCTTTCTAGCCCTCTCCGCCCTCAGCCCCACCGCTTCCAGAATTCAAAGGAAGCCAAGAGAGAAGCTCGGAGCCACATAGTAGATAGGTCCAAAAGGAGAGTATATGGACCTACCTCAGAAACGGATCTTGCTGACAGGCGGCAATGGATTTCTCGGTCGCCATATATGTAGAATTCTCGAGAGCAAGGGATGCCAAATCTCCGAGCTGCTCAAAATGCACGACAAAAGGCCAGGAGTCTTCGTCGTCAGGTCCAGAGTCTTCGATCTCACCAGAGCAGAAGACGTCAAAGAGATCTACCAACTGGTCAACCCAGACATCGTCATTCACCTCGCCGCCGTAGTTGGTGGTATCGGCATCAATCGCAAAAAGCCCGGCACATTCTTCTACAAGAATCTCATGATGGGCACACAACTCATCGAACAAGGACGCATCTACGAGGTCGAGAAATTCGTAGCAGTCGGCACCATCTGTGCCTATCCCAAATTCACGCCAGTCCCATTCAGAGAAGATGACCTCTGGAACGGCTACCCGGAAGAAACAAACGCCCCATACGGACTAGCCAAAAAGATGATGCTGGTCCAGTCACAAGCCTACCGTGACGAGTTCGGGTTCAACGGCATCTTTTTACTCCCAGTAAATCTGTACGGCCCCGGTGACAACTTCGACCCAGAGTCGTCACACGTCATCCCAGCTCTCATTAAGAAATGCGTCGACGCGAAGATTGCGAACGCAGATCACATCGACGTCTGGGGCACAGGCACAGCCACCAGAGAGTTTCTCTATGTCGAGGACGCAGCAGAAGCGATCGTCGCTGCGACAGAAAAATACAATAAGCCAGACCCAGTAAACATCGGAGCTGGCAACGAAACATCGATCAAAGACCTGATACACATTATCGCCGAAAAAGTCGGATTCAAAGGCGATATCAGATGGGACAGCGACAAACCAGACGGCCAACCGCGTAGATGTCTAGACACATCTAAAGCGACAGAGGAATTTGGCTTCACGGCGAAAGTCAATCTCTCAGAAGGTCTGCAACGAACCGTTGAGTGGTACGAACATGCGAATTCAAATCGAGATCGCTCCGGGGGAGCTGATTGACAGGATGACGATCCTGCAAGTCAAGAAGGAGAGAATCGATGATCCTGAAAAGTTGCGGCATGTCGAAAACGAACTTGACACACTAAGTGCATCCTTGATGAGGATGCGTGCTTGGATGGAAGGTAACAGGATCACCGACAAGCTAAGCCTCCTGGATCAACACACCCAAGAAATCAAGACAGCGAATGAAAAGATTTGGGACGTGTTGCAAAGGCAGCGTGATCTCGAGAACGCCGGTGATCTTGGCGAAGAGTTCATCAAAGTGTCGTTAGAAGTCTATCACGTCAACGACAGACGTGCTCTCGCAAAAAGAAAAATCAACGAACTTCTAGATACCGACATCGCAGAAGTCAAGGAGTACAAATGAGCGACGACGCCCCCGACACAGCGGAATCGGATAGTCCACGCGAGCAGAAACGACGGCAAGTTCAACGGCACTGGTTCGACCAGCAGCCAGAGAAGAAGCAAGACGAGATTATCAAGCCTCACTTCGACGCCGAACACAAGACGTCTGAAGACGTCAAAAAAGCCGTCAAAGACTTTGAGGAGTATCAGTGAGCAAGCTCACTTTGATGGTTTCGATCTACAACAGCGGTGATTGGATCGCAAACCGACTCAAAAACATCCTCTGCAGCACCGTCATCAACGACATCGAAGTCTGGTGCGTGAACGCGAATAGCCCAGACGAACGAGATCACGATGTCCCGCTAGCGTTCTCACAACAACACCCACAAATCAAGTACGAACGGCTCGCAGACAGGATTTCTGTTTACGAGACCTGGAACTATATCATCAAGAGATCACAGAGCACCTACATCGCCAATGCGAACACAGACGATATCGTATCACCAGTGTGCTACGAAACCCTGATGGGTGCTCTAGACTCTGAAGGGCCTGGGTGCGGACTAGCATATTGCAGTTGGTACACAACTGGAAGGCCGAACCAAGAATGGGCCAAGATGGTAGCCGCCGCTCCAGACGGAAAGCCCGGCAACTACGCTGGAAATATTGACACAGCAGGAGTAGGTCATTTCCCATTATGGAGACGCTCTTTACACGACGAGATCGGTCTCTTCGACACTTCGTTCCAAGCTCTCGCTGATGCCGACTGGTGGGCAAGAATCTACTACGTAGCCAAAAAGCGATTGAGGTGGATCAATCAAGACCTTGGCCTTTACCTGTGGCGTAACGGCCAAAATCTTTGGCATCAGAAAGTGAACGGAGAGGAATGGCGGAAATACCACAGCAAACTGGCGATGTACAAGCAAGGAAAGTTGGAGTAGAATCCGCACACGGATTCGGCGATTGCCTCTTCAACGCTCCGCTCATCAAAGCCATCGGCGAGAAACACGGCACCACAGTCGATGTGACCGTACGCCCTCACTGTGCCGATGCCTTCACCAACTTTCCCTTCATCGGTAAAATCATCCACGTCCAAGAGATGAACCACGGAGTCAGACTCTTACGACAGCAAGGATACCAGCACGTCTACCAAATCACACAGAACGTCAAATTCTTCGAATTCAGACAACACGATAATCATCACTCACTCATTGACACCCCGGCCCTGACTGGCAAACAGATCGGCGTCGAATTCGACCCACGGCCCCTGTTTGCCGCCTCACCAAAAGAATTAGCCGCCGCCAGCTCTCTCCCAGACGTGCCGACGATCGCCATCGAGAGCGTCTATAAATCAGCTCAGAGCTGGGCTCAGCGAAATCACGTGATGGAGATCGTCGAGAAATTCAAGAGCACACATCGCATCTTGTGGCTCAGCAACGAAGGTTGCCCTAACGCCCCGAACATTGACAACATGCTTCGCTTCAGCAGACGCGAATGCATCATGTGTCTCCAAAAATGCTCGTACTTCTTTTCGGTTGGCTCAGGCTTCTTCTGTGCGTCGCTCGCCCTTCCAAAAGAATGCCAGCCGAAACACATCGTCTGTCTCTGGACGGATGATCTGTATAGATACGAGGGACGCTTGAGCGAATTCAAATGGCACCCACAAATAACATGGATTCACAATGCCCGTGATCTGACAACGGCTTTGCAGATTATCAGATAATGCAAGAAAAACTGTGTACAATCCTGGTCGCCCTCTGGCATGCTGGCCGCTTCATTGAGGCCAAGCTCAAGAACTTGAGTGCACTGGAAGGATTCGACAACTGCTGGATAGTGCTGTTGAATTGCCTGGATCATGATGATGTATCGAAGAAATATGCATATTTCCTCGAGCATCCAAACGTTCTCGAAATCAAGTACGACCAGCAGGTCAACCTATACCCAACCTGGAACGACGGCATCAAAGCGACGTCATCGAGATTTGTTATGAACAGCAATGTTGATGACATGTTGCACCCGACATACGTCCAACGATGTTGCGGTTGGTTGGATTCGCATCCTCAATTCGCTTGTGTGTCATCCAGTGTACTCGTGACACACTCACCAAATCAAGATGACCATACCAAATGGGAATGGCAACGAAAAATGCCGTTTTACCCATATCCACATTCGTCGGCCGGACCATGCCCTGTGTGGCGTAGATCATTACACGGAAAATATGGATATTTTGGCGACTATCGCGTCATTGGTGACGCCAGAATGTGGGAGAAATGGCTGGCGAATGGCGAACAATTCGGCCTAGTCAAGGAAGATCTTGTCCTGTACTACAGGCACAACAGCTCGCTAGAGATGAGATTCGACGAAAACGGAACCATGTATCGAGACCTGGACCTTGCGGAAGATAAAGCCAAATCTGAAGCGGCAAAAGATTAGAAAAGAACCAATCGTACGCCGCCTTGTTAGGACTACGCCGCGAGATCGGCCAGCGTCTCCAGCTGTCGCTGTACCAACCAAGAGTCCACCAACCTACACTAAAGACTCCCGCAAGAAGATCGCTTTGATTCAGACCGGATGTTGGGGAGATAACGTCAATAGTACATTGATGTTCGGGCCGATAAAAAACCGTTTCAACGATTGCATCATTGACGTTCATACCTCGACCCTGTATGAATCAGCCTTCACCAACAACCCCCTCATCGACCACATCGTCACTTACTCGGCGGATCGCAAGCAAGACGCATTGCATCTGACAATGACGATTCCACCTAAGATCGTTTCTGCCGGATACGATATGGTGTTTGCCCCGCATCCGATGTATAACGGAGACAAGTGGAAAAGCATACTGCACCCAGATCTCGGCGACAATCTCATTTTCGCCTGGGTCAGAGCACTCGAAGACGCCAAAATTCCTTATGAGCTGCCGCTTGAGACTATCTTACGGCTGACGTCTCACGAGATCAACAACGTCGTCAAATTCAAGACCAAAATCAAGACGTTCAACAAGTTTCGTAATATTCTGATGGAGGTGCATGGGGAATCTGGTCAGACATTCTGGGACCACACGTGGACGGTCGCGGTTGGGAAATATCTGCTGGAAAATGAAGAGACAAATCTCTTTATAAGTCGCAAGAACACCAGTGGTGACGTTCAGGAGTTGGCTGCACTCGCTCCGGGCAGAGTGTTCTTTGTAGGGACACTCAGCATTAGAGAATGTGCGGAGTTATTCAACCACTGCGATGCCTTCTTCAGTGTGTCAAGCGGATTGTCGAACGCTTGCAATACGAATTGGTGCAAAAACGACATCAAATGGATCGAAACGATCAACTCACAAGCAGTGTCAAGTGCACCGATCCGTAAAGAAGGGAAGGTCTTCTGGACTCACAATGACAAGAAGAAATTCTTCCACATGCTCAAAGACGAGGGATTATGAATGTCACAATCACCCTCCTGCAAGCCGGTGACCTGTTCAACGGATTCCTTGAGACTCTCTCCGCCCTCCGTGATCCAGAGCTGACTCCGGACGAAGCACGACAGCTCAACGACATTCGTCGAGAGAGCGGTATCGACACTTACGTCGCCAAAATGGCAGATGAGGTCGTCGGAACTTTCTCTGTGTTTATTGAGAGGAAGTTCATCCACAAAGGCGGCAAAGTTGCACACATCGAAGACGTAGCTGTCCGCGAGGACATGCAACGTAAAGGCATCGGTAAAGCAATGATGCAGGCGGTCGACTCAATCGCAAACCTTGCTGGATGCTACAAGATCATTCTTGATTGCGGCGATCACAATATCGGCTTCTACGAGAAATGTGGCTATCGCCTGCACGAGAAGATGATGAGAAAGGATACATAGTTTCGCTTCTAGGGGCTCCCCACGGATTATAGGAGATCCGAAAATGAGAGGTCGTATCGCTATCGTTATGCTGATCGTTCTATTCCTCGCAAGTGACGAAGCTCACGCAAGACGTCGGTTCAGGCGATCCGCGTCAAATTCCGGCAACAACGTCGGAACAGAATGGACGGGGGCAGTCGCGATTCGTGAAGACGACCAGGCAGCCTGCCAACGCGAAGCAGAATACATGGCCAAACACGGAATTCGTGGCCACGTCTTCGGGGTTATTGGCAGATTCGAAGGATGCGGTTGGGGAGCAAGAGGAAAGAACCGTTGTGGTACCTGTCGACCCGGCTGGAACGCGACACTCACCGGCGATGCCGAAGCAACATCATCCTGGGGAGAAAAGTTCAGGGTTAGGTCTTGGAGGTAATTTGTACTACTACAGAGTCCTCTCAGGACCAACCAGAGTCGGCGAAGACGAACACGGTGCACGTGTCTCCTGTTTCAATATCTTGCCAGCTGGCGAATCATTAGAAGGAAACGTGCCCATCATCGGATGCGAACTTGATCTGACGGATCAGCAAGGACTCGCAATCAGGAAGATGATGCAAGAGATTGACGTCTTCTTTGACGATTACATGTACGAGTACAGGGCACAATACCAACAAAAAGATGAAGAAGGCAAACTGAAGCGAATCCTCCTTGAGGTCAAGAACGGAATAAAGGTCAGATGAGAATTCACTTCGTGTACGCTTTCGATCCCGATAATGGTGTTCTGCAATCACCGTACAGCATCACTCGTAATCTCCACCGCTATCTCAAAGCACGAGCGGAAGTCGTCTACTACCAATGGGATCAGAAGAGAACTCCGGAGTTAAAGCCGGACGACATCTTCATCGGCCACCCACACTACGACCCAGACACCGTCGTCCAAAGAGTCTTCCGCAAGAACTTGCAATGTAAAGCACGTTGCACGATCCACCCATTACACACGGCCAGAGTCAACGACAACTGGCCATTCGACTTCATGGCTCAGCAGGCCAACAAGATCTTTTCGATCTGCGGTCCATACTGGGTGGATACCATCGAAAACACCGTCTTCAAGCATTGGAAGCCGAAGATCACCAGACTCGACATGGCGGTCGACGCCAACCACTTTCCATTCCTACGGAAGAAATTCCACGAATCCGGCAAAAGAAGACTCGTTTATATTGGCAGTGCTATGCCCCAGAAGAATCTTGGGTACATGGCACAGCTGATGTCCACCATGCCCGATGTCCAACTGGACTGGTACGGCGGAGACTCGAATCATCCACTAGCCAAATTGGCAAACGTCAGGACTTTTGGGTGGATGACTCTCAATTCTACTGTGGCTCAGAAGATCATTGATGACTGTGACATCATGATCAACACCAGCATCTCTGACGCAAATCCGACGACACTGCTAGAAAGCCGAGCATGGGGATTAATCACGGCCTGCACACCACAGTCCGGCTATTACAACGACCCCTTCTTCACAGAATTGGACCTCGGAGATCTCAAAAAGTCACGAGAGGCCCTTCGTTACCTTCTCCACGACGCAAGTAACGAAGAACTCATGGTACGTGCCATTAAATCCCGCAAAGAGATCGAAGATAAATACACGTGGGAGAATTTCTGTGGCACAGTCTGGCGAGAACTCGAAAAGTTCGCCTGAGATCATCCCATTCGACACAGAATGCATCCTCTGCGGAAAGCCGTTCATAGAGGCTGAGTCAACTCGTATCGACAAATGCCCAGAATGCGTGGCTATCCAAGAAGCAGCAATCAAAAAAGACGTAGACGAATGGCTTGCGAGGCAACAGAATGCTTCTTCCGGTTCTAACTGACAAAATGCATTGTTGGGCTTGGAACCGCATATACGTCAAATCCAACGGCCGAGTCCCCTGCTGGTGTGACGCCGGAGAGATCAAAACAATCTGGCAAAAAGACTTTGGCGAATCAGACTTCGTCAAAGACCTCGTCAACGGCCCAGAGCTGCGAGAAATGCGGCTCAAAGTCCTCCGCGACCAGCAATACTACATCGAAGAATGTGGCAGATGTTGCTGCATGATCGAAAAGGGCAAAGGCAGCCACTGGCGGTACCCTGACGGCGATCGCGACATCGACGTCGGCAAAATGAACGAAACCGCCCTCGGCATCTTGCGACGCGTCGCCAAAGTCAGAAAATGGCCCTACGGCAGCATCGACAAAATCGCCGAAATCCAGCTCGAGCCATCATTCCCATGCAATCTTCGCTGCCCAGGTTGTCTTCATGGCTGGCACAGCGACCCAATGAGCACAGAAGAGCGGCCATATTTCTTCCCGCTTGATTGGTTCACCAAAATGATCAAATCGATCGTCGTGAACCGCGTCACCCTAAAGCGGATCGCATTCGTAGGACGCGGAGAACCGACGCTCAATAAGCAATTCCCGGTCATGATCGATCACGCCAGGAGTCGTATCCCAGAAGTCCTCATGTCCATGGACACCAACAGTAATCAACCATGGAGAGACGAGTACATCTGCCTCAATTGGATAAACTGCTCTATTGATGGGTCGACACCAGAAGCGTATTCGACCTATCGTCTGCGTGGTCGTTTCGCACCAGCAATCCGATTTATGGAGAACGCTGTAGCCGCAAGAGATGCAGCCGGTGATACAACCAACTGCAAGATTCGCTGGAAATACATTCTATTTGACACAACCGAATCAGATGAGCTGCTGAATCGGGCTCAACAGATGGCGAAGGATATCGGCATCGACGAGCTTGACTTCGTGATCACTACTGTCGGAGCATTCGACAAGACGGTGAATCCAGCCACCAGATTCAAAACCATGGAACAGTTCAACGAATATCTGACAGGAAATCCGATATTCACAGGATCAATGGTGTCACGATCATGACTCACCCATTCAATGACATGAACCAGTGGGTCGGCTCTCCAGTCGACTACCGAACCGGCGACAAGGCCAAACAAGCCCTAACAGAAATCAACGACAACCGATATTGGAACGACGAAACTGGCAGCATCCTCGTGGACGATGCCCGCTGGCGACAAGCTCAGCAATACGAACACGACACCTGGATGAAGCACGGCCTCGGCACGAGTACCGATCGGGATAACCAACATACCGCCAATTTCGGCAATTACGACGTCGTTCCCAAACATCTTCATCATTTGGTGGAGATTGGTTGCGGTCCCTTCACACAGACCTACAACATTCTACAGGGACGGCTAGCAGACTCTATCACTCTGGTCGACCCACTTCTGAACGAATATCTCAGACACCCGCATTGTCGTTATCGGAAACTCCAGACTCCAGGATCGCCAAAACCACCAATCCTCAAACCGATCCCGGCGGAAGACTTTGACGGTAAGGGCTTCGACACAGCTGTCTGCATCAACGTGCTAGAGCACGTGCGAGATGCCACCAAAGTCATGGAGAACCTCGTTGGCTGCCTCCGTAAAGGCGGCACCCTGATCTTCCATGACAGGACTTATGACGGCCTCGATATCACAAAGATCTATGATATCGGTCACCCAATACGGATTACGACGAAGTTCCTTGAACCGTTTCTTAAACAATTCACGCCCCTACGCGTGCACGGGGATTATTTCATAGGTCAGAAGGAGTGAAGATGGCCAAGCCCAAACCAGTCAACTGGCAGCTCATTGAGGACCAAGAGCTATACACCTTTGTTGGCGAACTCATCGAGAAATTCCACGGCAGCGACAAAGACATCGGCGGCGTCGGCCTCAACTTCGTCCTCATGTGGCGGCACAACGTCAAAATGGACCAAGACGGCTACGTCGTGCTCGCCGACGTCACAAAATCCTCGGACCAGAATCGCGAGCTGCGTCCACATGATGTCATCATCGGCGTCAACAAAGACGCCTGGAGCGTCATGGACGCCAGACAGCGGACAGTCGTTATCGACTCCCAGCTCGAGCGAATCGCCGTCTGCCTAGACAAAGACGGCAACCCGAAAGAAGACGATCGTGGTCGCACCCTGTTTCGACTCCGTCGAGTCGAGACGATCGATGACCACACATTCGCTCGGCGGCACGCCCACACAATGCGTGAAGTCCAGGAATTCATTCACGACCAATTCGCAAAAGCGGGTGCAGAAGAAGGCAGCTATGTAGCTGAGCAGCTGGAAGACGATGAGTAATTGTACCTCCAAGTTCAGCAGATTCCAGCTCCCAATGATGCGGAAGGTCTATCCATCGTTGATCGCCAGCAGCATTGTTAGCGTTCAACCGATGAGTCAGCCCGCAAGCCTCATCTTCTACCTCAAGCACAGATACAAGGGAGCTTTCATACTGAAATCTGGCTTCTACGTGCTGGTCGGCACATGGATTCACAACGACAAAGAATTATTGCTCCTACGAGAATTCAGTGGAGATCCAGACGAAGAATGCGTTTATGTCGATGTTGCTGAGAACATGACCGAGCCAGGACAAGACCAATCCAAGCAACAATACCAGCTCAGAGTTGAGTTCGAAAACGGCGATATCAAGGAAGGCAACCAAGAGTTCATCGACACAAACGTAGACATCAAATTCCACAAAGATGGGATCTGCCACGATTTCAAGTTCATTCGCAAAGAGATGGCAGCCGTATGCCTGACCTAACCAAGCCAGGACGACTTTTCGAAGCACAGGTGGAGTTCACAACGAACTGTAATCTCCGCTGCATCTACTGTGCCGTGAGTCAGCCATGGTATCAAGGCAAGGCACCTGAAGGCGGCCGAACTGAAGACAGGCGAAAGGACCTTGTCGTCAATGTTGACGAGCTTATTGAGATCTTCAAAAGACGGCAGACCAAGATCGTCAACATTCACGGGCATGGTGAGACCACCATGCTTGATGGTTGGCACCACACAGCCCAAAAGTTCATTGACGCCGGATTTGACGTTATTGTCTGTACCAATCTGATCAAGAGATATTCTGAGGAAGAGTTGCGAGTCCTCAGTAAGCTAAACAGCATCACAGTCAGCATCGATGCTGTTGATCAGAGTACTTTCAAACAGCTGAGGGGAGGCGATGTCCGCCAGCTGGTCTACAATATGGTCCGGATTAGGGCCATCGCTGAAGAAAGGAGTTTTTATCAGCGGTGGGTTTGGTCGATCGTCGTTGTCGATCGTTCTTTACCGGGGCTTTTGGACGTCGTCAAGACCGGCCTCGCCCTTGGAGTAGAATCATTCTGCTTCTGCGATTTCTACAAGGAGGCGATAGTATCCCCGGTGGTTGGCATAGGGGATATGGGGGAGGATGCCAGGGCTGAGGCAGATAGAATTATGCGTGAGGTCCAGGACTACTGCTTGACCAACGGTGCCGTTTTTATGACGTCTCTTGATGGACAGGAGCGATTCAGCAAGAGGGGTTATCTATGAGTGAGCAGACGAGATTGTGCCTCGATCCGTGGGCGAAGGTATTGATTAAAAGCAACAGATCGGTGTGTATTTGTTGTTATTCGCCGCCCGTTGGGCATCTCGACAAGTCCACTCTGGATGAGATATTGGATGGTGCCGAAGCTACCGCATATCGTGCCAAATTACTGTCTGGGGAAATGATGCCTGCTTGCAGGATCTGCCCTGATAAGAATATGGTTCCGATCGAGAGGCTCAAGGAGGCTGTCACCAACTATGTCGAATCTGGGGAGAAGCCATACGGGATTGGATGAACTCTGTTGCGATACTATTCATGCTCTACGCAATCAAGCAGCAGAAAATTCCGTACAAAGAAACCGCGTGCACAGCGTCTCGCACGATCTACGTAGATCTCCCTGATAGAATTCACGCTCTTGCTACTGAGATAGAAATCCAGATCACCCTGGAAGTCGGCCAAGAGTTCATTTCACTCGAGGCCGTCTTTGGCAACAGGCGATTGACGAAAGTCGCCAAACTACAATTATCTGGTTTCATCATGGGCACCACCTCATTCCTTGAGCCCCAACGGGCTTGCATTTCGTTGATTGAAGAAGCATGGGACAGCTTACAGCCGAAGTAGTCATCTACACAGACGGGGCCTGCGAACCGAATCCAGGCCCTGGAGGATGGGGGACTATCCTCCTGTTCGAAAATTCCAAAGGATTGCACGAACGTGTCCTCTCTGGAGGTCATCATGACACCACCAATAACCGCATGGAGATGATGGCAGTCATCAAGGGTCTAGAAGCACTCTCACGACCCTGTGACGTTATCGTCTACTCCGACAGCCAGTATGTTGTCAAAGGAATTGGCAACTGGAACGAAGGCCAAGGTATACACCCAACTGGCTGGATGGTCAGCTGGGAGAAAAAAGGATGGCGAAAGTCGGACGGCCCACTCAAGAATGTGGACCTCTGGCAAGACCTATTCAAACTTGTGCGAGAGCAGAACAGCGTACAAATGAAATGGCTGAAAGGACACGCCGGTCATGAGTACAACGAAAGATGCGATGTTTTGGCTCTCGAAGAGAGACAGAAATTCTAATGTACGACAAAGACGAACACTTAGACAACCTCATTCGACACATCTCACTTGTCCGAGATGCCTGTACCCTACTTGGGAAAAGACTAATCTCACAAGGACGATGTGAATTCGGAATCCAACTAATCGCACGTGGCCATAATCACGACGTCTCGAAATTCTACGGAATCGAGCACGACTTCTTGCATCGTGGCCCAGACACGCCAGCAGAAGAGCTTGAACTGGCTATCAACCAGCACGTGCGAACAAACTCCCACCACCCCGAATTCCACGGCGGCGTCGGGCACATGCCCGAACTCGACGTGGCTGAAATGGTCTGCGACTGGTATGCTCGCGGCCAAGAATTCGGCACCGGTCTCCGCGACTGGATCGCGGACTCTGCGATCGATCGCTACAGTATCGATCTGGAAGGGAAACACTATCAATGGATCAACGCCTTCGTTGATCTTCTCCTGCAAGATCCATTCAGCAAGGAAGTGAAAGCCCAAAAGGCAGCAGTGTAATGTGCACTGTCTTCCATCTGATGGACTTCGACAAAGTTGAACGCTACAACCTTGTCGTAAAGCCCGGACCGTTCTCTGCCGACTCGTGGGAATTGCAAGACGAAGTCGGCAGACCGGTCCGAGAAATGGTATCCTACGCCATGTCATCCGATGCTGTATCTGAGGAGCATCAAGTCGTACTTAAACGGAAGGACGACAGCCTCCTCAAACTAGCACTAGTCGGAGTCAGTTCATGGCGGAATTCGCAAAGCAGCTCGAAGCCCTCAGATGGAAGCGGTTCTCCGCCCTAGGCACCGGCGAGGTCTGTCTCGTTGACGTCATGGGCGATGACAGTGCAATCGTCCAAGCAGCCCGAGTCAGCTACGGCGAAGGAACCAAAAAGGTCTCTGACGATCGCACGCTAATCCGCTATCTCATGCGGCACCGGCATACGACCCCGTTCGAAATGTGCGAGGTCAAACTCCGAGTCAGAGTACCGATGGACTGCTGGCGGCAATGGATTCGCCACCGCACAGCCAACGTCAATGAATACAGCACTCGCTACAGCGTCGCCATCGACGACTGTCAAATCACCAGCCCGACAGAATGGCGGTCACAAGCCACAACCAACCGCCAAGGCTCCGGCGACTTTCTCAATGAGGAAATCGGCCTCGGCCTCACATTGGCCGAGACAGAACTACAAAAGCAAGCCCGCGATGTCTATCAAAACAGACTCGATGCTGGCGTCGCTCGAGAACAAGCTCGCAAAGATCTTCCGCTTAGCACTTTCACTGAAGCGTACTGGAAGGTCGATCTCCACAACATGTTCCACTTCCTCTCTCTCCGCATGGATTCTCATGCACAGAAAGAGATTCGAGAATACGCGACCATCATCGGCAAACAAATCATCAAACCACTCTACCCACTCGCGTGGGAGGCATTCGAAGACTACCGTCTCGGTGCTATGTTCCTATCACGGCTGGATATTGGCGTCATCCAGCGGCTTAACGAAATGGCACGCTCCGAACGCGGCTACACAGAACCGGACTTTATCGTCGCTCAAGATTCCAGCTGGAAAGAACTTGAGCGTTGTCGTGAACGAGACGAGTGCTTCGAAAAGCTCGCTCGCCTCGGTATCATAGAAGTACCAATCATCGCTGCGTGAGGACATTGTGATGAAGGAGCAACAAATGACAGAGTGGTTGCAATTGAAGCGTCTAGAGCGTAACAATCTTCCACTACCCAAGTACGAAACAGAGCACTCAGCAGGCATCGATTTCAGCGTCTGCCTAACACGAACTTGCAAAGAATGCTTGCCCGGCGGATCGAAGCGAAAATTCCTCGCAGTCGATAAAGGTGGACACGGATTCGGCCGCCACCACTTTGGCGAAGAAAATGTTCCAGACATCATCCAGTGCCCCAACGGTCCAGACAAACTTGCGGTCGTCATACAACCGCGAGAAACCTTGATGCTACCGCTAGGCTGGATCGCAGAGTTTGGAGCCAACTTCGTCCTCAAAATCCACGTCAGATCCTCGGCAGGGCTCAACGGACTGATGCTGGCAAACGGCACTGGCATCGTCGACCCAGACTATCGCGGCGAGTTATTCGCCTGCCTCTGGAATCGGACAGACGGCCCAATCCAGATCAAACACGGACAACGCGTAGTCCAAGGAGTCATGCTCGCCTTCAATCAGGCGATTGTCACAGAAGCCAAAGAAGTGTCGGAAACAGGTCGCGGAGACGGCGGATTCGGCTCAACCGGCGATCAACTCACAATTCCGGCACCGGCAGCGGATCCTCCGCCGCAATCAGGCAGTTGACCAAATTCTGACGCATCTTCGCGATCACACGAGGCATCGAGTCCGCACGGTTCACTGTCTCACCCGGATCAGATTCGAGATCGAATAGGAACTCATCATCGCCGCATATCCAATATTTAAAGCGGCTATTCCTCACCATCTTCAATCTCGGTTTGTAACCGACCATGCTCAAGGCACACCGAGTAAAATCAATATGCGTCAAACTCTTCCCTTGAATACCAGGGCCGATTTCTTGTTCCAGCATCTCAAGTATCGTCGGCACAACATCAATATGCTCATGCAACCCATAACATCGCCTTGGCCCCCAGCCCGGAATGCGAACAATCAACGGCACCGACACTACTTGTTCGTAAGCATATAAACCCTTTGAGAAGCACCCATGGTCGCCGAGCATGTCACCATGATCAGAAGTGAAAACAACGATTGTGTCTCGAGCTTTCCTATCCACAAAGTCCATGATACGGCCGACATTGTCATCTATCCATGAGACACAGCCGTAATATTGGCTTTTGATCATTCGCCAATCTTCCGGCGTCAGCTTCGTTCCCTCGTATGTCTCAATCCCATCAGGAGCAGAAAAAGAATCAGGATCATACATGCCACAGAACGGCGGAGGAGAAGCATACGGAGGATGAGGACCTCTGAACCCAATCGCACATAAGAATGGTCGCTTGCAATTACTCATGAATCTGACGGCACGCTCCGAAATCACATCCTCATGCTGATAAAGGCGACTGCTCAACTTAGCCGCCCAAGACGTCGTCTTCATGATCTCCAGATACTCACGACGGGCAACGCCAGCATCACGGCCCGGCAAATCCTTTCCTTCTCTCCAATCCTCGGACAAATACGAATTTTGCGGATCGAATCCAAAATGGCCTAGAGTGTGGGTCGTTCTGTCCAGATGCCATTTCCCGAAATAGGCAGTCTCGTACTGGACATCACGGAGCATGTTGGCAAGCGTCTGTTCCGTCTTCGCCAACTCCATCTCATTCCACCACATCCGCAAAGTGCTCGGATAGCGGCCGGTCCAGAAGGCCGCTCTTGCCGGTTGGCATTGCGGGCTTTGAGCGTAACAGTCGAACGAGAGTGACTGTTCTGCGAGTTTGTTGATGTTCGGGGTGCATGCACCGATCGTATCAGTTCGTTGCTGATCGGTCATGATGATCAAGACATTCATGCTACTTCTACTTCCATAAACAACACTTCGAAAATATGTATGTCGCCGTCAGGTGCGATGATCACTTTGGGATTCTTCAAAAGACGCTTGACCGCTTTGATGGAGCACTCTGCTTCCTCGCGAGTCCATCCATCTGACATCATATCTTCTGGAGTGCTGAGTTTGTCGGCTCGCCTGCCGCCAAACATGACGATCTCGCCATCCTTGTCATATTCCCACGTCTTTGGGACGTTGGCACAAGTGAAACAGATCTCTGGGTAAGTGCGACCGTCTATGAACGGTTCCTCGGAGAAGCATCGTACAATGACTTCGATTGGAGTCTTGCAGATGGGGCAGAGGTAGTCATCCATTATCAAACAGGCCCTCGTGGCGATGAGCCCTCCTACCGCACAGATCGCAAATGTGCTCTGAATCGTTGTTTCCAGAAGCGTCTGGATAATACGTCGTTTCGAGATGCGGACACTGCTTCTGTAAATCCACTCTTCTTGCATTTATCTCGCCGACAGCTTTCTTATGACGCTCCTCTTCATCCTGCTCGTCGCGAGTGATGGACCGCAATTCTTGGTGGAGTGTCTTGTCTGTTTCGATGGCGTTAGCGATGTAATCACCCAGTTCGCTTTGCTCACCCTTGAACTCGTCAACCAGCTTTTTGATTGTTTCTGATTTCATCGTGACGTCCTTCCCGGAGCTTCTTGACCCAATCCTCAAGGTCAGATGCTGGATCTGTAAAGCACAACGCGTATTCGGTTCCAGCAGCGATGCCGTAGACCACGTCATCTTCGACCACAAACATGAGGCGATGCCACTTACCGTCAGGTCCTGGAAAGGACGATCGCACAACGTCACCTTCAATCCTGAAAGCTGGGTCCAGGACAGCGGCGATCAAATCAACAATCATCGAGCGATTCTGTGAGGGCAAGATCAAGGTCGCGGAATAACGGTTCGAAGTCTGCATTTGGATCACACATATCGTACGACTTCAAGACGTCGCGGTAGACTCTTTCAGTCGGCGGTTTGGTTGTGTCGCCTTTCTTGTGATATCGAACTATTTTCAGATCACCGTCGAAGACAATCTGATATTGTTGAAGATCAAGAGTTATTTCAATACAGTGCTCATCGTAAATCTTCGTTGTGTAAACTATCGCCTTCGGCCAGCGTGCTTTCAGCTGTTCCGCCAACGCCATGTAGAACGTCTTAAGCCAGTCTCCGCTCATTGTTCCTCAATACGTTGTCGGCCGGATTTAACGAGGGGTTCACCGCTCGCAACACGTGTATTAGAAAGAGGTGCAACGGCACCCCATCCCGGATACCCCGAAGGAGACTGCGTATGCCTACGAAAGCAACGGTGAGCGTCGCCCAGAGATCTGCTCTGATCTCAGAGACCGGCTTCAAGAACTACGACGTCATGATGAATCCGTACGTCGGCTGCGAGTTCGGCTGCACGTACTGCTACGTCCGGTTCTTCATCAAAGACGAAGACCACGACTGGGGCGAGTTCGTCCGCGTCCGAGCACACATGGCGAGCAAACTCCCCAAAGAGCTTCGCAAAAACCAAGTGAAGCTCAAGGACGGTTGGGAGAACTACGAAGACGAAGAAACAGGAGAAGAGAAACGCCGACGACGCTACCGCTACCTCGCGATTCCCGAAGCACGACTGGTAATCGGTACGATGACTGATCCCTACCAGCCGGTCGAACGGAAACATAGAATTATGAGGACAGCACTCGAAATTCTCACGACAGACTCCATGCCACAATTCCAAAAAGTGGGCATCTTCACACGCTCCCCGATCGTCCTAGACGACCTGGAACTCATCCAGAAACTCCCCAAAGCCAGGATTCACTTCACAGTCACGCCCTTCCCTCCAAACGTCCTCAGAGTCATCGAGCCCTACAGCCCGAAGACCTCAAGACGCTGGGACGTCGTACGACGCCTCAAAGAAGCAGGGCTCCGCGTGCACTGCAACATCTCGCCGGTCATCCCCGGACTAAGCGAGGAGTTCATCGAGGAGTTCGCAGAAATGGTCGCAGAGCTGCAAGTCGACGAATATTTCGTGGACCCAATGCAGCCCTACAAAGAGAGCTTCGACAGCTTCCGCAACGCCTGCCAAAGCTTGCCCGGCGTCAACTGGCCTGACATCGAACAGACGATGACAGACAAAGACCGATACCTCGACTGGAAAGCAGACTTCTTCGGACGCTGGAACGAAGAGCGGCAGAAGCACCAACACAAAGCACCGAATCAGCTGCCGATCTGGTGCGACCACGAAAACCACGTCTGGATCAACATGCTCACAATGAAGCAGATGGACCACAAGCACTACGGAGAAGAGGCGAACTAAGTCACGAATCACCACCGGCCCGGAGCTAGCCTCCAGGACCACGTCCCTCGATGGGTGTGCGAGAGGTGTCTACAGGCTTAATGAGAGCGGCGGGCCGGTGGTGAAATTTACGACTGGAGATACAAGATGATCAACGAACACGAACTTGGCGAGCGACTTGGCAACATCATCAAACATGGTGATTGGATCAAGCCCAAGCTCGACCGGCTCCAGCCGTGGGCTCGCAAACTTGTTGCAACCTTCTTCGACCGACACGGTATCGGCTGGCAAGTCAGCAAAGAGAAAGTGAACGAAGCCCTCGTCGTGAAAATCGACGATCCTCGAATCAAGTACATGCTCGTACTGCCACACCAATGCTACGCCGGGCAACAATGTGACCAATTCTACTGGATGATCGGAGATGATCCCAATAATGATGATCACTCAATCCATCCAGACCAAGCCTCGGCCTACCTGATGGCCAGAGAATTTCCAGGAATAAAGATCACCGACGAACGCGGCGACGACGGCTCCTGTATTTCCACCATGGAGATGCCAGAAGGTAACAAAATCGTTATCGCCTTCCCACCAGGGACGTTCTCGGACAAGACCTATGCTCCGAAGGATTCTTAAATTCCTGACAGCTTGGTTCCAGAGCAAGCAAGAGCCGCGAAAACTCTTGTGGCATGAAGTCAAGAGACGAACTACACAGAACGGTGTTCAACTCACACCACAAGAGTTCGCGATCATCGGACAATGCCTTTGTCCAGATTGCGGCAGCAAACTGCTGAAAGGACCAGAAGGAGGTGGCTCAGTCAACGTCTACTGTGCAAACGACAAAGACTGTGGAAGCCGCTACAACCTGATGGGCTGGATCGGAGCAGAACGGATTAATGACAGCCGAGGATCAATGACCCTCGTCGAGACATTTAAGCCTCATCGTACTCCGGCAACCGCTCGGTCGGATGCAGCGAGATCTTGTCACGCTTCGCACCAGTGAGCAGCTCCTGAATACCGTCAAGAATCTCAGCGAGATTCACGATCTTCAGCTCCTCGTTCTTCCACAGAAGACGAGCATTCTCCAGATCAACGATCACACGGAGATTCTTCCGGCCAGCCCCCTTGCCCGACTTCTCCCACGAATCCGTGGTGAAGTCACGGACCTTGAGCTTCGCCGTGATCTCGATATCAGCCCTCGGGTCTGACAGAGGATGGCCGTTCTTCGAGCGGACTTCGACGGTGCACATTTCGGCATGAGGCCGCATACACCGGATGGTTCCCAGATTCACTCTGGTTTCCTTCTCGAATTCCTCGTTGATAGTTCGCTTGATCGCCATCGTTTGATCCTTAGAGACTTGTGATGTCCCTATGTTGCAGCTCCTGGCCCAAAGTTAATTGCCATGTCCTACCTGCAACAATACCTCGGGACCACCATGAGGTATTAGGGTAATAGAATGCCAAGAAAGAATGAGTACAGCCTAAGAGCCGCCGTCATACTATTTTCGCTGATTCCGCACACCGGCAAAGAAAAGTTGCAGGTCTGGCAAGCAGGGAACAGGTGGACTACCAAAGACGGTAAAGTCAAACAAGCTCGAAAACGCTTCAAAACAGAGGGCATCGCAACGCACGAAGCTCACCTCAATGGCAAGAACATAACGGAAGCAGGAACTTCGATCGAATCACCGAACGCCAACACCGCCATCATTGTCGCCAGACACGGTGACTGGAGGCTAATACATAACGAAGAAGAATACAAGATTCTCACCTGGCGTGATCTCGAAGGCGGCGGGACACACCCGGTAGCCAGAAAACACAAAGGCCGCATGGTCTACCTACTACGGAAAATCCAATGATCTACTGCCCCGGCCGATTCATCTTCATCCACATCCCAAGAACAGCAGGCATCTCAATCACACGAGGACTCGCCTCAACCGACGTCTGTGATCTCGCCCTCATCAACACCTGCAACACCCCCGCCGAATTCTGGCGACACGTAACCGCAACAGAAGTCAAACCACTCATTCCGGATTGGGGCGAAATCAAGAAATTCGCCTTCTACAGATCGGATCACGACATCTACGAATCCGACTACCGCCTCCACAAAAGCTGTATCAAAGACATAGACTCCTGGCCAGACGTCTCAATGCTCTCCGACTGGAAGAAAAGCGTGCTCCAGTCCAATGATGAGTCATTCCAACAGTTCATCCAAAGACATTGGGTGCCCTGGCTCGGTCAAGACCGCACCGTCTGGGAACACTGGACGACACACGAATTCGAACGATTCAAGTTCGACGATCTCATAAACGAATGGAATCGTCTCCTCGAATGGCTCGAAATTACCTATGTTCCACTACAGCACTTGAACAGAACGAAATGATCGAAGAAGAAATCCTACAAGGACTCGCCGAAGAACTGTCTGAAAAGCTATTCGACGCCCAATACGGAGACCCCCACCAAGGCGGCCCTCAAGTACGTGTCAAGGGCAATGAGATTAACACGTATTTTGTCAGAATAAAGGATGGTTGCTTCGAAATAATCGAGTACAGCTCACTCAGTTGTGATCACACTGACGGCATACCAATCAGGACAATCCCACTTGAGCATCCAAACTCCCTGACAGCTGTATTTCGTATATTGGACCGAAAATGCGAATTCGGTAGGACTAGACGACGCCAAGCTTTTAGCTTTTGAGGCAGAATCATGGGAAGATCAAAGAACGACGCCGGTCTCGGCGTGCTCATCATGTTGGCATTTTTCATCATCACACCGTTCGTCGTGCTCGGAGTGACCAGATACTTCAAAGGCATCACACTCGAGCAGAACCTTACCGGCAAACTCAAGCAAGCCGCCGACGCCAACGGCATCCCACTCGCCCAAAAGAAACTCACTGAATGTATCGCGTGGATGGAAAAGAACGACCTCACAGAAGGATCGACACACGTCTGGATCAAGACACCAGAATGTGACATCGAATTCTTCTACCAGAACCTCGTCGCCGCCAAGAAAGATCTCGACAACTTCCCGCTAGAACCGGCAGAGAATGCAACACCAGACGAACGGACCAAGCACGATCTCGCCGAATCCAACCAGCTGATCAAACTCCGCGAGACGCTCCTTGATTCAGGAGAGCAAGGCACCCACGTCACCTGCCCGCCAAATCTGGCCGTCTACCCAAGCCAAATGTTCTGGTGGTGGGTCTGGCCGCTTGCGTGTATCTGGACCATCGTGGTAATTATCTTCGGAGCTGTGAATTGGAACTGGAACGTGTAGGAGCCACCATGGATCGTGACGGACAAGCAGTCATAGCCTACCTCGGAGAAGACCGCCAAATCTACCTCCACAGTCCGGGCAAATCAATCTGCGAGTTTCCCGCTCGCATCATGCACTTTGGGCAACGCAAAGTCATCTACATCACAGAAGTGCCAGAAAAGTACGATGGCAAAGGCGTCAAAGCCCCGCCAGGGTACGAAATCGATGGAATCTGAGATCCTCAAAGCGATCGTTGACCTCATCAACACCAGCCCCAATCATAACGCTTGGCTGGACAACCACCCCTCTTCCTGGCTCAACGAAGAGGGAGAAGTCATCGCCGGATTCGGGACCGGCATGCCCTGTATCCATATCACCGGCCCCGTCGTCGATCACTGGCTGCCGGAAGAAATCAAAATCGAAGGTGTCGTCTTGCACATCGGACCACACAAGTTCGACCTGCAAGACCCACAATCAACACAGCAAATCGAGAGGATGTTCGGTTGTGACATGGAAGCCAAACCACAGTTCGACCCAATAGACGCGATCAGTAACATGATCGAAGAGGAGATCTAACATGAAGGTTCCGAAAATTCTGCCGATCGTCGTAATCCTTGTCGGTTTCTTCTCCATCCCCATCGCCATCGAAATAGCCCGTCCAGAATCCAAAGTCCCATGGTGGTACAACGACTCACAAGTCGGCTGGGACCACGACCACCGCAAAACCCCTGTCGGCTATGACGATATCTCACAATATTTCATCAACTCCCACGGAATGCACTACATTCCATGGAAGAAAGACGAAATGTGGTCTTATAGCGGCCTCGCTAGCCGCCGCCACCAATGGATTGGTGATAAACTGCTAGTCCGGACTGTTGACGGAGAAGAAGGCTTCTTCTCCGGTGGCGGCCACGTCCACCCACCACTCACAGAAGATCCGGCAGAATCCGAAAAGACACTCAAGGACTGCCTCGCCGCCAACGACAACGGCAAACTCCCTGAAAAGCCCTTCAAAGAGCACCCGTCTGTTGTAGAAATGATCGAAGCATCAGGAGCCACAGTGAAGCGTGACTAGCCGCGTCATCATCCTAATACGCCGCTCAAGAGCATACTACCTCGATGGCACGCTACAGCTCCCAAACATGGAAGTCGATAACGAAACCGACTTCTGGCGGCAATATCACGAGCGGTCAGCCCGAGCAATCGCCTGGTGGAATGAACTATTCAGAACTCCATTTCTGGAGTTCAAACGCAACCTCGCCAAAGTAGCCACCCGCTACTACGTCCACTCCAATTACGACTGCATTCTGCAGCATCTCGACTACCGCCATCTCACGGCGATAGGGAATCTCCACAACACATGGATTTTCCCTATCGACGAAGATGACTGGCCCCACCCAGACCTACCCAATATTCTCCGCAAAGTCAACACCAAAAAGTTCGACTACATCCTCTGGGACGTCCACCGCATCTGCGTCCTCGGCCGCCAATGCGTCAAAGCCGACGTTGACTACTACGACCAGAACATCATCATCTCCAACTCCTACGCCATTCGACCAGAAGAACGCCATGCCCACATGGCCTACCACGGCCGCATCGACCACATCATGCGGAAAGAAGACACCCGTACCAAGTACATCAAACGCTCCCTCGGCGTCAAAGTCGACAACCCATCAAGCCTCTCACTCCTAGTCCGCTGCGAAGACAAGGAAATGCTCGCAACCATCACCCAACAGTTCATAGATGGACTCGATGGGATCAACGTGCCACCAGTATTTCAAGGTGGATATGATGCACTCAAAGAGGAGATGAGAAAGCTATGACAGACTTCCTCAAAATGAACCGAGACGGCCCATCCGAAGTCCGCATCTGCCCATTCTGCCTCACTCCATACCGCTCCAAGATTCCCACAAGTCCCTGCCCATTCTGCAGCGACAACGAATCATTCGCCAACGGCTATCTCGCCTGTTGGTACGACAACTACGAAGCGATCCAAATAGGGCAAGCAGTACGAAAATAGGACGGGAAGCCTCTCCCTTAACTCACGTCGTGCTTTTGGCGGTCTCGAGGCACCAAAGGCGGCCACGGAACCAAGCCAAACGGAGGCCAAAGGAGAGCCACGGAGAATGAGCAAAACAATCCTACTGATCGACACCGACAAACTGGACCAATTAGTCCAAAAGAACCTCGTCGACCCCGGCAACTTCATACGCGGACTCTCCCAAGCCGAAGCAATCCTCCAAAAAGACGGCACCTGGATACTCCGCGAATGCAACGGAGCCAATGGCCACGGCCCACCACAAACCCCACCGCCCAACCCAACTGATGGCCAATCCTACACAGAAAACGGCGTCACCTGGATCTGGCACCAACACACAAACACCTGGATCACCAAAGGCTCCGGAATCAACTTCCGCTACATCGACAGCGACTGCGACTTCCTCGAAGTCCTCGTCTACCTCGCCAAACACCTCGGTATCGACCTCCAAGACCCACTCGTCAAAGGCCCTATCTGTACATGCCCCACCAAATGCGACTGCCAAGACTACGAACGCGGCCTAGTAAGTAATGAGTGTCCGATCCACAACAATGAACCACAACCATCTCCAGAGTGTCCACAACATGGACTAAGGCTGTTGACATGACCGAAGTCATCCACAGCGTCATAATCCGCAAAAACGGTCAGGAATTCGTCTCTTTAGTCGAAACTACAAATGAAGATGAAGCCTTGCAACTAGCCCTCGCCGAAGCTGAGGGATACGCAGCTGAAGATTGCGAGGTATTGCAAGTTTTATTAGAACCCGGAGCCGCTCTTCCTATCGGGTTCTTCTGGAAGAGGGTAGTATGGCTGGACGACTGGGGGCCAACAGTGGCACCAAGCCAGCATGGATGACAAAGCCCGACCAAAACGGTAACGTTCTAATGGGCTTTAAGGGGCAATCCGTGGTGGATGCGGGATACTTCTACGCCCCGTATATCCCAGTGATGAGGACACCAGTGTTATTTGAAGCACCAACGCACGCCCGCGTGCAACAACGAGCATTCGAACTCTGGCAACACGACGCCAACCGCGTCAAACTCGGCTACAAAGACGCCTTCGAACGCTGTGCCGAATGGTACTGGAACAAAGCTCAAGACGAACTCGTGAGCCCCTTCGCCCGAGCCCTCGCCGACGAAGCCGGAGACGGAATTATCTTCAAGCCTGGTAACGAACCAGCCTACCCATTCGAGTATTGGAGATACAAGAACGACCATGCTTTTGCCAAAGCATGTATTGAAGAAGAGGCGTTAATCATCCACGGGCTAGGGGCTGGCGGCACTCGACGCTTCAACCTCCACCTGGAAAGCGACCTCGAAGAAGCACTCGAATACCTCCGCCAAATCCAACGGGCAACAGAACAGCTCCACGATTGGCCAAACATCAAAAATCCCTGTGCCGAACTTCCCCTCGACGGCCCAGCCAACGAACAAATGACACTTGTTGGCAACAACAAAGCCTGGGCCTCCAACAACAGCTTCGCACCCAACAAGGGCATTCTGACAAGATACGGGAAGAAACTGCTCCAACAAGGAGCACAATACTATTCTAAGGTAAGAATTGGGGAAAGTCATGAACACGAAGGTGATCATTGACGAAGAAGGAGCAAAAGTCTACCGCAACGGAGTGCTAATCAAATCGGGGCCACTCCACCAAATCCGAGACTGGCTGGACCACAAGGACAACGCCAAACACTTCAAACGACGCCGTCGCAATTGGCTCTGTCGCTTGCTTCACCTGTAAAAATAGGGTATGAAGCTACGACGAATCGCTGAATCCGATTACGAAGGGCTCGAAGACGCCGACGAATTCGTGAACATCCACGAGATATACGATGTTCCCGAGCCCCTGGTCGATTTTATCCACGCGGGCTCCGTCTCCGGCGACCTCACTCCCGTCACAAATCCCGAACAGTCCTACTTAGAGGACATTAAAGGATTCGGTCGGTACGTCTTCCCCATCCAAACCGAGTACCGCGAGGATGTCGATAATCTCTTCCAAAATATCGACACCGATTGGGCGAGCGAATTTCAATGGGAATTGCGAGCTGCCATTATCAACGCTGTGCTCGCGAAAGCCGGTCTTGACGTTGACATGGATTGCGACTGGCGTATGATGCTGCGAGTCATCCAATCCGGCTTTGATAAGAGCGATCCACTCGTTTGGGTCGAGTTCCGCTTTCGCTAGAAAGTACGCGACTCCCCTGGATTACTTCTGAATTTCCCATACGCAACGCATCCACCGTTGCTTATGTGTCGGGACTTTTTTGAATATAGTCCCGAGATCCCCGATTCAAAAAGTCCGAAGTGTTTTCGTATACCCATCCCGGACTCCGGACTCGACGGGTCTGAACCCATGGGGCACCAAAGCACGACAATCCGAGCCTAACCCTGCCGCAAAGAGCCCCTAGAGCACCTAACCACAACAAGCACTTCCCGGCGAAACCGCACCTTGCCGCAAAAAGCCCATCGAGCACCTAACCAACCCACACGGAACCATACCGCACCACGACTAGCAATACCTGAAAAGACCCATCGAGTCCCGAACCCCACCGTCACGTTCCACACCGGAGTTGACCATACCCCAGCTAACCGAACCGAGCCGACCCAGAACTAACCAATCCCGTCCGGACTCGACCCTGAAAACCCATAGGGCACCGAAACTTGCCGACACTTGCAATAGCTTACAATGCAGTGCAAAACACTGGCGTACCGAGACTAACCTCGAGAAAGCCCATAGGGCACCAAAACTCAACCGGACGAGCGAATCCTGGCCGAACACAGCCTGGCCGGTAAAAAGCCCATCGGGCTCCCTGCCGTCACTCGACTGGCTCCAACCTAGCCCCTCCGAACCGGACCGACCCCGCCTGGAGAATCAAGCCCCTGCAACACACCAGGAGCAAACTGCATCGGATCCCTCACCAAACCCAATACGTGATCAAGAAAATCCGGATCCCCCACCTCAAAGAAATGCGGCCTCAAATCCAACTCACAACCGCCCTTCCCATTCTCCTGAACCCCAGAAATAATCGCCACAAAATCCCCACCCATAAACTGCAACCGAATCGTCACCGGAAACTTATACCGCCGCACCACCTCCAACGCACCCTGATTATGAAACGACGGACATGTCACACTGAACCCATGTGACTTCAACAGACCAGCCACCCCATCCAGGATAGCCACCTGCTCCAACCCCAAATCCTCATCCCACCTAGGAAACTTCAGACCCGGTCCCTTCATCCAAAAACTCCTCCCTCATAGCCTCAGGCACCGCCAAAAACTCCAGAATCTTCTCAAACGAATCAGGATCAGCAGGATCAACATACAAATGCCCATGCTCCCGTCCCGACGTCGAATTCCGCTCAACCCACACATTCCCATTCTCAACATCATGCTGAATCACAGCACCCACATTAAACGTCACACACTCCATCAAGTACCCATCCGGATACAACACCTCCACCGCAGGCCCATGATTCACCTCCCGATCCGGCACCCAACGCCCACTAAAATAATCACCATCCCTATGCTCCATGAGCTTATCCGTATACTGCACAATCGGCAGATGAGGCTGCAAATACTCAGCCACAGCCTTCAAAATAATACTCATGACAACAACCACTTCAACAACTTCGGCAGAACAAAACCAACCACCGCACCCAACACCATGAAGAAAATCAACCGCCGAGCCGCACGATGATTCACCCGATCCACAATATGTTCCATCGTCCTCGCCAACTCCTCCCGCGAAATCTCCTGCGTCACCAACAAATACTCCAACTGCACATCCGACACCTCCCCATTCAGGCACCGAATCGCCAATCGAACCACCTCAGGCCGAAATTTCTTGTCCATAGAACACCGAGCGATAACTTACCATACCGACCACACTCCAGCCGGACCCCACAGGCCCATAGAGCACCTGACCGTTCCTAACAAAACCTTACCGCTCCCGTCCTTGCCCCACCTGAGCCCACCTTGCCTTTGACTCACTTATTCCTCTTACTCATCACAAACTCATACACCGCCTGCAACGACCCAGGATCACACATATCAAACGACCGATCCCCAACCTGCACATTATCAGGCAACCGATCCCCACCACGACCAACATCACCCGGATCATACTCACTCACCTCACACGTCACCTCCGTCACACCAGTAAAAGCAATCACAATCCGCTTCCGACGACGCGGCACATCAATATACGACCCATACAACGTCGCCTGAACCACCCCACGCTCCATGAGATACTCATGAATACACTTCAACAAAATCGAATCCTTAGCCATCACAACCACCGCAACGTCAAAACCTTACGACGAACCAACTCCAACGCATCCGGAACCGCCAAATCCACCACATCACACTCCGTATCAATCGTCTGAGCATACGGATTCGGATAACGCCCCCGACAAATCTCACACCTGCACACATTCGCCGCCACACCATAATCAAAACTCGAATTCGCCGCATGAGCCACCTGCTCAAAATCCTTCGTGCGAAAATGACGAACCACCGCCCTAGGCACATCGTCCAACTGCACATACACCTCCACATACCGCCTCGGCCGCATACAACTCACCCAACCAGCATCATCCTTCACCGACAACGGCACATCCCCCTCCACCGCCAAAGACGACCACCCAAAATGCAACACTGAATGAAGACGAAACCGCTCATCCGCCTCCCACAGAAAATCATGAATCCCCAAAGCAACCTCTTGCTCGAGGTTGGCCGGAGCCCTCACCTGCCCGATCCTACTCATAAGCCCAAACTCCGATATAACGTATCTGGAAAATCCGGGTCCGCGTAGGGAAACGAATTAGTACAGATATCAATGATGTAAAGACTACACTTATCGGCATAGAACAAAATCTGCCGATTAAGAGACTGGACTTTGAGCCGGGGATCATCAACCGGCTCCGCCCATTCGATCGTAGCGTAGAGCTGATTCGGTGCATAGACCGACGCTGGAAGAAAACAACGGACCCCGTGGTACCTCCGCTCAAGGCGGGCAACAACTTCCTTGGCTAGATCATCAATCCACGTTTCCATGTTTGTGAAATACCTGGGTCTCGCATGCGGGAATGTGTGTCGAAATCCTAGTACGGAGGACCCCCGGAGGACCCAGGAATAATTCCTCTATAGGGTCCCACACGCGGAAAATATTTCTTCCGCCAGAGAGCAACCCGACCAGTACCCCGGTATATTCCATCCCCCCTCACCAATACTTAGGTGTTGCAAGGGGAATCCCCCCGTTAAATCCGGGTGGCGGATTTAACGAAACCCCCGCGACCGGCAACACCGCCGGTCGCGGGGGGACTCGCAGGTGCGACTAGTCGTCGCTGTCGTCGGCGTCCCCGCCCTTCGCGGCCTTCTTGGCGGCGATCTCGGCGGCGATCGTGTCCTGTGCGGTCTTCAGGTGCGTCGCGGCGGTCTCCGCGTCGACGCCGGACGCGTCCTGCACGAGCTTGCTGGCGGAGCGGCGGAGCTGCATGCCGACCAGCGTGCGGGCTTCGTCCTCGGTGTTGGCCATCACGGTGTCGGCGGCGGTCTGCGTCGCACGGACGATGGCGGCGAGAAGGGCGGCGAGTTGCTTCTTGTTCATGTCGTGTCTCCTGCGAGAGTTGGGGTTTCGGGGGGCGGCTGTCGCCCCCTCACAATCGGGTGTTGCCGGACGTGTCACCGCGTTAATTCCGGACGCTGCGTCGGTCGCGGCCTGCGTCGGGGTGTTCCGAGTGAGACCAACGAGGGCGGCGACTAGGAGGAGCGTCGGGAGTGTGGCGGAGTTCGGCATACGGCGGTGTTACGAAAGGGGGCGGCTGGGTTAAACGTCGCCCCCGCGACTCCCAGCCGCCCCCGCAGGAGAACAAGGAACACGCACGCGTTTGCGGGGGCGACCGCGTGCGTTAAATGCGGTCAGGACCAGCGGTCGGCGTCGGTCGCACCGACGAGGTAGTCGGGGTTCTCGGAGAGAACCTCACGCGTCCGAGCCGCGTTCGGGTAGTCCACGCCGTAGTTGTCGGCACAGGTCTTGCCGCAACCGGCGATCTTCGATTGGACCTGCTCCAGCTTCGCGTTGCAGTAGCAGCAGTGGCCGGACTGACGCCCGATCTCGGAGATTACGCGGGCTGGGTCGGCTGCAACACGCTGCAGAATCTCGACGACCGAGGTCCCCGCGACGGACGATCGCGGCTCGAACACGTCCCCGCCGATGTAGCCGTAGAACGCACCTTCGCCGAATCGGGTGGATTGGCTGACGCCGACCGTTCCCGGTCGCTTGCCGCCTGTGTTGAGCTTGAGAACGACCGTCTGTTCGTTCGGCTCGTCACCGACCGTGAGGACGATCACGGGACGCTTGAGCGTCTGCGTGGCCGTCTGCATGTGCAGCAGGATCGACTGCATGCCGGGCACGTTCGTGCACGCGTCGCGATTTCCTGCTTGGAAACGCTCTGGGTGGTCCACCTTGGCGACGTAGAACGCGGCCCAACTCTCGTGGTACGGCTTCCACGAGCCGTAACGCTGGAAGCCAGCGACCAAGCGTGTGGGGTGGTCGCCCACGATTTCCTGCTTGGAAATGAGGGCACGCAGGCGGTCGTACAACGCCCGCTGGTTTGGGTGATTGCTCTCGAACGTGCACTCGCCGTGTCGCGAGTTGATGGTGAATTGTGGCATCCTCGTACTCCTGCGATTTCCTGCCGGGAAAGGGGGGTGAATGGGATTCGGGGGAATCCCGCCTAGGTCCCTGTTGCGAGGGGAATCCCCCCGTTAATCGAGCCAGCCGAATCTGCTGTCGAACATGAAGACGCCGATGGTGACGCTCTGCTCGTCCGACTTGACGTCGAGTTCGTCGACGGTCTCATTCGGTCCGGGGTTTCCGTCCTCGTCGGTGCTGGTAACAGCGTCTTTGCTGCACTGGATGGAGAGGGTGACCGGCAGGTCCGGTCCGGCGAGCAGCTGTCGTGCGAGATCGTGTGCTTTCATGGTGACCGTGTGTTGCAAAAGAGAGGAGCGGAGAAAATGAAGCCCCTCCCCGCCCCTTGCGGGGCGGTTCGGGGCGTTCGGGTGCGACTAGCTCTCGTCGCTGTCGTCGCCGCTCTCGTCGGTCTTCGCGGCTTTCGCCTTGACCGGCGGCTCCTCGATGATGACGTCCTCGACCTCGACGCCCGCTGCGTCGGCGATCAGGCCCTTGTGTGCCCGGCGGAGTCGCAAGGCGAGCAGGGTGCGGGCCTCGTCCTCGGTGATGGGCGGCTCGCTGTCGGTCGCGTTGCCGTTGATCGTGGCGGCGACCGAGAGCACCATGGTCTGGACGAGGAAGGCGAGCTGCTTCTTGTTCATGTCGTGTTCTCCCGAACGAGTCGTGTGGGGCGTGGCGGAAGTCGCCTCCCCGATACCCACCTGTTGCCGACCGACAGACGGCGTAAAATCCGGGGGATTCAGACCGGCAGGAGAGCCGAGACGCGTCAAGACGCGTCGGAATTGACCGGGGTTCGCCACTTGGCAACAGCTGTTTTGCGGGTCGGCGGCTCGTCACCGAGCATCGCGACAACCTCGCCGACCAGTTGATCCCGGTTGTTCAGCCCGATGGAGAAGTGAAGATGGGCGATCTGCTTCACACCCGGCTTGATTTCACGAGTGACGGCGACGTGCAACACCTCGCTGTTGTGAGGGCGATCGAGCATCGCGGCGGTCTCTGACGCGTCCACCTCGAGCATCGGGTGGTTCGGACTCAGGACGAGTTCCAGGGTGTCCGGCACGGTTTGCTCGTTCCACTTGGGCGTGGTGCGGGCGACCGGATCGCTGATTCGGGCTTTGCGGTACAGTGAGAGTTTCATGGTCCCTGGTCCTGTGCTGAGTGTTCCTAAGAAAAGCGGCCCGCCCTCAGCCGTTGCGAGAGCGGGCCGCGTGTGCCCGTTCGTCCGGGGCGTCACTCCCGGCTTAACGACGCGTCGAGCTAGCCGTACCCAGAATGCTTCTGCAGGACGATGCCTACCGGACCGGCGAGCTTCACGAGCCGCGTCCGTAATCTGGGCGATCCCGCTCTTTGCCACGGAAGCTGTCGGGACGGGCAGCCCGTCCAGCCGACGTAGGCGGCGATCGCGATGATGAGAATGAGTCCGTACACGTCTGCGATTTCCTCACTGGAAAGCGTGGGATGGTGAATGGCGGGGCATCACCGCCGACTGGCTTGGGTCGTGTTCGATGCCGCCAGCTAGCGTGTGTCGCGGCGGGACGCCCCGCATGCTCGTGTGTGGCCTAACGCTTCATCGTGTGTCCTCCAATGCGTGTGACTCGCGATTTCCTCACTGGAAAGCGGGGCGACCAATGGCGATCGTGGCTTGTGTTACCCTCGGCCACCAGCCGCCCCTTGCCCCCATATGTTGCGAGCCGGGGTGGGCGGTTAAATCCGACCGCCCATGCCCCCGATTTCCGCACAGGAAACCCTAGAAGGGTACCTCGTCGTCCCACAGGACGCCACCGGAGCAGAGCGTGTCGCCGTCCTCGTCGACGAGGATCGTCCCGGCCGTCTCGTCGTCGTGGTGCCGCTCACTGACGATCCGGCAGAGCGTCTCATCTTCCGGCTGGCACCAGTCCGGATCGAACGCGTCCTCGAACAACTCTGGATCGAGGGGAGCCAGCTCGTCGGGGAAGGCGGACGCCATTTCGCGTCCGAACGCGTCGTAGCAGTGTTCGTGCATCAGTGATCCCCCATAGTTGACCGTTTTACCGGTCGCGGGCTTGTCGCAATAGGGGCAGTCGGGAGTCACTGTCTCCGGTCTGCCGTTTTCGTCCGTCCTTGTCGCAAGTGCTGTCATGCCGAAAGTCTCCTGTGCCGTGTTGGCGGGGCCAATTCCCCGCATAGTCTTGTTACGGCAATCCCCCACCCCGTTAAACACGGAGCGGGGGATTCCTAAGACAGTGCCGGGCACCCTTGCGGGTGCCCGGCATCGGCTGCTGCGACTAGCCGCTGTAGTCACTTCCGGTCATGTTCGCCTTGACCTTCGCGTCGATGTGGAAGTCGGCGAAGTCCTCGAACTTCTCCCGCGTCCCTTCCATGTCGTACTCGGCCGAGATGAGCGTCCCGACCCACGCGTTCAGCATGCGAGCCGACGTCGGCTCCGAGTAGTGGGTGGCGACCTCGGTCGCGAAGTTGATGGCATCGTAGACCGTGCACCGGACCGGGAGCGTCCGCTGACGCTTGATGCTGAGAGCATCGAGGTTCGCCAGTCCGTACAGGTGGTTGGTGTCGCCGGTCATCCGGTGGAACGCGGAGACGATCGGGGAGCCGATCCCCGCCGACTCGTCGTCCAAGTCGGTCTGCGAGACGCCCGCATTCCGGGAATCCTGCAGCCACTCGGTGATGCGGTTGCCGCGAGCCAGCTGCTTGTCGACGCCGATCAGCCCCTTGTTGTTGTGGAGCTTGATGATCAGCTTGTACAGCTGCGTGGACTCGTTGACGCTGCACCACGACTCGGTGGCCGACTCCATTCGCTGCCGGAGAGCCGCGAAGCCCTCGTCGTTGCCGAATCCGTCGAGGGCACGCGTGATCGTCGGCATCACGTCGTCCGCACCCTTCCCCAGATTCAGGGACGAGCGGAACGCCTTGGCGTAGCCGATCATGCCGTTCGCACAGATTTGGCGGAGCAGCGAGAGGTAGAAGTTCGGCGTGCCGTAACCGTCGATCGGCGTGGCCATGACGAACCGGTTCGAGAACGTGTCACCGCAAATGTCGAAGTTCGCGGCTCCGACTCGCGGGGCGTGCGTCGAGTAGACCTCGCCGTTGGCGTAGTCGATCGACTGGCCGTTGTACCGATCGAGCGACTCCATCAACTCGTCGTGCTGCACGATCGGCTTGGTGGGATTGCTGACGGCCATCAGCGTGCTCGTCAGCTTGCCGTTCTCGTCGGTCCGCCGCTCGATGCAGAGCCGCATCCGGTCGGCCTGCTCCACGTTCGAAATCCGCTCGAACGTCTCGGCGTGGGTGAAGTACTTGAAGAACGCCTTGTTGAACCCGTAGCGGGCGAACAGGGACGTCCAGAAGCGATCGGACGGCTCGAGCGGCTCATCCTTCACGATGACGCTCTTCACGATCGGCCGACCGCTCTTCGGATCGCTCTCCGACTCCACGACCAGATCGTTGATCGGCAGGAAGTCGTAGTCGAACCGGACGGAACTGGGTGTCGCAGCAACCATGTCTCGTATCTCCAAAAAAGTGGGTGGAAGTGTCACCGGGGCCAATCCCCGATACTCCCCTGTTGCCAGTCCGCAGACCGGGTAAAATCCGGGGGATTGGTCGCTGGAGACCCTCCCCCATACCCTCTCCTATCTTCAAATACGTCGAGATCGACGAGAGAGGGTATGGGGGAGGGGCGAGCCGCCGAATTCGACAGTGACGGCTCGCCCCCAGCACAGGAAGCTCTAGAACCGGACGCGTCGCGGACGACCCGCCTTCGCACGATCAGTGACGAATTTCGGCATCGTCACTTCCGTCGTCGCAATGGCGACTCTCGCCCGATTGTTGATCTCCTGCAGATGCGGATTCACGGTCAACGACCGCCACTCGTCATTCTGCCAGAGATACTGCTGCTCCGGCATCGCAGTCCGAATCATCGGCCACTTCGTCGCCTTCGACTGGACCACCTGCTTGAACGGCAGAGTCGGGAACTGTCGGAACACCCGACCGGCCATCTGCATCGTCGGACCCTTGCTGGAATCCCGGACCCACACCGTCTTGAGGCTAGGATCATCGAAACCCTCGGTCAGCACCATGCAGTTGATCAGCTTGTCCGTCTCACCATTGAGATAAGCCGCCAGCTGCCGCTCCCGGTCACTGTCACCATCCACAATCGGATCGAACGTAGCCATCGCGATCGAATCCCGATCACGGCAAGCCCGCTGATACCGCTCGAAATAGCCGCGACGGATCAAAGCATCCCGCAGCAACTGGCACTCATCCTTCGTGAGGAAGTAGAAGATCGAGCGTCCCCACTTCTCCGGATCGGAGCAGTAGAAATCCGCGACCGTCTCCGCATTCCACTTCGGCAGCGAATAGTGGTGATAACGGGACAGGTAGCCGTCCTGAATCAGCTGGTGAATCCCCGCATCCTTCACGACGCGATCGAAGCACAGCTTCACCCGGTCTTGGCGGAAGGGAGTCGCGGTGAGTCCGAGGATCAGATTCGGCTCGATGATGTTGTGCAGGTGAGCCATCGAGTTCGCAGCGTCGTGCTGAGCCTCATCGACGACCATCAGAATCGGCTTGCCGTCCTGACGGGCTTGGACGAGATTCTCGGGATTCTTCTCGAACATCGACGTGAACTGGATGCCCGGAATCTTGATGCCGAGCGTATCGTTGGCACGAGCCGCCTGACGGAGCAGATCGCGTCGCATCGCGACCCAACCGATCGTCAAATCCGGCATCTGGCTCTTGAGAAGAGCACACGTGACGAAGCCCATCACCGTCTTTCCGCTGCCGGTGGGACTCTCGATCATCACCGAACGGCACGCCTCAAGCACGGTGCCGTCCCCCTGCATGTACTCGCCACGAAACATGTCGTTGACTTTCGTGCAGATCGTTGTCTGGTATGGTCGCGGTTCGATCTTCGTCCCCGCGATCACTGCTGAGATTCGCTTGCTCATGATAACTCCTGTGCTGTCGAGATTTGTCCGAGGGGCTGTCGTCCCCTACACTCTCCTGTTACGAGCAGCGAATCCGGGTTAATGCTGACCCTCAAATACGCCGCAGGCCGAAGGGGATTCCCAGAATCCCCTCCGACCGTTAACGTCACTTCCACGCCCAATTGAAATCCTTCCGGTGATCCATCACCTTCGCAAACAGATCGGTCAGCTTCCCGGCGTACGCCTCATCGTGGACATCAAATCCCAGACCGTGAGCGAACTCGTGAACCGCCACCGACAGGATTCGATTCCGCTCGGTCAGCTGGAATCGCCGCTTCCACGACCGGCTGTTCGAATTCTGCTGCTCCACCAGACTCGCCGGAGCGATCAAATAGGTCCGCCCAAACCGTCCATCCTCGAACTGAGCTTCATCCTCTTCCGAGAACAGGAAGCCAATCGCGAAATCCGCGTCGTGGTCGAACGTTCGGTGCAGCTGCAGCATCACCCGTCCCCAAATCCGGGCCAGCTTCTGGCTGTAGCTGGAGAAGTCCGGCTCGTCCGGCCGATAGTAGGTGGGAATCACCAGATCGGTTTCGTTCTTGATCACGAATTCCTCGCTCACCGCAACCCGAACCTCCTCGACGGGAGCCATCGGAGCGTAGGCTGCCGCCTTCTGTCGCGGACGATCCACGTGTTCCTCGTGGTACTCGGTGGTACCGGTCTGTTCCTCGTGGTCCTCGACCAGATCGATCAGGACCGACTCGTCCTCGACCGGCTCCGGCTTCTCAATCTGGAGGATTGCCGACGTCTTGACCTCTCGAGCCGAGCGATGGCAGAGCCGCGAGCCGTCATAGTGGCGGTAACGCTCCTGACGGGGCTTGAGAGCCGATCGCTTGTCGACGGACAACTCGGTGACGAATGTGTCCAATTCCTGCCGCTTCGACCACTTCAAGCCGTCCCGGTTCGACTGGAGGCATTCCAGGGAGTCTTCGCTCAACTCGACCACGACGCATCGGTCCAACCCGCAGTCGCGGATGAACATCGGCTGTCCGTTGATCCGGACGACCATCTTGTACTTGGTCGACTTGTTGGTGTAGACGGTGCCGAATCCGAGATCGCGTCGCGGCGATCCCTTCCGCATGTCCGCCTTGTGGGATTCGCCGTTCCAGTAGAATGTCCCGGACCATTGGCCGTAGAGGACGAACTGGTCGAAAGCCCGCTTGAGAGCCACTTCGTGCTCGCCGTCAATGACGATTGTGGACGACGTCCCGCGAGTGTAGCCGTTGTCGACGAGATCGTAGTCGCCGCCGCGTCCCTTGACGCACAGCTCGCCGGAGTGAATCTCATAGGATTCGTGGCAGAAGTAGAGGATCTCTTTGGCTTTGCCGAATCCGCCGGTGTTCCCTTCCCGCTCGTCCTTGCCGGACGATCCGAGGGAGAGCAGCTTGCCGATCAGGACCTCTTCGGTCATTGGCGAGCCGTCATTGGTGACGGTGACGATCGTCTGGCCGTTCTCGATGGCGACGGTCCATTGGATGGTGCGTGAGTCGCAGTCCATGCCGTTCTGGTTGAACTCGCGGACGATCGCCCAATGCCAGTCGTTGTAGTCGTTCTTGGCTTTGGCGAAGAATTCGGGGCCGATGCTGATTTGCGGCATGTTGGGCGTCCTGTGCTGGAGGAAAGAATGGGGCTGTCGTCCCCGATACTCTCCTGTTGCGAATCCCCCTTAGCCGGTAAATCTGGGGTACCTGATACGCGAACGGCCCGCCAGATTTCTCTGACGGGCCGTCGCTGTTCGCACTGGTCTGCGGCGAATCAGACCTTCACGTACTGCACGCAACCGGAGCCGATCGCCTCGCAGACTTGCCGCATCTTCCCGGCGTTCTTCCCGGCGATCAGGGCGAGCCGCTGGAGCACTCCCGGACGGTAGGACCGCTTCACTTCCGCGTCGAGCAGAGCGTCGGCCTCTTCGTCGTTGATGGTGCCGGTCTCGGTCAACTCAGCCATCGCGGCTTCGATGTGCTTGCCGAGAATGTCCATCACGCCGTCCTTCGACAGAACGGAGCGGTCGAAACCGAAGACCGTCTCTTCGTAGACCAGCTCGTTCGCACCGTCCTCGCCGAGCAGCTGCGTGAGAGCAGCCAGCGAGTCGTCTTTCACGCCGTATTGGTTTCGCTCCTGAACCACGAAGGTGACGTTCTCACCCTCGCTGTTCTGGACCTTCATCGGCGTCTCCGGGAACACGCCGCTGTCGGCGTACTGCTGGTAGAACGAGTCCTTCGCGAAGTTGAGAACGACCGTCTTGTGGACGCCCATCTTGGCGTTGATCGCCTTCACCTGAGCGTTCAACTCGGTCAACTCGTGCACGGACTTCGCCACCTTGTCGGCATCCGGATTACCGACCGCCCACAACGTCTGCTTCTTCGCGGGTTTCGTCGACGCCGACTTCTCCGCCTTCTTCGCCGCAGCTTTCGCAAACACGCTCATGAGAGCACCTCCAAAAGGGAACATAGCTGTCGCTCGCGGCTCACACCGAGCCGCTTCCCCCGCGTGTTGCGAGACCGGACCTGCCGTAAAATCCGGGGTACCGACCGGCTGCCGCGACCATCCGGGAAAGACGAACGCGTGCGATTGCCGTACCGGGAACCCCCGTTAAATCGGCTCGTCCCAATCCCTCACAGGACCGGTGGTTGGCTTGGTTGCCGCTTCACACTCTGAAATACGGCACGCCATCACCCCTGATTCCTTCCGGACGGTATTCCCACTCCCCTGCTCCAGAGCCACAACAAGATCACCCACAGTCCTACAACCGGGGTTCGCCTCCTTGAGCTTCTCGAGCACCTCATCATCATCGTAGAAATCGTCCATGTCCGCCTGAATGCTCACCACCTGCTCACCGCGTCTCACACGGATTTCAGGATGGTACGCAACAACCTTGCGACCTAGCTTTTCCATTTACCAGACTCCCATATCCTGCAACAAAAAGGAGGAATCCCCATTCACGTATTTGAGGAACTGACAACATGCAACTGAAAGTCGAAAGCACCCGGTACATCTTTCCGCCACGGCCACAATCCGCGATGCCGTTCAACGACGTCGTATTCTTCACGGAAGTAGGCTGGGGCTGGCAGTACAAAGTCAACGACAGCCGATGCGAGATCAAGTATCTACCAGATGGCAGCGTCGAACTCTGGAACCGACACGCCGAACGATTCCGATCCTACCACTGCCCAGACTGGCTCGAAGACCAACTCCTCGCAGTCCGCGACCAACTCGGTCTCAGCAGTTCCGAGTACCACCTGCTCGACGGCGGACTCTACGACCAGAAACACGCCGCGATCAAAGACACCATCGTGATCTGGGACATTCTGGTGCGAGACGGAATGCACCTGCTCGGCACCACCTACAAAGAACGATTCGACAGCATCGCCACCGGCACCACACCCTACAACTTCAGCCACGAAACCTACGAACACCCCATCCAATTCGGACTCTGCTACGAGGACACCCCCAACGTCTTCCACCTTGAATGGAACCCCTGCGGCGACCCACGCTCTTGTTGGGACATGGTACACGTCATCAACAAGCCATTCGACGCCAACAGCCCGCTGATCGAAGGAATGGTCTTCAAAGACCCAGACGGACGCCTCGAAATGGGCATGAGCGAAAAGAACAACGAAAGTTGGCTCTGCCGGACCAGAGTCAAGACCGGACGTCACCCATTCTAACGGAGAACCTCACCACAACCGGGGAACAATCCCCAAACCGAACAGGAGGACAACATGTCCCACACCGCAGAAACAGCCCGCAAAACCGCCAAGAAATCCTGGGCACGGGCAAACCGCCTCGCCGAACTCACCGGCCACGAAAAATCCGCCGACTGCCGCACCTACCTCGCGAGCCTGAACGGCACGAGCAATAAGGAGATCCTCGACACCAGCAAAGACGCTCGGACCCGAGACATCCGAGAACTCATGGAAGGATTCACCACCTGGTACGAAGGCGGCGGCAGGTCCCTCCACGCCGGAGGCAAAGGCCAAACCCGCCGGAGCAAGGGCGACACATCCCGCCCACCCAGAGCCGGAGCACCAAATCCCCGTAACGGAACCGCCAAGCGACAATCCAGGGGACATGCCCACATCACCGCCGAGCCAATCTACCAGCTTCGCAAAATCCAGAAGCAACACGACCTCAGCATCGAAGACCTCGCCCACTGCGTCGAAGTCCTAGGACGCATCGTAGAAAGCCCCCTCAACGTCGACCAATTCCTCCGAGACGTCAAAGCGGACCGCAAAGCCTCCGCCTCCATCTAAGACGTCCTCATTTCGGCAGAGACGCCCACGGTCGCCAATGGTGCCCGTGGGCGTTCTCATAGGTGCGATTTCCTCTCAGGAAAGCCCATCGGGCACCAAACCCAACCTAACCACACCTAAACGAACCCTCCGAACCTGTCCACGTACAACGCGGACCCCTGCGATTTCCTCACAGGAAACCCAGGCCCATCGGACCCCCTACCGAACCGCCCGGAACTGGACTCACCGGACTACGCTCTAGCCGGAACGATCCCTACCGCTCAAACGCGTACTCGTACGCACAGGACCACGGGCAAACGGGCAGCCGCGATTTCCTCCCAGGAAACCCGTAAGGTCCCAATACCGACCGAGGCTTCACTTGACACACCCTGGCGAACCTGTAAACGCCCACGATTTCCTCGGAGGAAACCACAATACGCTCCTGTTGCCAAAAGGCCCCACGAGTTAAGTCCTAACGTGCGAAGAACATACCTCTCCGAGCTTCTCCTTTGGCTTCCCTTGGCCTCTCGCGTGCGGCGGCTCAAAGTCCGGGGGAGAGCTTTCGGCTTCACTCGGGGCAAAGGAGGTGTCTTTCTGTGGTTCTTTTTGGGTTTTGGTGCTGTTTGCACTGCGAGGACTTATTTACTTTTTGGGCAGGGGTTATTTGTGAAGATGTCGCCTTCCCATTCGATGAGGATTTGGTGGAGTCTGCCGTTTGGGTGGTTGTTGGTGGCGACGATGGTGAGTTGGGCTGGTTTTCCGTTTGCTAGGGCTGTTGTTCCTTGGTCGGTGCAGTAGATGCTGAGTTGGTGTTTTTGTGGGGGTTGCCCGGTTTCGTCTATTCCGTCTTTTTGGTTGAGGATTTGGGTGATTTTGTTGATGGTTTCTTGGTGGTTGAGTGGTTGGAGTTTTTGGCCTTCTGTGCTGAGGGCGAGCCAGATTTGGTGGGCTGTTTGGGCGTTGTGTTTGATTGTGGCGAGTCGGTTTTTGAGTTGGTTGGTGTGGGATTCTGTGTAGCCGCCGTGTTTGATGATTTGGTGGAGTTCGTCGGTGTTGCGTTCTTCGATGATGGTGGTGTGGTCGAGGATGCAGTCGGCTCTTTGTTGGGCGAGTTGTGCTGTTGGGTAGATTGCGTGGTTTGGGAAGTCGGGGTGGCTTTGGATTCTTGGGTGTGAGTGGGCGATGGTCCAGGTGTAGTTTGGTTCGTTTTGTTCGTCCCATTCGTCGTTGTAGTCGGCGAGGACTGTGTGGGCGGTTTCGTTTGTTGTCATTCTAGGTCGATTCCTTCTTCGGTGGTTTTGATGAATGGGCCGTGGTCGGTTTCTGCGAGTGTCCAGCCGAGTTTGGTGTAGTATTCGATGATGTTGTTGACGTTGTCTGGTGGTAGGTCTTCTCTGCGGTTGTCTTGGGTGTCGGTTTCGCAGGTTAGGCCGAATCTTTTGTGGACGTGGTCCCATGTGACTGTTTTGACGTTGAATTCGTCGTCTGCGTAGCCTTCTTCGTTATATGTGAGGGTGATTGTGAGTCCGACGAATGGGGGGAATGGGAGTTCGATTTGTTTGGTGAAGAAGAAGCATGTTGCTTCGCCAGGGTTGATGAGGTTGACTTGGCAGAGTAGGTTGACTTGGTGGGTTGTCATGGTGCTCCTGCGGCGTAGATGATTTTGAGGCATTGTTCGCAGATGCGGACTTGTTGGCGGTGTCCGCTGAGTTGCCAGATGGGTGTTTCTGGTGGGGCGTGGATGGTTTGGGTGCAGAAGTTGCAGCTGCCGTACTGGTCTTTTGTGCCTTTGGTGAAAGAAGTTTGGCCGAGGCTGTTGGTATTGCCGCATGTTGGTCGGTTTTGGGTCATTGTTTTTACCAGTTGTAGGGTGGGCCGTTTTTGGGGCGTGGCCAGAGGACGGCGATGATGAGTGGTGGTGCGAGGGTGATGAAGATGGCGAGTCCTGGTGTCATAGGTAGAGTCCTAGGTGTTGTTCGATTTTGTCGATGGCGTTTGGTTCTTGGAGGTCGATGAAGGTGTTTGTGCTGTCTGGGGTTTCGCCGTAGCCGATTAGGCGGATTTTGGTGTCTTCTGAGTGGTGGATGGCGATTGTGTTGGCTGTGGTGCCGGGGCGTTGGACTGTGAATGGTCCGATAACGCCGATGCCTGCGATTTCGTAGCCGAGTTCCGATATGTGGTGTCGGAGTGCTTCGAAGAGTTCGTCCAATTCGGATGCCCTTTGTCCGAAGGTTACTTGAGTTTGATGCGATGCCAGCCGCTGAGGACCTGATGGCAGAAGTCGTCGATAACATCGAAGAACTGTGGGTCTTCGGGACGAGCGATTGAGTGCACGATCCAGGTCTTCGGCTTGTCCGGATTTGGCTTCATCAAGTTGAGTTCCGGGCCTTGGTCTTTGTACCGGATCAGCCCGCGATTGCCGCATTTGACGCGGATGCAATCGGTGGTGCCGTCGTCGTTCAAGTTCTCAAATACGCCGCCAGCTGGAATTATGTCGGTGTCTCGAATGTGCTCCGCAGTGATGGCGAGTATGTCGATGGGCTTGGTGGCGACGACTTGGACCTCTTTTGCTTGGTCTTCGGGCACGCCGCAGTCGATGAGTGCTTGGATGAGTTCGGGGCGTCGGAGGACGTCGTCGAAGATGGAGAGATCGGCATCAGCCGGTAGGGTGATTTTGAGCATATTGCAGACCAGAGTTCCTCTCCAGACGAATTTCTTGCATCTACACCATCGGTGAAAACATTGGCTTTCGTCTTTTGCGTGGCAGTGAAGGTCGTGACCGCATACAACACAAAAGTGCGTGTTGAGTGGTGGTTCGTTGTAGTATGAATCGGGATGTGGTTGTAGTTCAGTTGATGGTGGTGGCGGTTGTCCTTTGGCTTTTGCTCGTAAGACTTCGGCCCGATTGTGTGTTCGTAGGTGTTGGTACTCTTTGGCTCCCGATTTTTCGATATATTCTTTTGTGTGGCCAAACCAACGTCTTTTGCGTTTAGGGACATAGGCGTTTGGGTCGATCACAACATCCTCTGGAGGTATTCGATGGCGTCTTCGATGCACGTTGGGGATTCGAGTTCGCAGACGTAGGCGGGTTGGCCGCCGCGTAGTGTAAGAATTGGGATAACCCAGAGCTTGAGCTTGTCGCTGTCTGAGCCTTTGTTGAGGTCGATTTCGACGAGTTCTTGGCAGCCGCGATACAGCTTGGCCCAAGAGGACGTGCCATGTTTGGCGGTGAGTCCGACCTCTTGGGCGATTTCTTCGGCG